TCGAGTTTTATATTTGAGTTTTACATTCGAGTTTTATATTTGAGTTTTACATTCGAGTTTTATATTTGAGTTTTACATTCGAGTTTTATATTTGAGTTTTACATTCGAGTTTTATATTTGAGTTTTACATTCGAGTTTTATATTTGAGTTTTATAAAAATAATATTTGTAAAATTATATAGATAGAGAGATTGAGAGATATTGGAAATAAAATCGATCGATATTTAAAATAAGAAAATGAAAATTAGAGAGTATAGTCGAAGAAAAAATAGATATAGAACAATACCAAATCGTTATATTCCCCAGCACTTGTCAAGTAAAGATAAACAGCTTCAATTAAAAATGTTGAAAAGATCGAGACGAATGTATAAAAATAAAAAATATTTTACCAGGAAAAAAGTGGCATCCTTTAAAAATAAAAAATCGTCTCACATTCAAAATGCAGAACGAATATACGGTGTAAAAAATGTAATTCCAAGCAAAGAACTTGCACGAAAAACCGGGTGTTCTTTAAACGCACTCAATCAAATTGTCAAAAAAGGCGAAGGCGCTTATTATTCTTCAGGGTCAAGACCAAACCAAACTGCACGCTCATGGGGACTAGCGCGTTTAGCAAGTTCCGTTACCGGCGGAAATGCCGCGATTGTCGATTTTCATATTTTAAAAGATGGATGTGATCATAAAAAGAAAGCATTTATTCTTGCAAATAAACGCATTAAATAAAAATAAAAATAAATAAAATATAAAAAAAATAAAACTATATAATATAAAATTAAATAAAATAATATTATATAAAGTATATAAATAAAATGTTGACACGTTCTTTCCGAACTAACGTTTCACAAATGTCGAGTAAAGAAAAAACAGAATGGATAATGAAAGCCGTAAATGAAATTGAAACCTTAGAAGATAAGTTGAAAACATATAGACGAAAAATAATAAATCTTAATACACAAAATCAAGAACTTAAAGACGAAAATAAACATCTTGCTGCACAACTTGGAACAACTTCAAATCAATATGAAGGCGAACAAATGGACGACGAACGAACTCCATCTCCAAGAACACCACATTTGTCTCCAGTTAAAACGGAAGATGTTATTAAAAGTGTTAAACGACGACTAAATATGACGCCTCGTAGTCCTAGTCGTAGTCATAGTCACACTCGTGTAAAAAAAGGAGGTTCCAAAAAGTCACGAAAAATGCGTATAATTAAATAATTAAACATTAAAATAATTTGTATATTGTAAAATGTATAGTTATGTTCTTTATAAAATATAATTCACATCTGGCGAATTATATTTTTTCATTTATTTTTAATCTATCTTCTACCACGATGTCCACCACGACTGGCATCACCTGACCTAGAAAACGAATGACGTGTTTCCAAGTCGGAAGTGGAAGAAGTGCGTCTCAAAACCGGCACATAAGAATCATTTTCTCCTTCTTCTTGGCCGCCGTTCTGGTTTTGACGCGACTCATGTCGTGTCTCGCACATCAATTTTCCTCCAAACATTCCGGTCACATTCACTGCTTGACAAGCGTGCTGACCATTTGCAACGTTTGAAACATTGAACTCAACATATTCGCCTTGGACAAGAAATCGATACTGCTCCTCTGCGACTTTGACATTCGAGTGATGAACGAAAATCTCACTTCCAACCTTGAGTTCACTTCCTGCTTCACTTTTGACGACTGTCAAAAAACCAAAACCCGTCTTCATATTGAACCACTTTACACATCCTGCCAATTTATTGTCACACACTGTTGTTGCCATTTTATCTCGAAGATAACTTGCTTATACCATTATTATTGATACATCTTTAAGTATATTTGAATATATATTATTATATTATTATTATATTATTATTATATTATTATTTTTATGTAGTTGTTTGTTTATATGAATATAAAATAAAAATAAATAAAATAATTATATAAAAATAAATAAAATATAATGTTTAGTAAAGATATAAAAAGGTATGACAAAATTAAAAGAAAAAACTTTTCACGATGTTAAAAAAGCTTTATATTTGGAAGATAAAGCAGTAGATCTTGCAATGAAACATAGTTCAAAAAATAAAAGAGTTACTATTAAATTAAATAATAATGTTCCGTTTCATATATATTATAAAAAGTATAAAACGCGTGAAATTATGCGCGATGAACAAGGTGTAACAAATACAAATTGGTTTAAAAATGTGGTAAAGAAAATTAAAAAAGAAACAAATAAACGATCGTATAAAGAATCTTATATAATTACTTTGTATAAAGGATATAATATAAATGATTTATGCACCACTGGTATTGATATTCATGTTAAAGATGTTATAAAATTAAAAAAACATATAGTGCATGCATATCTTACAAGTAAAGATATAGTGAAACTTAAGGATTATAATTTTAATAAAATAGAAACGTATAGAGTTGATTATTATTTAACAATTCATGTTGATGAAAAATATTCATATCCTTTATTTCTTCCGAATATTATCGACCCGATATTAGATCTTAATCCTCTACGAAGGTTATTACCAAGGTGTCGTAATAGTGAATACCTTAGTGATATTGGATGGTATGGTTCTTCTCGATGGCCTGCTCCTAGAAATACTCTTGATCCTGCACCTACATTTACTCTTGCTCAAGAAGTAAATGGAGTATACAATCCTAATGTTGTTTATATGTTTATATTTGACACAGGCGTTACTATACATAACTTCCTTAATATTAATACAAATCGAAGTAGAAACTTTGTTCCAAATAATGATAATATTGTTAATCCAAGTGACTGGACTGATCGTCACGGTCATGGAACTCATGTCGCTGGTATTGCAGCAGGAAGAAGAACTCCTTTTCCACTACAAGAAGTATTTGAAAAGAGAATCAGACCCGGAGTTGCTGGAGTTGCAACTGGCAATCAAGTTATTGGATATAAAGTATTAGGGGATGATGGGCTTGGACAGGGTACTTGGTTTAATAATGCTCAAAATGCTGTACTTGAATTTGCTAGCAACAGGCAACATCGTGGCGCTTCAATTGTAGTAAATATGTCATTAGGAGCTCCCAATGCAACTGGCCATTTTTTGAATAAAAGAGATTTTACAAATGAATATCGAATAATTCCTGTTGTTGTAGCAGCAGGAAATAATAATATAAATACGGGGGTAAGAAATGTTCAACCGGCAAATTCTCGAGGTAGTATTGTTGTTGGAAATGCAGAACGTAATATTAGACGTTGGCCTGAGTCAAATTATGGACAACGTGTCGACATTTTCGCACCGGGAACTGCTATTCCAAGCACTGATGTACCCAGATTCCCTGGAGATCCCCAAAATCTATTTCGTTGTCGAACCGGCACCAGTATGGCAGCACCTGTTGTAGCAGGAGCAGTTGCGCTTTTACTAGCAAATCGTCGTAATCGAGGGCAGTCTAGGCCAGATTCAGAAGAAATATTAAGACAATTAATAAACACTTCAAGGCCATTACAATGTGCTTTTACTGGAAGATATGTCTTGCGTGAAAACAATATGACATGGGATATTAATTGTACAAACCCTGCTAATCCGCCAGGTACAACTAATAGATTTCTATTTATAGGTGATACAAACATATATTAAACTTTGATTGGTATTTTATTGTATTATACTATGAACTAAATTATATATTAAGATTTAATTCATTTTCAGAGAAATGTAAATACCGGCAATCCATTTCGATCAGATGACATGGGAGTTATGATCCTAAAAAACTCTTACACGTCATGTAAAGTATAGTATTGTAAAAAAGGGGCGGGGAACCTTGTGTTCCCCTAAATACCGACAATCCGTTTCGATCGGATGACCTCGGAGTTATGAGCCCACAAAGTGAAACGGCGCGCTGCATCTGCGCCATGTCGGTTTAAGTGCTCCAGTGCCTTGATGCACCCGTGCGATGTGATGTGGGGGACATACTATCCCCACCGACCCCTTGCCTATCATGTAAAGTAGGATGTAAAGGAGGGGTTAAAGGGGAACCTTGGGTTCCCTTTGTGGATACCGACAATCCGTTTCGATCGGATGACCTCGGAGTTATGAGCCCACAAAGTGAAACGGCGCGCTTCCTCTGCACCATGTCGGTTGTTGTTAGTACCACCCATCGGTATCGATCCGATGCTCGCCTTTTAATGAGAAAGAGATAACCATCGAAAGATCGGACATGTTGACTGTCTTGGTTTTATTCGACGATAAGCCGCTCGCCATGAGAGTGGTTTGGTGAAAGGGACATGCTGTCCCCTTTGACCCCTTGCCTTCTGTCTTTTTTGTTGTGTCTTAAATGTAAAGGAGGGGTTGAAGGGAAACTTTGGGTTCCCCCGACAATCCGTTTGGATCAAGTGACCTCGGAGTTATGAGTCCACAAAGTGAAACGGCGCGCTTCCCATGCGCCATGTCGGTTACAATTTTTGCTCCAGTGCCTTGATGCACCTGTGCGATGTGTGGATAAGGAACTGTAGAGACCCTTAAATACCCCTGACACGTTTCGATCGTGTGTCCTCCGGCTCATAAGGCGATAACCATCTGTCTGTCGGATGTTTACATATCATAATGGCGACTGACGGTGTTTACGGCGCGCTTCCTCTGCGCTACAGGGGTCTTTTTATATCCGAATTGTGAAATCTGGTTTGTTTTAACTGAAAATTCACAATGATCGTCGCAGGATTCGAACATGACTCATATTGATTGGTGAATTGTTTATTGTTCAAATCGCAGATTACCACTCGGCCAAGCGCCGCTTTTGTAATCACTGCTTGAAATGAATGCATCCGAATCTATATATAAAGATGTCAGAAAAAAATTATGAAAATGTTGATCTATACGAAATACGAGAAACATTCATGTATAAATAAAAAATAAAATAAACGTTTTTACATTTTTACATTTTTACATTTTATCATTATCTCTCCAATCTCTCGACATTTCATAATCATAAACATATTCTATAAATGGATCTTGGTGTATTCCAACTTTGCATTTTTATTTTTGATTTTAGGAGAAAGTTTTAGAGAGATTAGAGAGAAAAATGAGATTAGAGAGAAAATGAGATTAGAGAAAAAAATGAGATTAGAGAAAAAAATGAGATTAGAGAAAAAAATGAGATTAGAGAAAAAATGTTGAAATGATTCATTCGAAATATAAAAAGAAAATATTTTTTAATTATAATTATAATATAATAATAATAATTTTAACGATATTTTTTTATAAAAAATGATTTCATCACTATTGGGAGGATCAACAAGCGTTAAAGAAATATTTTCGCCAAATTTAGAATCGTTTTCATTATTTTCTTCTTCATCATCTGCAATGGATGCATCTGGAAACCCGCCACCAACAACAGCGTCAGATGCAGCAGATGCAGATTCTTCAAATAGTAATAGTACAAATAATTCGAATAATTCGAATGGTACTGATAGCTCTAATAAATTGACCGATTCAGACGACGGCTCTGAAAATAATAATATAAATCCGTCGATTGCACCATATACCGACTTTTTTAAGAGTTTGTTTTTTTTGTTTATTCAAATTTGCATTATAGGATACCTGGGTTCGTCATTTTTAACACTGGTTCGCATGTCAAACTCAATCAAATTTTTAACTGCATTTATGCCATCGGATGTGAATGCGTACCCGTATTGCGCTCCATCTGATTCGAGTTTGGGAGGTTTAGGTGCCCAACGTGTTGAAATTGATGATGACGCATTATTTTCTTTCGGATTTCCCTATAATCTGTATTGCGAACCAGGAGACGATGAAGGAAACACGTGCTCTAAAACATGTGGTGTCATAAAACGAGAAGTAAATTTAAGTTCATTTTTTGGATACACTCCATTTTCTTTCTGGCTTGCCATGTCCTCTAAAAATACGTATGCCGTGTTTAGAACAATTATTAAAACGATTTGTAGAAAATTGAACTCGGTTGTTCGAGAAGACCAAGACGATAGTTACAAAATTTTAGAAAACATTGTAATGATAATTGGGATTATTTTTATTTTTATTTTTGGAATCTTCTCGGGATTTATTGGATTCTTTTTGACGTATGCGTTTCAAATATATAATTCCGGATTTGTAATGTTTGGTCTCGCATGGACATTCGGGCTTTGTTTCTTATCATGGATACCGCCCCTTTTGAATTTTTTTGGATACATTATTCAATCCATCATCATGTTTTTATGGGTTCCGTTTGTGCAAGTTAATCCAAACACACAATCCAAAATAGTGTTTGAAATATTTAAAAATAAAAAATCTTTAATGATGTTGTTGTTTTGTTTGGGAATGATAATGAATGCATTTACATATTTAAGCGACAATGAACCGTATTACGTAATATTTGCAGTTGCACTGTATCTGATCAACATGTATTTGTTATAATTACTTATTACTAATTACAATTACTATATTTCCATTTAACATATATAAATGAATAATAAGTTAATAATAAAATAAATCTAAAGATAAAATCACATATATCGTTAATACATGTGATTATGAATTCCGATTTACCGTTTGTTAGTATATGCACACCAACATTTAATCGAAGACCATTCATTCGCAATTTAATAAAATGCGTTGACAGTCAAACATATCCCAGAGAGAAAATGGAATGGATTATTATTGATGACGGAACCGATAAAATTGAAGACATGGTTTCTCATCACCCACTCGTTTCGTATTTTAAATTCGATAAAAAAATGTCTCTCGGAAAAAAACGAAACGTAATGCATAAAAAAACGCGCGGATCTATTATTGTCTACATGGACGATGACGATTATTATCCACCAGAGCGGGTGTCGCATGCTGTAGAAATGTTACAGAAAAATCCGTCTGCATTATGTGCCGGCAGCAGTGAAATGTATATTTATTTCAAAGATACAAATCAAATGGTGCAATTTGGACCCTATGGACCGAATCATGCCACAGCGGGCACATTTGCATTTCGAAAAGAGTTGTTAAACGGCCATCAATACAATAATAATGCGTGTCTAGCAGAAGAACGAGAATTTTTAAAAGGATACACCGTTCCATTTGTTCAGTTGGATTCGATGAAGACGATTTTAGTATTTTCGCATCGCCATAATACATTCGATAAGCGAACGTTGTTGAAAGACCCGTTTAGTAATGTGATGCGTATCTCTCAAAAGACGGTGCAAGATTTCATTGCAGATGTCAGCATTGTCGATTTTTTTATGAATCTTGATGCAACACTTGCTGCGTATTCTCCTGGCGAACCCAATATGAAACCGGATGTAATGAAGGAAACAGAAATATTAATAAAAAAAAAAGAAGAAATGAAACGAAACGCAATTGAAAAACAAGGCGAACAAATAAAACGATACGATGAAATTGCAAAAACAAATCCCGAAATATTTCAACGCATCGATGTTCAGCAAAAAATGATTTTTGAGTTACAAGATGAAAACTATAAACTGAAAGAACAACTTGGGAAAATAAAAGAACTTTATGGAAAAGTACTTCGAGAGAATGTTGAATTAAAAAAAGATGATAATATAAATATATAAAATACATACATACACATAAACAATTTAATTCGTGACAATTTATCACCGACGCGACGACGACGGATTGAAACTATTACTTTATTACTTACTCCTCAAAAACTTTCAACATGTGCAATAGATTTATAAGTATCAAAAAGGCAAAGTCAAAATGGATGGACTGAAATTCCTTTTGAAGAGTCAAGTATATGAACAAGATAAGAAATACAAACATCAACGAATATGTGCTCATTTGTTTTTTTGTTTTCACTCGTGACTCTTCTTCTTCTTCGTCTTCTTCTTCGTCTTCTTCTTCGTCTTCTTCTTCGTCTTCCTCGTCTTCTTCGCCTTCTTCGTCTTCTTCGTCTTCTTCTTCGTCTTCTTCTTCGTCTTCCTCCTCCTCATGATCCCCCTCATCCTCATGATTCCCTTCGTCTTCCTCTTCTTCTTGTGACGAAGAATCATATTCTTCTTCCTCGTCTTCCGTTTCAGAGTCACTTGAAGAACAAACACTTTCATTACTTTCTTCACATTTGCATTCATATTTCTCTTTCATCATTCTATTATAAAGTGAAAACATTACGTATTGGCCCTTTTTTGAAGACCAGTATCCAACTTCATCATTCGTGTCGACATCGTATAGATAAGGAACATTTCCTTTTGACTTTATGTAATAGGGATCACCATTAATCTCCATTTTCACTGTTCCGGTTACAGACATTATTGACAAGAGTAAATTGATGTGATGCGATTTGCTTACTGTATACAACATTGAAGGTTATAGATTTCAATTTTTATTATAATCCTTGGTCTTGAAATTTATAATAAAAAATAAAATATAAATATAATAATAAAAGTAAGAATATAATTTATAAAAAATGGTTTTTTTATTTATATTAGATATGGTATCCAGTATTTTTTGTAAATGCGTATTTAAAGTAGGATCATGGGTGGTATACCAATCATATAATGGAGTGTATTATTTATACAATAATGGAGGTAAAGCAATAAATAAAAATGAGAATATTCAGACGGAAAATAAAAAAATAAAAGTGGATGATTTATCGCCTTATGTAATTTTAACAGAAGAAGAATATGATATTTTAAAAAATGGAAATGAAAAAAAATGTAAAATACACAAACGAAATGTTTCGTCATTGACAAAAAAAATGGTGGCAAGTAACCAACAATGGAAATGTGGATCGTGCAGTCAAACTCTCGATTACACTTACGAAATCGATCACCACATTCCACTATTTAAAGGAGGCAGCAATGAAGTGAGTAATTTAATCGCACTATGTAGAAATTGTCACGGAAAAAAAACATTACTTGAAAATAATAATATTGGATAACAATAATAATAAAATAATAATTAAATAAAGGTGATTTATTATTTATTATAATAAATAAATATTCAAAATAATATATAAAATAATAAAATAATATATAAATATGCAAAATAAAAAATTAATTGAATGGGTAGAATATTGGGAAAAAATATTACAACCAGAACGGGTTTATTGGTGTAATGGTTCTCAAGAAGAATATAATACATTATGCGAAAAAATGGTGGCGTCTGGTACATTTAAAAAATTAAATGAAAAACTTAGACCAAACTCGTATGTTGCAAACAGCGATCCAAAAGATGTTGCGCGCGTTGAAGAGTGCACATTTATTTGTTCAAAAAGTCACGTCGATGCGGGTCCAACAAACAATTGGCGCGATCCTAATACTATGCGTAAAACATTATATGCATTGTACAATGGCGCAATGAAAGGGCGGACAATGTACATTATTCCGTTTAGCATGGGTCCTTTAAATTCAAATATGTCTCATGTTGGCATACAAATCACAGATTCCACATACGTTGTTGTAAATATGAAAATTATGACACGAATGGGAAATCTCGTTTTAGATGTTATTAAAAATGACAACAAAGAATGGATTCCTTGTATTCACTCTGTTGGCGCGCCGTTACTTGACAATGCATCGGATGTCCCGTGGCCATGTAATAATGAAAACAAATACATTGTTCATTTTCCAGAAACTCGTGAAATTTGGTCATTTGGTTCAGGATATGGCGGAAATGCTTTATTGGGAAAAAAGTGTCTCGCATTACGAATAGCTTCAGTTATAGGGCGCGATAATGATTGGTTAGCAGAACACATGTTGATTTTAAAATTAACAAATCCTGAGGGACAGATAAAATACATTGCTGCAGCATTTCCTTCAGCATGCGGTAAAACAAATTTGGCAATGATGGTTCCGTCAATTCCAGGTTGGAAAGTAGAAACAATCGGAGACGACATATGTTGGATGAAAATTGGTGCAGATGGTAAGTTGTATGCAATTAATCCGGAAAGCGGGTTTTTTGGAGTAGCTACCGGTACTGGATGGAATACAAATGCAAACGCTATGCACACTTTACATGCGAATTGTATATTTACAAATACCGCAACCACGGTTGAAGGAGACGTTTGGTGGGAAGGAATGACAGAGACAGATGCTATACCAGGTATGATAATCGATTGGCAAAATCAAAACTGGACTCCAAATCGCTATAAAAATCAAAAACAATCACCAGCTGCTCATCCTAATTCACGTTTCACTGCTCCTGCAAGTCAATGTCTGTGCATTGCTCCAGAATGGGAAGATCCGAATGGCGTTCCAATTTCAGCAATTATTTTTGGAGGGCGTCGTACTACCACAATGCCGTTAGTTTATGAGGCATTCGACTGGGAACATGGTGCATTTATGGGTTCGGTTATGGCGAGCGAAACAACAGCTGCTGCTGGTGGTGCAGTGGGTAAACTCCGGTTTGATCCAATGGCGATGTTGCCGTTTTGTGGCTATCATATGGCCGATTATTTTCATCATTGGTTAAAAATTGGACAAAAAATAAATAAAAATAGTATACCAAAAATTTTTATTGTAAACTGGTTTAGGCGCAATGAACATGGAACATTTATTTGGCCAGGATTTAGTGAAAATTCACGAGTATTAAAATGGATATCTGAACGCATCGACGACAAACTACCGTTAACTAGAAAAACGCCGATTGGATATTTGCCTCATATTGACGACCTTGATGTTGCATCATTGATTATTTCAAAACATGACCTTGAACTTATTTTAAATGTGGATGTTAATGGCTGGAGAGAATATATACTACAAATAAAAGAATTTTATAGAAAATTTCAAGATCATCTTCCTGATACATTTCAAAAATTATTAAATAAGTTAGAAGAAACAATAGATTATGTAAACCAATAAATATACACTATTATAAAATTATATTATTATAAAATTTTATTATAAAACTATATTATTATAATTAAATATAAATATACTAAAATAAGATAAGATGGTTTACATTAAAGGACGCAGTTTGTGTCGAGGAAAATGCCCTCTTCCCGTATTTCAATATAATATTGATGACGCCAATACGAGTTTGGTGCCAAGATATGTAAGAAACACCATTATTATCAACACATCGCGATTTCAGGGCGGAGGTCGAGTGCAATTTGCGAATCAACAACTGAATGCATTCGGAAAATGGGCCGGATGTCCAGGCGGTTCGGGACCCGGATACTCGTCTACGAACCGTTATGTTCCGTATCAAAATTGTAGCGTTGGTCCGGCAATCGGAGGTCCTCAAGCGACATGTTTTTCGCGCTGCTGTTGAGCTTACTTACGAAATACTCTTCGGCCGGATGCAAGAGTGCACCAACCCCGCTTTTACTGTGAATCTCTCGAACCACATCATTCAAAATACAATACTTATTCTGATTTAGCATTCCGCAAATATACGCGTCGATTTCATTCTTGGTTGGATTATCGTTTTTTGGAATTAGTTGCACCATTTTAATTTTTATAACAATAATAATAAAACAAAATGTAATTCAATCTAATGTTTTATATTAAAATATGTTTAATATATTTTACATAATTTAATATAAAATTAATTCACGTAAACTATATTATTTTCTTATGATATATTATAAATAGATATTTATAAATATTTAGAAGTTTTATAGCTATTAAAAATGGTAAAGAAAGGGGCTGACGGAATGTACCACCTTGCCGGACACACATATTCTGTGATTCGAGGGGCTAGGTCTCAGGTTATGCACGGCACCGCATACAAAACTGTAGGCGGTTTGACCAAAAACCATCTCATGTACAACAAGTATGGGCGAATCGTTTCCAGGCGCAAACACGCAACCGCCAAACGCGAAAATCGTCTCAAAAAAGCCGGTTGGGTTCCAATTGGAAAAGGAAAATTCGGTTCCGTTTTTATTGGCGACAAAAACAAAAAGACGCGTAGCAAGAAATCTCACCGCCGCAAGTCACACAAAAAACATTAATTTTTCATAAATGACATATAATAATTAAGAGGTATAAAATAATTAAGAGGAATCGGGATTCGAATTTAAATAATTTTTTATTAAATATTATTTAAATTAAAATATATTTTATGTGGTATTATGTATATACTGCATTTTTATAAATATTAAAATATAAAATGGGATACACGAGAGATGAAAAAACCGGGTTATACAACATTAAAGGAAACACGTACCAAAAAATTCGCGGATCTAGAACGCAAGTCATGAATGGAACTGCGTACATGACAACCGGCGAACTTACAAAAAATCAACTGGTTTACAGCAAAGAGGGATACATTGTCAGCAAAAAAAAACACATTACCGCAAAAAAGGAAATGCGACTTGAAAAATATGGATACTTTACCAAAAAGGGCAAATTCGGTTCAACGAAGAAAAGGAAATCGAAGGGGCGGCGTTCACATTCTGAAAAATGAAAGTGAATTGTAACGAAAATAAAATAAATATATAAATATAATAGATTGTAAAATGGAAGCACGACCCGACAATTTGTATGGAGATAGTTTGAGAGCTGATATACCTAGATTGGAAATCAAAAACCTAGATGTAAAAAATAGTATGTCCCCAAGTTGTTTTTCGCGTATTGAACCGCCGCTTACTCTATCGGCTCCGCAGTCAGAAGAATCGGACAGGGGTGATGTATTAAATCATGAGATCCAAACTAACCCTCAAGTTCGATTGATCGTTAAAGCGAATGAAGCTATTGTAGTAATGATAAATTCTTTTGTAGATTTTTTTATTCAGTATTACCAGCATTACCATGCATACAACGTAGAACTGAATCCATTAATATTAAGATTAAAAGAAATAATTTTTTATTCAACAAATCAAAGTGCACTGGCGAAGGATTATAATGTATTGATTGGATCTATAAAAAGTAATTTGGAGTCCCGGTGGCCCGAGTGGAAAGAACCTAAATCCTATTTTTTTCCAAAAAATACTGGTCGTGAATTTTTATACAATTCAGATTACATTAAAGCTTCAAAAGAGAGATTGGAAGCTTTGACCCAGGGTTTTTTACCAGAAGCGACGCAAGGATGGCACAAGGAGCAACTACAAAAAGAGGTGGATGCGATCAATTTATATTTGGATGATGAACTTTTTATAATTTCCACAACTTCAAAATTTCAACAATTTGAAATTTTTTCCTTGCTTTTTCTATCGTATCACGTCCTTTCAATCTCTGGATTTTTTTTTACGATAGAAATTAAAGATTTAGATCAAATTCTTCTCCAAGAACTCGAACGCACGCCCTCAAGTAGTTTTATTTTACAATTTTTACCAGATAACCGTACAATTATAAATATTATCAAAACAAACCTCTTACAATTTTTTATGAGGAACTTAGAAATATATATGCCAGCGCTAAGAGCATTACGAGATGCGTCAGAGCTACAAAGATTACGACCAGTAGACACAGGCGGTTCAAAACGTGTTAATAATAAATCTCGAAAAAATAAATACAAACGTAAATGCAATCATAAATATAAGAAAAGTCGAAAAAATAAACATTCTCGACGTAATCGCCGCAAAAGAACGCAATCAAATCAAAATAAGATGTTTTAGGAAAATGGATAACTTAATCAACACATAATTATTCCGCGTCCAAAACAAACTGATTTAGAACAAAGTTGATACCATAATACGTAGACGAAAACAAAACGCTTATAAAAAGCAGTCCAGAGAGATTGTGATTGCCGTCCTTGTTAAAAATGCTGGGCAAATATAAAAGCAAGTATTTGCGCATAATTGGCAACTGAAATGTAAAATAAAGAATCGCTAAAAGAATCGGCACTTGCAGTGTGTCATAAATGACGTCGAGTGATTCTGATTGGTTTGCCGTTTTAACGCGATGGTCCATAAAAGAACGAGTGTTTTCATGGTGGTCGCGAATGTAGTCCACTGGGTCTCTTGGAATGTAATTTGGAACAGTTTGTTCATCCGATACGATGGGTTCGGTATTTCGGGGGACATCGCGAATAGGTAAAGCGGTTAATCCGGAAGACGTGGCGCGCTGCAATCCCGACACAAACTCATTGACATTCATATTTGATGCGACGGTTGTTTGTGGAGGAGGGCCTTGTTGTTGTTGTTGTAATGGTGTTTGTGCACCAGCAATATTTGGATTATACGTTTGAATTGGAATTTCTGGTTTCTGATTCTGATTTTGATTTTGAACAATTCCGGATCCCTGAATTGCCGGAACTCCGGGCAAATCGTCAATACTTGTTGTGTCGGTCATAATTCCTTAAATCTTCCTTTAAAAATCTTTTTTATAAATGTATAATTTTCTTCTAAATATATGGAATAAAATTATACTATATCATATTACGCAATCCATTACTTAATTCCACCATTTTTTTATTTTGGTCGCACTTTTGGGTCGAAATGTTGTACTTGTAACATTCCTTTCCATACTTGTAAATTTGTCCACCGGTTACATCTTTAATTGGTGGCGATTCAAAATGAATGCAATTTCCATCTTTGCACGCTTTTCTAAATAGCGCGGCTAGTCCAAGTCCGAGAATAATTGATATAACGTATTTGCTATTTGACTTGTGCATCCATTCTTGTATGTTGATCATGATTTGATTTTATTGATTCCTATTATTATTACACGTTATTTTTATTTTTGCTTTAATCATCTATAAAAATATTTTTTATCTGTTATATATATTAAGTGAAATACTAACTCTCATAACATTAAAATATTAATAAAATCACTAGATACAACAATATTAAACAAATAACATTATGAAATATCTCTCTATAAAAGTATTCATCCTAAGTTTTCTTGTAGGCATGTTGTTCATTCACTTATCTTCTCCGTCTCAGCGCTCGGTTGTCGTGTATCCCACAGTTGATAACCAAGACGTGTTTCAATACAAGGATATGGCTGACAACTGTTTTACATTTAACCCTAGCGTCGTCAAGTGTCCTTATTTAGATAACAATGTTAACGTCATTCCGCCTCAGGTATGAAAAACGCATCTATAAACTGCATATGCGTTTGTTCTGTCTATAATTACTAACCGTGTTGGTCTGACTGCAAATTGGCGGCTGGTATTTGTTTTTAAGGAAAAAAGGCGTATCGCTGCTTCCCGTAAATCTGCACGCACTTGCCGCCTCGTTTCCAAACGCGGTTCTAAGAGAATTGGCATTTGTATTGATTGCGTTCAGTTTTAATCTCTCAATTCGTGTGCTGCTATCCACCGCACCTTGAACTGAATACTGGCGATTATTCGGTTTAAAAATAACAGTGGATGCGCCACCAGTGTTGTCACATGCATACGGGTTTATGCGCGGCTGATACGTGTCGCCCGTTCGATACACTTGAGGACCGGTTGCGCTGCTATTTGGCCACAGTAGCTCAGAATCGGCGCCAGTATTTGCCGCGCGATAAATGGACGCATTCTGTTGGTACGTTTTACACCGCGATTTTAGGTATCCGGTCGTGTCGGAATAATACGCTCGACTCAGAAGTGTTGACGCGCTCCGAATCACGTTATTTTGCGGATTGCAACAAATGCGCTTGGTCTCGTAAATTCCGGTATTGATTTCATACGCGTTATTTCCTTGACCAATGCTTATAGAACCTTGGTTTTCAACAGTGGTGCCCGATGCTTTTCCATTGTCACCGAATTGCTCGCTAATCGTATAAGAATTTCCGCCGGGTTCGACGCACTTGCAGTCGGAATTATAACCCAGATACGAAACCGCGCCCGGACGGTCCATGAGAAGTCCAACTGTCGCGGTTCTTTTTCCTGATGATGCATTTGAAACTGTTTCTAACGTGTTGGAAGCGTTGGCAACTGTAGTGGGAACATGTTGTCGTCTCCAGTGTTTGATAGGACGCGCTTTAAATTCCGGGCCTTTAAAATTATCCTGGTTTATATTTGAGGGAACGCCATTTGTGTTCGGGCGATGGAGTCCAGGGACTGAACTGTTTGCGGTGTCGACCTTGGTAGCATAATGAGGCACTTTTGTTGTAGTTAGTGAATTGGATGTCCTAAAGTTTAAGGGAGCATTCTGTTTTGGAGTATTAGAAACCATTTTATTTATTTCGTTATTATCTTATCTATTATATATATTTTATATTTTATAATTTTATAATTATAAAATAATTATAAAAAATTTAGAACAAATTGTAAATTTCCAAATACCTTATAACGTGGGGTGTTGGTTTTGATAGCTATTGGTCCATTTTTATTATAAAATGTTTAATATTTTAATATAACAAGTAGTTATTAACGGATACGTCGTCGTCTACTATAACGACGTTTTGAAAATCCAAGTTTTTTATTTGATTTTTTTTGTTTTCTCCGTTTACTCTTATTTTGTCCTTTTTTCCTACCACCAATATTTATTGTAAAACTCTTTATTTCTGACGTTAACTCATCTCGGGATGTTGGAAGTGTTTGGTTTTGCGACATTAGAAAAACATCACACTCTTCATTATTTTGCGGTATCCATGTACCGCCGGTATACGCAACATTAAACTGAACATATTGATCACTCATAACAATCGGCGGTTGTTGTGTAACTTGCCAATCTTGAAATTGATTAGTTGCTATACTTCGTATTCGTATGACGTTGGTAGATTGAAGAATAAGTTCCGTATCAGAATCAAGTTTATCAAACGTTGAAATAAATAACTGTGTTGATTCTATTAGATTAACATTATTCCAAACAATGTGTCCTCTAGGTATAGGAGGATTCTGTGTCGTAGTATTTGCAATATAACTAGTAATATATCCGGGCCTTTGACTAAATTCTCCGCCGATTGAAAAAAATAAAAAACCACGTGTAAAATATATTTTTTGTATCGTATTTTCAAGTTGTTGAACACAAGCTTGTTCAATAATTTCTGGGGCGACTGGTAAAATTGATTGATAAATTCCCTGTAACGTTGAACCCGGAAATAAAACATTACCAGCAGCATCTCCTATCGGATCTCTCAACCAACCCATCATTGACAACGTATGATATGTTAAACTCGCAACATACAACTTTACTATTCTTAAATCTACATTACCTTGAATAATATTTTCGCCACCGTGTTCTCTGGCATTTGGCAAATAGTTCACATTAAACACGGGTGTGAGAACGCCTCCGACATCAATATTTACTGGCGCGGCCTGCGTCATGTATTGAAGAAATAAATCATAGTATCGTGGAATTGAAGACAAATAAAATATCCCTTTTTTTAATTTAACAACTTGAGCATAAACTACACGTTTTCCTAAAGATTCTTGTAAAAACGCATTCACAAACCTATTTATAAAAGGTACTAAAAACTGTTGTAATAGAGGATTTCTGCCACAATCTACATTTTGACCTGTAAAATCTACACCACAAGCAATATCTTTAGGATTAATGGCGGCCATGGCAATAATATAATTTCGGTTTTAATTATATTATTATAAAATATAAAAAATATAAAATATAAAATATAAAAAATATAAAATATAAAATATAAAAAATATAAAATATAAAATAATTGACTCTAGTTACTGATTCGAAACATAGATTGGAATTGCATCAATATCTAAAATCGTCATTGATTTTTTCACACTCTTTTGTGGAATTTCATACTGTGTAAAAACGGCATGTTTCAGCAGCTGTTGTGACGGAACTTTATTATGAACCGTTCTTGCAATCATCTTATACAATTTGAAATCGGGATACCTGTCAATTCCGCTTTGTTTGTACAAAATATTGCGCCCATTGTCATCCGTAATCCAGTCAACAACAAGCGCAACCAGTCGACTTTTTTTGCACTCGGCTTCCACATTGTCAATATCATCAATGAAAAAATCAAAAAGAGAACATCCCAATCTGCATAAATCGAAACTGTAATTCGGTTCAACAAGCGGTTTCTTGTCGTTATAATACGGTTCACAGTTGTATTGAGTCGCGGCATCTCCGCTCTTGTGAAAGCTATCACTGCACATCAACTTTGAATTAAACTTGTAAATGGCACGACCAAAATCAATAATTTTAAATATTCTACCAAACGTCGGAACCTTGTAAAACTTATTATTAAATAAATAATATACAAACTTTTTATCCGTTTCATTAAACATGACATTATTGGTATGCAAATCATTGTGTGTAAATGCAAACGCTTTTTGATACGTTGCAAGCGTCATTACAATCTGCATGAGCGCGGCTTCCCATTCTTCATCAGAAAGCGCGTCTTCTACCATGAGATCGTCGAGTGTTTGTTTGCAGCGTTCAAGCGCAATTACTTCCACTGGAAAATTATAAATGGTGGCATTCATAATCTCTTCTTCATCTTCTTCTTCATCTTCTTCTCCATGTTCTCCTTCATCGTATTCTTCACTGCTATGATCGCTACCATCGCCATCTTGACTACCGTCGTCGCTCATATTATATAGAGATTCATTCGTTGTATGTGACGAGCGTGAAGAACACGACGACGTTGATGACGATGACGCATCGTCTGCATGATGACAGTCAATTTTTATTACATGGTTTCCACTTTCATTTTGCTGATCTTGGTTTTTCCTTTTTCCTTCTTTATCGTTGTCGTCATCAATATTAAAAATATCAGAATTAGACACATCGACGAGTGCAAGTTCTTCTACTTTATTATTTTTCGCTTCCTCTTCCTCTTGCTCTGACTGTAACTGCAATTCTTCCGCCGCAATCTCGACAGAATTCAATATTTTTATTTTAGAATTCCTACTTTTTGTTTGTTTTCTATTTTTCTCTCGTCTCTCTTGATTCCATTCTGAAAACTTTTCACATTCTGACTCGTCGTAATAAAAGAGTAGTCCGTTTTTATCTTTGAAAAAGGTATTCCTCATCAAATATTCTTGATCGTCAATTATATTCACAATGAAATCTTTTTGAATCGCCAAGTAGGAACCATAAAAATCAATGCCGTGAATAAAATCATGCGTGTGTAGCAGCTGACTCGATAAGTACGAGAAAAAACCGTCCACATAGGCGGAATTATTCGGGTCCAGAACCTTGGAATGACAATAATGTTTTACGTTATCGTCCTTTTCAGAACTGGAACTGGAAATACACGACGACGAGATTGGCAAAGAATACAATTCTGGAAGATGGAGTAACGCTTCGTTTTGTGTATCATAACTGCCTGCCAAATATTTTATCGGATCTAAAAGTGGAGAGAATTTGAAAAATACAGGAACGTTTACAATACCATCATCATCGCCATCCTTTTTTTTTACACTTGCATTTGCAATGTTTTTAAAGTGTCGTTCTTCGGATCCAGATCCAAGTCCACTAGTAGATTCAGAGTAAGTAATCGACATCGACTGTATACTAAACGTTTGATTCAAATTAATAGAATTATAATTCGTATCATTTAGTGAAAAAAAAGTAGAATACAACGGAATAAAATTCTGACAATGAGAAAGTCCCATGCGTGTTTCTTCTAAATTTTTAAGAAGATTCTCATTCTTTGGCTTTTGATAATATAGTTCAAATGCATTTGAATTTACTTTTGTGCATGTCATTTTTAGAGAGATTGAGAGAATAATGTTAAACTAAAATAATTGATAATTATTAAAATGAAATTAATACTGTCTATACATAGAAAAATACAAGTATTTAAACTTATTTTTCATAAGAATATTTCTTTTTATAGTTTTATACTTTAAATTTTGCAATGTATCGATCTGCATCCTCCATTCGTGTTCTTGTACCGAGAAATTCGAAATACTTTTTAGCTAAATGATACTCCTTCGGCTTTTTATCCCGCAATACTTCTAGTCGTACCTTCATAATCATTCCCACTTGCCATATGCGTTTGTGTGTATACTTTTTATCCTTGTAAAGTCGCTCCAATTTGCGAATGGTGGCCTTTACATCATCCACCGTTTTATACTTTATGTGTATCGTATCTCTCGGATTTTTATCAATATACACATCAAATGATTTTTTAGGGTCATTCGGATTGTACAAGAATTTCCTTGTCTTACCATTTTCGCGTTTTTTATATTTTTTTACAGAAATCTTTGACATGGGATTTGTCTTATGTTGTCTTATGTTGTCTTATGTTGTCTTATATTATATTAAAAAAATGAGTTTAAATTACCCAAATATATTATTTCGTTATATCATATTGATATTTTATATTTATTCATATTCGCATTTATTATTATTTCTCTCTTCTCTCTACTTTTTGAAAATATAAATCCAAATGAATTTAGAATTAGGAAAATTCGATATGCGCTCCATCAGCTTTAGACCCGACGAAAATAAAGGCCCCGTTATCGTCCTCATCGGTCGTCGTGATACCGGTAAAAGTTTTTTAGTAAAAGACCTCATGTATTACCACCAAGACATCCCCATCGGAACCGTCATCTCAGGCACAGAAGCAGGAAACGGATTCTTCGGAGAACACGTGCCAAAACTCTTCATCCATGACGCATACAATACCGCCATCATTGAAAATATCCTGAAACGTCAAAAAGCAGTCCTGAAACAAGTCAAAAAAGAAATGGAATCATACAAACGGAGCACCATAGACCCCCGAACCTTTGTGGTCCTGGACGATTGCTTGTTCGATAATAAATGGACTCGCGACACTATGATGCGTCTCCTCTTTATGAATGGTCGACATTGGAAGATTATGCTGGTCATCACAATGCAATATCCTTTAGGCATTCCGCCCAATTTGAGAACCAACATTGATTACGTGTTTATCCTGCGAGAGCCGTATATTGGTAATCGAAAACGAATCTATGAAAATTACGCGGGTATGTTTCCGACTTTTGAGTCATTCTGTCAGGTGATGGATCAATGCACTGAAAATTTCGAGTGTTTGGTGATAAACAACAACGCCAAGTCGAATAAGCTACAGGACCAAATTTTCTGGTACAAGGCGCAACAGCACGGGCCGTTTAAACTTGGTAGTAAAGAATTCTGGGAGATGAGCAAGGATTTAAATTCTGATGACGAAGAGGAGTCATATGACCCGAAAAACATTAACAAAAAGGGTTCAGGACCTAAAATTAATGTGCGAAAAAATAAATGGTAATTAATATTGCTTTTGATTTTAAAAAGCAAAAGCAACACAAATAAAAATAAAAATTGAAAAAATAAAATCAAAAAGCAAAACAATATAAAGACAACAACAGAATAGACGTATAAAATGCAAGGAACCGAACAAAAAGATAGTATCGACATTGTCGGGTTGATAGAAAGCAATCCTGTTACAATGATACACGCAAATAGTAAGTCAAAACTGGTTGAAAAAATAAAAACAAAATTTACAAGTTATGAACAGCAATTGTTTATTTCAAGCTTCTATTGTTATTTCAAGTATAATCCAAAGACCGACTTTGTCATTGACCTTGATAATGTGTGGAAATGGTTGGGCTTTACAAATAAAGCTCACTCGAAACGACTATTAGAAACATATTTTGAAATTGATAAAAATTATAAACGTTTGCTCACCCGATCGGGTGAGCAAACAAAATCAAAAATAACTCATTCTACTGATCCAGGAGAAGTAAAAAAAAGCAATCGAGGTGGTCATAATAAGGAAACAATCATGTTGAATGTTGAAACCTTTAAAAAATTCTGTTTGAAGGCAGGAACAAAAAAAGCGGACGAAATTCACGATTATTTCATAAAGATGGAGGAGGTATTTCATGAAGTTTTAATGGAAGAAAGTGAAGATTTGCAAAAACAATTATTATCAATTGAAACCACCAAAGAAAAAGAAAAAACCCGTGCAGTTGAACAAGTGATTATTGCACAATTTCCGCAGAATACCGAATGCGTTTATTTTGGGACAATTGACAACACGAATGAAAAAGGAGAAAAACTGATAAAATTTGGCATTTCAAACGATTTATCGAATCGAGTGCTGGACCACCGCAAAAAGTATATGAATTTCAGATTGGTCTCTGCGTTTCGAGTGCAGAACAAGACCGAGATTGAGAATCTCATGAAGAAGCACCCAAAGATTCAAAAACATTTGCGCATGATTAAAGTAAATGACAAATGCAAAACCGAAATCATTGCATATGATGAAGTGAATATGACGATTGATAAATTTAAAAAATACATTCAAGACATTATCGATTCGAGAAAATTGTGCATGGAGAATTTTATAAAAATGGAGAATGAGATCAAAATGCTGCGAAGCCAAAATGATACTTTAACGACAGATTTTGAATTGATGACAGGAAATTATAATAAAGCTAAAATTGAAATCGATGCACTTCAAGAAATTGTGAAAAAACAAAAAGCGGTGATTGAATCATTCCGTAAAGAAGAGAATGACAACACGGTTTTCCCGGAACCCGAAATAAACGAGGAAGCGATGAATGATACAGCGGCTACAAGTGCTGAATTCACGGCAATGTTTAACGAGTTTGTTTCCGCCGAATGCATTGTTCGTTCAGACGTGTATGAATCGTCGGTTCAACTGGAAGGACGGTTTCGCCTGTGGAGACAATCAAAGCCGAAAAAAGAAATATTCCACGCATTCAAGGATTATATGGACACACGATTTCAACCAAAGCGCATGCCGATTAATAAACAAAATGCGCATTGTTATGTTGGCATTAAATTGAGAGAAACAGAGTATAAAAAGAAATTCTCATCTTCCGACGCACAACCGGTCGAAACATTTCTGTTCCAAATGTGCAAGTTTTCAGATACTGGAAAAATTCTGAATTCTGTCTTGCTGAGAGAATATAAAAAATGGAAACAGTCCGTAAATCGCGAATGCGCGCCTGATGAAGTCGAATTGAAAGAACTAAAAGGATATTTGAATACGTGTCCTTATGCACTAAAAGCGACTGTGTGGACAGAACATGGAGTCAATGAAGGGTATTACGGACTATCACTTATGGAAGATTATATCAAACAAACGGAACAAGTCCAAAAATCGAACAAAAATACAACCGGAAAAGTCGTAGAAAAACGCGAAATCAAAACAAACGAGCTTATTGGAACGTGGGACAGTATTGCAGACGCGGCGATTTCGGAGAATGTATGTGCTGCAAAAATGAGCAGATACATTCGAGATAAAAAACAAATTGGCGACTACCATTTTGTTATCAAGTGTTAACTAATATTCCGGCACATGTCGTTTGAACAAGCAACCGTGTGAAGTGATTCCGTGCACTTCGCGAATGACTGCCGCGTCTTGAAATGAGCAATTTGCGAGCCACACTTTAATAATACAGAAATTCTTTTTCGGAGAAATCGTGATTCCATTGATGTGCGGCAACAACTTTTTATTATCGGACATGGTTTCTCCGACCAGCGAATATGAAAGCTGTTTCCATGCATCAGGGACATCCTTGTTTGGAATCTTGTATGAAAAACAACCGCCATTACGGTTTCGTTCATCTTCCCAAATTGGATTAATTCCCTTTCGCATCAAAAACAACATGCAATTGGTAACCAAAACGGGCGGCAACGTTTCTGTGATGGTGATGGCCTGTTCTACAGTATTAAATTCATAAATCTTCATATAGCTTTTCAAGCTCCAATCGGTATCGTGGGGTAAGTGCGCCCAAAGAATCCATCCATCCGACAAGTCGTGCAATACGGAATTTGTTGAAACAACATCTTTTTGTTCCGAATCCGAACCTTTTTTGAAAATATTTGTATTGGTTTCAAAATGGTTTGATTTGACAGTGGTCATATTTTTATGATTGGCGGCGGTAGTAGTGGTATTTTGTATATTTGTTTTACGTTTAGTTCCTCTCTCTGTCGTCAACGTTGTTTGAATTACTTCGAACGATGCCATAATAACTTAATAAGACAATATATTTATATTGATTTCTAAATTAATTAATATAAATAGTATAAACTATATAATAAACTATATATAATAAAATAATATTATATATAGTTTATTATATAAGAAACAATAATTACTATGTGTTATAGTGTAGAGTCAAGTGCAAAAACGACATTATATTCGTTTATTGCTATTATTGTAATGATTAATTCAAATGTGCCACATTTTCAGTGGCTAGGCATTGTTTTGATTGGCTGGTGTGGAATGCAATTTGCCGAATTATTGTTATGGCTTACAAATCCGCGTAAATCATGCACACAAACAAATAAAATAATAACATTAACACTTATTCCATTTATATTGATACTACAGGCGTTGTGTCCAATTATAGGGTCTTTTTTCGTAAAGCCGTGGGCTCAATGTAATGAAACCCGACGTTTTTTTATTGTAATTTATTCAATTGTTGCTGTTTTGTTGATGTTGATATATTTTTACGGAAATCCTAACAAATATTGTACCACAGTCACTGCAAAAGGTCATCTTGATTGGTTTGTATCAGAATGGCGTGTTATAGAACTCGGAATCAAGCGACTATTTGCAACAACTTTATGGCAAATTATAATCATTATTCCATTTATCGTATTATGGGATATATCATATAAGGTAGTGATTGCTTTTTGTATTTTACCACTGTTTGGTTATTATTATGGATTTACATCTGACGCGAACGGTAGTATATGGTGTCATTATGCGAGTTTCACATCATTGGTATCATTACTGATGTATGGATTATATAAATTTAAGATATACAATATTTTGCAATAATAATGGGCCGTATATAATCATTATATATATTTGTAGATATAATGATTATTTATGTGGTGATATCAGTAATATTACTTTATTTGTATTATTATAAATATTTTAAATATTATTTTATTAAAACTGTGACGATGCAACCTGTTCATATTCATATTCGTTCGGGTGTACGCGCAAACCGCATGATCGATCAAGTTGAAACGTCTTGATGTCCTTTGTAATGCACGTAATTTTGTAATTCGCAGAAGGTTCAATCGCATAATTGTAATTTTTAAGTATATACCAGTACACAAATTTTTCATCCAAAATGAGATTTCCGACGACATTGAAGTTATAGGGGTGTAACAAATCGATTTCATACTCCTCTGCCTCGCCGTCGCCATCGCCATCGCCATCGATTTGTAAAGTGCAGATAATCATTTCCGCGGTCGATGTTTCATATTTGGTCTTGTCTTCAGAAAAATCATTTTCCGTAAATGTTCTATAAATCTTTGTATAATTTTGTTTCGATGTCTCGTGTGATTCAGGATATCTGTAATTTGTGTGCATGATAAAATCGAAAATCTTAAAATCGAGCGTTTTTTCAGAATCATTTTTTTCCATTACAAATAACGGTTCCAATGATGGTTTTTTTTCCGCTGATGACGGAGAAGTTGATGACGGAGAAGTTGATGACGGAGAAGGTGATGACGAAGGTGATGACGGAGAAGGTGATGGTGACGACGGTGCATCATCAACAATGTCAGAATCAAAAGAAGAAGAACATTCTTCTATGTCTTCATTAAGGTTATAATAGTGATTTGGATTTCCTAAATAAGACGATTCCTTAAAAGTCGCCATCGTTTCAAACGACGCGTGGCGAACTCCGTTTTTAATTACTTTTACTTCATCGTAAATGCATCTCTTTTTATCAACGCTGCTGGAATCCGAAAAAACGAAAAAATTTTTAATTCTCCTGCATGCATTTGATAATTTTGTTGCTACTAAAAATGATTTATATCCAATTTGAAATAAAAGTTCAGAAAGTAATTCTTTGTTATTTTTTAAATAAACGATTCCTGATAAACCAATAAATAATGCAATAAATTTTAATTCAATTTCTGCTATTTCTGATAGAACAAAGTCGTTGCAATTATTGTGATACATTTTTTTTATATTTTGACAAGAAACGATTTTATTCATTTTTATTTTAATTTATAATTTATAATTTATAATTTATAACAAATGAAAGAAAGTTATATATTAACATATTAGAATATATTTATATATTTTACATATAAATATATATTTTACATATAAATATATATTTTATTTATATTACCGGACTAGTTTCACCTTTGCACGGTTTTGCAATGGCATACGTTTTTCCGTCTGAACAACAACCGAATTCGCTACCAGCACACGCGCCAATCAAACTAGATTGTGATGACGCAGGAGCCGGTTGAGAACTGCTTGTAGTGCTACTGTTAGGCACTGGAACCATTCCTTTAGGACAAGGCCTTGTTGTTGTACCGTCTTCACAGCATCCATATTGTTCTCCCTCACAACCGCCAATATTTTTTTTATGAGGAGGTTTGGGTTCAGGATGAGGTTTCGGATCGGGTTTCGGGTCGGGTTTCGGTCGATGGTGATGTCTGTGTGGACAGTTTGAGCCGCGATCATCTACTTTGGCAGTAGTTCCGTCATAACAACAACCGTAACGTGTTCCGGCGCATCCTCCAATAATGTTACGATTTCGTTCGCGCTCGTGATCTTCGTGGGATTTTCGCTCGGGTCGAACGGGTCGTTGGGGTTTTAAATGATCCTTATTTGGTATTCCGAAAGCAAAAGCTAATACGGTAGTAATGTATGTCATTAAAATAAACGGAATAAACACAATAAACCAGGAAATAATTCCCAATCCCGCACTGCATAATAAATTTAGCGCCAGTGTAAATATAATCATAACAATAAATTTTAAAAATGCGGTATTTGTTTCACCTCTAAACATATCAATTATAATTTGAATGATGGAAAAAGCTAAATATAATATTGCTGGCGGACAAATGTATTCTACAATCATTGTACAACGATTCAATAAAGAAAAAAATATATATAATATATATAATTATAAAAATAATAAAAATTAACAAACTTTTATTATTTATTTATTGTTTAAATTTTATTTACTACTACTGGTTTAGTTTAATCTTAATTTTATTTTATCTGCGTCTCATGAACACTGGTTTTTTGTTTTTAAACTTTCCTACAATTTCGCCAACATCACCGTCTACACATGAATAAATGTCTCCATCAGTTTCATTTGTTGTAAAATAAGTAACATTTTTAATAACGATTTCATATACTTCCGCTTCTTCTTCTTCTTCTTGTTCTTCTTCTTGTTCTTCTTCTTCCGCTTCTTCTCCGCTTTCGCTTGCTTCCACTTCTTCTTGTTCCACTTCTTCTTGTTCCACTTGTTCTACTTCTCCGCTTGCGCTTGCTTCCACTTCTTCTTGTTCTTCTTCTCCGCTTGCGCTTGCTTCCACTTCTTCTTGTTCTTCTTCTCCGCTTGCGCTTGCTTCCGCTTCTTCTTCTTCTTCTTCTTCGCTTGCGCTTGATTCCGCTTCTTCTTGTTGTTCTTCTTCAGCTTCTTCTTCTCCGCTTGCGCTTGATTCCACTTCTTCTCCGCTTGCGCTTGATTCCACTTCTTCTCCGCTTGCGCTTGATTCCACTTCTTCTTCTTGACCTTCTTCTTCTGACTCAAGTTGATTTGAATTTGATTCATCCGATTGATTCGATTCTGCTTCTTCTGCATCACTTGCGCTTGCGCTAACACTTGTGACATCTTCTTCGCTTGACTCTAAATCAGTTGAACTTTCGCTTTCACTTGTCGAATCTGACAGTTTTTTATTTATTTTTGTTGTTTCATTATAGTTTGAGTCAATTTGGAAATATGGACGCATGACCACAGGAGACGATGACGGTAAAATCTCATCAATCTTTAATTGAATGGGTTGCTCAAGCTGAGAAATCAATTCTTGATTTTGAATGTAGAGGTCGCGAACGAATGGTATTTGAAGTATGGCATCATGCGTCGACTTGTATAATTCATAATCTTTCAGAGCGCCGTCAAGCGATTTTTGAATATTATTTTGTATGGATGCAGTAACATCATTTAATATAGAAGATATGTCAAATTGAACTCCGTGAACGTGTACAATTCTATTTTGTATATTTTTATCAGTCATTGGTTCGTTTGTTTAATTTATTTGATGCAGCTACAATATATTTAATATAAATGTTTATTTAATATGATTTAAAAAATATTTAATACAATCTAATATATATTCATACAATCATCAATGAATCAAGAACCGCAAGATAAAGAGCAGCAACCACAAGAGGATCAGAATCAGATTCTGGTAAAGGGTGAAACCCAAAGACACGATGACGACACTGTCGAAAAAAAGAAAGAAGAACAGCAACGAAAAAACGAGTGGTTAAAAGAAAAAATGGAAGTTCGCCGCAAACAGCAAGTCCAGTTTATTATGACCCAAACAAACTATGACGAAATTGAAGCAACTCAAAAGTTGGAAGAATGCAATCATGATGTCATGAAAGTGGTAAGTGAATATCTTGGAATTGCACCTAAAAAAGACGAAAATGTAAATAAAACAAAAAATCAAAAAGTTTTTTCAGTTATACGAGATATCATGGACGCGGGATCACGGAATTTCATCATGCAACAAGAAAGAGCAAAAAAAATAGAACAACTAAAAAAAGCCATGGAACTTAAAAAACAAAATGAACAACCATGTAAAGAAAAAATAGATTAATAATGGTTTATAAACTTATATGTTGTAAGAATAACTAACCACTTCCCAGTCATATTCAACTAAATTTCCCTTGTAATATATTGAGAGTAAATTTTTATTATTTATATTTTCAACCGGCTTAAGACGAAATCTTGAAACTTCATAATGTAACGAATTATCGTTATCATTTTTTGTGATCTCTACACAAATCATATCATCATCTATGTGTAAATCTTTTCTGTTACTAAATTCACTTACATTTGGAATGTGGTAATCTATACGATATTTTTTTTCATTTGAATTTATTGAAGCAATTTGATAAAAATGGGTAATCCGCCGACAAATGTATTTCTCTAAAAATAAATACTTGTCTAAATCAATCAATTTTATGAGTTTGCCCTTATAAAATCGATATCTCTTAACAAATTTTGTGTAAATATATAAAACAATATCATCTGGTAACTTTTCAATTATTTCCATTTTATAAACTAAATTAATTAAACTTAATTATTTAATTAATTTTTTTATTATATAATAATTTTGAATTTAAATTTTTGTTTTTATTTTACCTTATACCAAATGCTTCATTAAGAATTGAAGATTTTGGATTTTTAACAACCTTTTTTTTTATTTCAATCGTATTATTTTGAATAATTTTGTTCCCAATAAAAAAATCATTATTGTCTTCATACAACTCGGGTAAAACATTGGTCAGCGGTTTTTTAACCATATAAACAACTTGTTCACACTGAAATAATTTTCGATATTCATTGATTGTCAAATTTCCGTAAAATTTATTTAATAAATAATGTGGATTTGCTGCCGGCTTGATGCTTTTATTGTAATTATATATCGGACCATATATGGAATTCAAAAGGTAATAGCGTTCAAATTTAATAGACGTGTCAATATTTTCATTCATCAAAAAAGCTACGGCACATTCGGGATGACAAAAACATCCATACCCTTTTGTTGACGACATTGGAATGTGGATCGGCGGTGTATCAAATTCGCACGTGTCCCAGAAACACGCAGAACGCTGTATACCCAATGAATCATTCCGATGAAAATTCAACTTGAGTTGCGAAATTTTTTTCCATATTTCTTTATTTGTTGCATTTTTACATTCTAAATCACAGTCGCCAACTTCTTTGTCCGAAAAAGCAAATTGCACTTTTGCATTTGCTTCGACCGTAACAGGATGTGCATGTATAGTTTTTGAAGAAAATGACGATGGATCGTATGTTTGATTCGGTGCCACATACGTCGTCATTTGATTGGTCGTCGAATGTTCTTCGTCCTTTTTACCGAAATCTTTATTTTGATTTCTAGTTTTATCACATTTTTCATAATTTGTTACATTCGACATGTTCGAAGAAAATATATTATTCTGATCATCATCATTGTAACATAATATTCCGCATTTTTTATCATTGTCGTTATACGCATCTATTTTATTTGAATTTAATTCGTTTGACTTTTTCAAATCCGACAAAACACACTTTAAGTGTAATATAATATTCGGAACTTCCGGACTATTGTTTGATTGCATTTGATTTTCGTGAATGATTTTACCGCCTCGCGGTTTTCGCCCCCGTTTCTTATGAACAACCACATTTGTTAAGGTCAATGATGGCGCTTCCTCGTTACCCTCGCTGCTAGACACTTCTTTATTTTGTTGTTTGTCAATCTTGAGTTTATATTGCTTCCTTTCTTTTTTAGTCGTACCGCCCTCATCGTTATTTTTTGCACACTTTTCAGAAACACTACTTTCGTCCACATCCACTTTATGATTTTCCATATTTGCATTTGTTTGAGAGTCAGCGGAATTTGTCTCGGGTCGAATCAGTTTTTTTCTACCTCTTTTTTTCTTTTCGACTATAACCGTGTTTAAAGTTACATTTTCAACAGCAACTTCAACAAGGTTAATATTTTCATTGTTTGAATTATTGTCAATGCTATCACTATTTCCATTCGCGATACCTGTGTCGTGTGACTCTGACAAAGGCGGCGACGACGTTTCCATTTCTTTAACAACCACGACGACTGAATTTGATTCAGTTTTAATTTTTTTAGTTCTCATTAATAAATTAAATAATGTTAAAATTCAATTCTTTATAATATATTAAAAATTGGTTTAAATTGTTTTAATATATTTTATAACAGATGCAGTTAAAAGATCCAGTTAAAAATAAATATTTTATTGAAATCATTTAAACAGATTGTTTTATAGTAAATTACGACAAGGTAGATTATAAAAACACATGTCAAAAGCGATCGGAATTGATTTGGGAACAACGTACTCGTGCGTTGGTGTATGGCAAAACGAGCGCGTGGAAATTATTGCAAATGATCAAGGAAATAGAACGACGCCGTCTTATGTTGCATTTACGGATAGCGAACGCCTTATTGGAGATGCAGCAAAAAATCAGGTTTCAATGAATCCGGAAAATACGGTGTTTGACGCCAAGCGTTTGATCGGCAGAAAGATTGATGATTCGAGTATTCAAAATGATATGAAACACTGGTCGTTCAAGGTGGTTGGAAAGGATGGTGGGAAACCGCATATTCAAGTGACTTTTAAAGGGGAAGAAAAAACATTTTCTCCAGAGGAAATTTCTGCAATGGTTCTCGTAAAGATGAAGGAAACCGCGGAAAGTTATTTGGGTTCTGCGGTAAAAGATGCGGTCATTACAGTGCCGGCATATTTTAATGACGGTCAGCGACAAGCCACAAAGGATGCGGGATCAATTGCGGGTTTGAACGTGCTGCGTATTATTAATGAGCCGACCGCTGCAGCGATTGCATACGGTCTTGATAAAAAGGGTCAAGGAGAGAGTAATATTTTAATTTTCGACTTGGGAGGTGGAACGTTTGACGTGTCACTTTTAACGATTGACGACGGTATTTTCGAGGTAAAAGCCACAGCGGGAGACACGCATTTGGGCGGAGAGGATTTTGATAATCGACTGGTGAGTTGGTGCGTGCAAGAGTTTAAACGGAAGACAAAGAAGGACCCAACCGGCAACAGTCGGTCGCTGAGGCGGCTGAGAACGGCGTGCGAGCGAGCAAAGCGCACGCTTTCGGCATCCACAGAGACAACGATCGAGGTGGACTCGTTGTTTGACGGTTCGGATTTTATGACTAAAGTTACACGTGCAAAGTTTGAAGAGTTGTGCATTGATTTGTTTCGTTCAACGATTGATCCCGTGGATCGCGTGCTAAGGGATTCTAAAATGTCGAAAAGTAATATTAACGAGATTGTCCTAGTCGGCGGTTCGACGCGCATTCCAAAAGTGTGCAGTTTGCTAACAGAATATTTCAACGGCAAAGAGCTGAATCGGTCGATTAATCCGGACGAGGCGGTGGCGTACGGCGCGGCGGTTCAAGCGGCAATTTTGACGGGCAGTCAGTCCAAAGTCACGCAAGATATTTTGCTGCTTGATGTTGCGCCGCTGTCGCTTGGTATTGAAACCGCTGGTGGCGTCATGACCAAATTGATTGAGCGAAATTCGACGATTCCGTGCAAAAAGAGTCAAGTGTTTTCGACGTATGCGGATAATCAGCCGGGTGTTCTTATTCAGGTCTTTGAAGGCGAGCGTCAGCTAACAAAGGACAATAACATTTTGGGGAAATTTCAGTTGGACGGCATACCACCTGCGCCGCGCGGTGTTCCGCAAGTTGAAGTAACGTTTGATTTGGATGCAAACGGCGTTCTCAATGTGAATGCTGTGGATAAAGCTGGGGGAAAGTCGAATAAAATCACGATTACAAATGACAAGGGTCGGTTGTCAAAAGATGACATTGAGCGCATGGTTTCCGAGGCGGAGCGATATAAAGAGGAGGATGAAAAGCATAAGAAAAAAATCGACGCGCGAAACGGATTTGAAAATTATGTGTATTCGGTAAAAAATTCTACTTCTGAACCTGGACTAAAGGGCAAGTTGACAGACGGCGATCGCGCGACAATCGAAGACGCGTGTAAAACGGCACTCGACTGGCTGGAAACTGCAGGAGCCGGAACTGGTGCAGAAGAATACGAAGCCGAACAGAAAAAGTTGGAAGGCATTGTGACACCAATTGTTTCCAAGCTTTATAGCGGTGGTGGCGGCGGTCAGGATGAGAGTTCGCGTGCTTCTGGGCCAAATATTGAAGAAGTTGACTAACTTATCTACCTTAGCAAAATTCACAACAACAAACTTCTTTACAACTGCATGGAGGGTCTCCCCTCATTCTATAAACGCACATAAGCACCATTAAGATTGGAAGTCCGAATACTAACGATACTCCAAAGTACATTAACACGATAATTACTCTTTCATTATATGGATTCACATTTGACTGGTCAACCAGTGTGCCGTTTATATTCGGATCCGCCGTTATAATTGAATAGTTGGAACTAGAATAATTCATAACAACGACGAGTACGACAAGTACGACGAGTACGACGAGTTAGTATATTACCGTTTGGGTTTACACATAATCAATTTTTTAATAAATATTTTACACATATTTATTAAAAAAATAAAGTTTAATATTAAAGTTTAAAAAATATTAAATAATTCTATATAATTTTATCAATGTTATTTACTAAAGATGGGATCAAATCATTCAAAAAATAAAATAAATTATGAAGATTTGCAATACGCGTGTAAAAATGCATTCCATAATGGAACCAACAACAACAACAACAACAACAACAACGGAAAAAAATATGCAATTATAAATACAATGGATAAAAACTGGCAGTCATGTTTAATTCAAAACACGGTCGGAATACAAGACGAAGAAGAAATTATAAATGGAATTTTAAAAAACAAGTATTCAAGCGATATTACGGTTATCGTATACGGAGCCAATTCAAATGATGAAACAATCCATTCAAAATACGAACAACTTGTAAAACTTGGAATAAAAAATGTATTCATTTATATGGGAGGAATGTTTGAATGGTTACTTTTGCAAGATATTTACGGACGCGATTTATTTCCAACAACGTCGAGAGAATTGGATATATTAAAATATAAACCTCGTAAACAACTAAACGTCTTATACATTGACGCATGAAGACGCGTAACTGTTGCTACTTTTGCTACCACCGTTGCTACTATTCACATACATTTTCAAATGATGCAACACTCCAAGAATTTTTGAAGCGCGAATGTCATAAATGTATTTATAAATGTGGGCACTATATTCAGAATTTTCCTCATTCGCATTCAAGACAAGAACTGGAATTACATTTGTTTGATCGGTTATTAACCATTGGTCGTGATATCTATTGCACTTGTCTAAATAGTCATGTTGCATGTCTTGTTCACCGGGACGACTTCGTTTTTTTATTCGGTTCATGCAAACATCGGTTGATGCTTTAAAGTAAACAATGCACGATGGCTCGACTTCTTTCGCAAATTCATCGAACCATCTCGTGTAAATTTGATACTCGTCTTCTTCGATCTGTTTTGAATCGTAAAGCATTTTTGCAAACACGTGCGCATCGGTGATAAGACAGCGTTCCGTAATAATGATTTTCACATTTGGATTTTGTGCTGCATCTCTCAGCTTCTTTAGTCGAGAAATGTATGCCATCATTTGAAATCGAAATGCAAACCGCTTCAAATCGCTGTATAAATTTACCAGAATCGGAACACCCTTGTCATCTTGGATTGTTTGCCATTCATCTGTTGGTTCATCAACGAATATTACGCTTGACTCCACATTTTTTTTCTGAACAATGTATTGTCTTAATTTCTCTTTACCTGTTGTTTTGCCAGACCCAATATTTCCTTCAATGGATACAATGGTGGTGCGAGTTGAACTGTTGCTGAATAACGACGATTGTCCTGAACCCATGATAAACTCGTGTATACTACTAACTAACTATTGATAAATAACTATAAATCAATTTTTATATAAATCAATCAATTTTATACTATAAATCATTTTTTATATAAATAATAAATTTTATTATTTAAAAATATAATAAATTTATTATAACCAACATATTTTCACCACATAAACTATAAAAATAGAATATAAATATAAAAGTATAATTAATATATTTCAAGGTTAGAGAACTTTACACATGAGAAAAAAAAATATCTCGACAACACGTGTGGATATGGAAACACAAACAGATTTAACATTGTCGGATATGGATATTATCTTAAAATTAATTAGTGATAACCAGTTTGAAATGAATAAGACAAAAAAGGAAGAAATAGATGTAGTAGACCAAGTCGACCAAGTCGACCAAGTTGACCAAGTTGACCAAGTCGACCAAGTTGACCAAGTCGATGAAAAAGAACACAAAGAAAAAATAGACAAAATAAAAAAAATGAAAAGAAAAATAGAATATTTAGAATCCGTTTACCAGCCAGAACAAAGGACGGATGAATGGTATCAACATCGCCACGGGTTAATTACTGCAAGTTCGGTTTGGAAAGTATTCGGTACCCAATCCACTCAAAATCAACTAATCTATGAAAAATGCAGCCCTATCGACGCAGAAAAGTATAACAAAGTAAACACGGAATCTCCGCTTCATTGGGGTCAAAAATATGAGCAATTGTCAAAAGATTTATATGAAATGTTGAATTGTACAAAAATCCAAGAATTTGGGTGCATTAAACATCCAAATCCCGCGTATTATTTTATAGGAGCATCGCCGGATGGAATCAATGTGTGTCCGCTATCTCACTTATACGGCAGAATGCTGGAGATTAAAAATGTGGTTTCGAGAGAAATTACAGGCATTCCAAAGGAAGATTATTGGATTCAAATGCAAATTCAAATGGAAGTGTGTCGTTTACCGGAATGCGACTTTTTAGAAACCAAGTTTGTAGAATATGAAGACGAGTCCGCGTTTAATGCGGATTCAACTGAAACAAATGATGAAACCAATTGGAATTTTACTCTTGATGGAAAACGGCGCGGAGTCATTGTTTATTTTATTAAGGACGATAAACCATTTTATCAATATGCGCCTCTTAAAATAACGACGAAAGTCGAGTTTGACCAATGGTTTGAAAAAACGATACATGCTTATGATTCAATCACATGGATCAAAAATATTTATTGGCGCCTTGAAGTGTATAGCTGTGTTCTCGTTTTGAGAGACAAAGAGTGGTTTAAAAAGGCAGTTGTTAAAATTGAAGCACTTTGGAAAATTGTCGAAGCAGAAAAGGTAACTGGGTACGAACACCGCGCCCCCAAACGCCGCGTCGTTAAAAAGAATGATATAAAGAATGATATAAAGAATGATATAAAGAATGATAAAAAGAATGACAAAAATAACGATAAAAAGAATGATACAACGGATAGTAATAAAAATGAAGCGACTCAAGTGCAAACCAAAATAGAACTGAACGAAGATGGAACATTTGCTCCTGTTTCTTTCACATATGAAAAAAAATGTCATTCGGGACTATTCTTTTAATAAATACAAACGTGATGCGGATGCGGATGCGGATGCGGATGCGGATGCGGATGCGGATTAACAATTTGTTCCGGCGACATCTGACGGCGCATCTTCATCGAATGCGTACATGTTGACCCGCGTTTGTTTCGACGAAAATGGAATCATTTTTGGAAATTTATGAATTTTGAGCGTCGCATTATCATACAGTGTTCCACATATGTTGGCCGGAGCACACGTTCCGTCGTTCGGTGTTGCCCAGTATCGCACATTGTTTGTTCGTTGAAGGTAGCTGCTCGGAAAAACGGGATAGTATGCCGATAACGATTTGCTATTCAAATCAGATAATCCCAAAACCCCTTTTTGAAGTGGGTAGTCGCCATACAACAACGGTTTCGAAACACTTTCTGGAAATGTGCCCGGTTGAAGAAGGTGGGATATAAAATTCTCTCGAACGGGTGTGTAAAAGAAGGATCCAATTAGCGCAAGCAATAGTGCTAAAATAAGAAATAAAACTCCATCAACTTTATTGAACATTTTTATTAATCTGTTTTTATTTATAATGTGTATATATTTTTTTTTATATTTCATTCGTTTGTTTATAAATAAATTATAAATAATTTATAAATTATTTCTATTTGTTCTCTCTTTGTTCACCTTCCTCATCATCAATTTTATATTTCACACATTTATTGTCCACTTGGAGAGAAGGAACATTCGTCGTCTGAGGAACAATATGTAAAACACATTTGGCTTTATGTCCGTAAAGCGGCTCCGTGCACCCTTTTTCCTTCTTTTTTGAAAAATTAAAAAGTTTGGGGGGAGGGTCGCTTTTTGTGCATCGTGATCGAAAATGCTCATACCTCTCTCGAACATCGCAATACGAAAGTCCCGATTTTTTCCCGAGACGTTTATTCACAATTTCGTGAAGTCGATACACGAATTTAGAAAATGACTCACGCGACTTCAAATGACAATCAAGCAGCGGATTGGCTTTTAAATTGCTGGTTAAATTCATTCTGCAATACTTGCACGGTAGCACATACCTCAAGTTATAAATGAAATCAGAATATTTCTTTTTATCTTCTGCGGTCGGGTTTACAGGATAATTAAAACTCATCGTGTGCAAAAAATGCCACATGGGCGGCCCCCATACTGACGTTAGCATACCATCACCGCTATTATAATCTTCCTTTGAAAATACGCGTTTTAGAGATTTATTTTTTCTTGTCTTGTTTGACCGTGTTTTCCTATAATTTATTTTTTTTGATTTTATTTTATTCATTATTTATTGGATTTAATACTATAAAATGTATATTACTCTATTAAATATTAGTTATATTTAATTATTAAAGAAAAATAATATAATTTTAATTCGTATGTATAGTGTATTTATTATAATAATATAATAATATATATTATTATAGATAAAGATATTCAACAATGGCATTTTCTGCAAAAAATATTAAAACCGCTCTTGAAACAGCATACTCAAAAACACACATTCTCGTCATGTTGCTTGTAGCGTGCCTGTTCATTTGGATTGGAGTATACGTCTACAGAAACTATGTCGGTTCTTATTTAGGTTCGCACATTGAAGGGTATGCCGCAAATATGGGAGACGCTGCGCCTGACCCCAACGGAAAGACAGCAACACTTTACATGTTTGGAACTGGTTGGTGCCCTCATTGTAAAACAGCAAAACCAATTTGGGATGCATATGTAGACAATAATCAAAATATAAAAGTTGGAAATTACAATGTATTATTTAGGAGCGTCGATTGTGACAGCGCAGAAGGAAAACCGCTGGCAGATGCCTTTAATGTAAAAGGATATCCTACATTTAAGCTGGAACGTTCTCCTGGGGATGTTATCGATTTTGAAGCAAAACCGAGCGAAGACAATTTCAACAGTTTGTTACAAAGTTCGTTGCAGTAATATTTTTTTTATAAATAAAAATACATGAAACAGATGAAAATAATGTAAATTGATTTTTATTATTTTACATTATTTTTATGCACTGTTGCCGTTAAGATCAAGATCAAATAGGACAAGAATGACTACTGTATCGTGGAAGTGGTGGACAGGGGATAATTTCGAACAAGAGTGGAATGCTACCAGCAATGCTTGCGGAGCGCGTGCAGAAGTTATGCGAAGATATTATCCCCGCGCGTTTGAAAGGATGTCTCAATATCAAAGAGGTCTCCTAACAAGCGTGGAACTGCCAAAAACAAAAAGCTTAGATCCAACTGCGGAACCGATGTTTTGTGACTCTTGTATTCTGAATCGCCAATACGATTGCATTGGGTTTACTAACTGCGTTGAACACACGCATCATACTGGACAGCGCTTCTGGTTTTGTAACGACTGTAGCAAGTGCTACCATGAAAGATTGTCTCAAAGCAAAAACATTTATCAAAAATGAAGTGGGAAATTAAAAACAAAATGAAAAACAGCAAAAAAAAACAAAATGAAAAATAAAATAAAAAACAATTTATTTTTTTTTATTTTATATTATTCAGAATAATAATAACAATAACAATTATTTTATTATTGCTTGACTCGACCGACGTCTACTGTCTATTGGGTCGAATTATAATCTTCTTTTTTGAAGGAGCTTGTGTTTGTCCTTGACTAGCAGCAGCAGCAGGCAAGAGTTCACCAATAATCGACACTTGTTTGTCATTCAGTTCGAAACGCTGTCCAATGACACGAATTCGAATGGCGTCTTTTTCTTTAATGGAATTGAAATACTCGTTACTCGAATGATGGTCTCTGGAAACATATATAATGACCGGCGAATTTTTTTCATCTAAACTTGTAAACGCGCGTATACCCGCTTGCGTTATATTCTTGGCATAACATTTGATCTGCATTCCTTCCACCGGACAACAAATACTGCATTCAAATACCACCTCAAATTCAATAAACCTGCCTTGTAAGGTCCCGCTCGATATATTGATGATTTTTATAGACCCCGGTTTCACATACCCCTCCACAATGCACTTGCCTTCTATTTTCGATGATATCGTGTGTTGTATTGTTTTTTCAATATTTGTTCCGACGATAATAAACGGTAACTGCACCTTTTGAGACAAAACCGCTCTCGAATATAATAACAAATCTTCATATTCTCCACTGTGAGAAAGTTTTTTATTTTCAGTTAAAGCCATTTTTGATTCCTATGTAGTTATTAGAATATATAGTTTTATATTTATATATTCATATTTCAATTTTCTTAAAATTAAAATAATGTGAATTTTATATTATTATTGTTTATTATTTTTTATATTTTGTAATATATTTTGTAATGTACTAAGATACATATTGGAATCATGAGCATTTACGAAGCAGCTAATATCATTAAAGAGATTTGTGCATTTTTTGGCAAACGTTATTTCAAAAAGTCCATTTTTTGAACCATCGTCGTTATTATCACATACAGGCAAGTTACTACAACCACTATTATTGCATATACCTGGTCCGCTACAACCATTTACATGAACGTAATCGAAGTTACTTGGTGGAACTGTAGGAACTACATCATTTGTATTTACTACACGCCAACTACAAGTATTTAAATTATTATTATTTTTATCACATTGATTTGTTCCTATTTTTGATTTAAAATAATTTGCAAATGCTTTATTACCGACCAACGGAGAAGCAAAATTATACATTATTGCGCCTTTATGAATCGTATTCGTGACAATATCAATAACTGCTAAATTAGCTACTGCTGCTCATAAACTGTGTCCAGTAACCCATAAGTTATCATAATTATCGACTTTAATATTATCTAAATAATCTATTATTTCTTCTCGAATAGAAATTAATTCATCAAAACCGCGACTGGTATAATAAACTTCTTGAAACCCTTCATGAACTTTTAAATCACCATTTAAATTTAGAAAAGAACATTCCACCAATGGAACTTTTGCATCATCTTCCCATTCTCTTGCGCTTCTAGTTCCACGTAAACATATGTAAATATCTTGACGACCATTCGCAATTTGTTTTGAACAAATAAAACCAAATGGAACCTTTTTATAAACATTATCATCTACTTTTTCGAATGAGTAAAAAGTTTTTTCTAATTCATATGGTTCTGGTATAGTCCACTCTTCATTCGCTATATATTTGTCATATTGGTTATAGGTATAAACACACAGTTGCATCAAATCTACAGCTGTGGAAACGCTAAAGTTATTTGGTATGAAAACGGGCTGAGGTTTGATATTCCAACAAATAGTTCCATATGACATTTTGAAATATAGTATATTATATATTATAATTATATATATATATAATATAAATTTTTTTGTCGAGAATTTTATTATATAGAATAAATGGCTTCAACCGCGTTGAGTATCCATGTTTTATCATTCAATTTAACACTATTGTAATGTCGTAACGCAATTTCTTGTAAAATGCAATGCGTTATTTGAGTTATATTTGAAGGCACGCTAACATTCGTCAACTTGAACTGTAAAATGTCTTGCAGCGTTCGTTTCATTGTTGGAGATGTGGCACAAACACTACCTCGGTTTCCACCTTCCTTAACTTTAAATACGATGTCGCCATCTTTCGTCGACTGCATAAACCCAACAAAATCTGCAAGATTGCTTTTTTGAAATGCCGATTTTAGTTCATTATATTCACTGCTCGTCAACTCTTCTTGTTGAAACTGAATCCACGGATATTTGTCACCCTTTTTATAATACATTTGTATTTTTTTCGAAATATCTCTTGTATTCTCTCGATTGTCTGAAAATAAATAGAAAACATTGTCTTTATCCCTTGTAACAAACGCCTGAAAATATTTTACTATATAACTCGCATATTCGAGAGATTTTTCATACACGCTTTCTCTCGTTTTTTGAATTTTAGTTGCAATATTTTTCACCTTTGTTGATGCTACCATTTGCCCCTTTTCTGCCGATGTCTTCATTCTGGTTGCAATTTGGTTCAGCGCGTGTAAATGCAAAACCAGCACGTTTATTTCCTCAAATGTTAAATGATCCATAATATGAAGAAAAACATACCAACTCAATTCTTCGGCGGATAAAACACCCTTCATAATTTCAAACATTTCATAACAATAAACGTACCATTTTCTATCCCTTGATGTCATTGGAACGGAACCAGGTATTATTAGCGGATCTTGCGCATCTGCAAGGTCGTTTCTCTCTTTTTTGGATAGTGAAGTATCTATTGAAACCGCGTGCGTATATCCAATGCTGGCTATAATATTTTCAATCTGTAATTCAAATCCAACTCCTTCTGATTCTGGCGCTACTTGTATTGACTGCCCCTGTAGTCCCTCTGTTTTTTTACCATCTTCAGATTTTAATGACAGCGACAGCGTTATTTTATCGCGTTTAAATGGAATCGGAGTGCTTTTTTCGAAAATAGAAATTGACGGATCATTCAACTCTACTGGTTGAAAAAAATAATAATCACCAATATTTAACAAATGTCCGTACTTTCCATACATGTCAACCAGAAATTCGCTGTTATCATGAATCATTTGTGTTAACGCGAAATGAATCTGAAGTAAAGAATACGCCTTTACACGATTAATAAAGTGAACTAAATCTATTTTTTTATAATAATGTTTCTCTCGAAACGCCTGCTTGATGATCTTTATAATATTTTCAACATTCATCAATATAAACGACTCGTTAAATGTTCCTAATTTTATATTTTGTTGTTCCGCATTTACATCATCGCGTCTTTGTTTATCTGGATTGCATGTATAACTGCAATTTTTCATGTAGTCGCATGCCGACGTGTATGGTTTGTCTCCAATTCGATAGCGAACGGAACCGCCAGTTGACAGCTGTAGGTCGACTTCAGTATCTATATTTTCAACTGTAAATTCGTTTTGTTTCATATTTAAAATGCAGTCGACTGAAGATTCTTTTAGTGCCCTGCTTATTGTTCCAATTTTCACTGCCTTAATTTCCGAAAAACGATACATTGCCAAATCTGCCGTTTCAAATCCGGAGGCGGCGCTCTCAAGAATGGACGCGTGTAAAAATATTTGAACGTTACGTTTATCAAACGGCAGCTTCTTATGACTGCACGTTCTAATGCCGCGCCCGATGGTTTGTTCAATCGCGCTCATATTGTACCATGGGTCCATAACGTGTATTTGGCGTATATTTTTCAAATCAACACCCTCGGAAGCCGATTTCGATATGATGACCACTTTACAAACTGACCCGTCCACATTTTTATCGGAACGCAGCGCATTAATTTCGGCATCATTATTTGGAGAGATGGATTGGTTTCCTGTAATGAGAGAGTAATGCAGCCCGTTGTTTTTTTGAACCGTTCCAGAAACAAGCAACGATTTCGAATTACCGCCTCCGCTTCCGCTTTTATATCTCGTGAATCCCATTTCTTCTAATGCAAGAACCATTGGAATTGCACCCCCTTCAATAAAATATGTATAAATTAGAACAATCCCGTCACAAAATGTGCTTTCAGATGGTTTCAGTTTATTATATTTTAAAACAATACTGTCACAAATTGACTTTATTTTTGAACTGTACTCTCCAATTTTTTCTGGTGAAAATATGCGTTCTTTTGGATTTTTATACTTGTACTGTCCTTTCGTTTTATCCATTACAGTCGCGAGTCCCGATTCTCCGTACGCGTACTCTATGTCATCTTCAAAATCATTTTTATAAGGGTATGTCATATTTAAAATTTGGCGCAGAGCAATCAAGTTGTTAATGCTATAACCCGAGAGTGCCGTGTTATCATCGTTCATCATTTCGGCCTCGTCGGCTTCACCAAGTTTATCGCGCCGCTTTCGCATTTCTTCTTCTTGTTCTTCCGCGGATGCAGACGCAGACATTTTTTCGTTTTTTATTTCTTCTATTTTTTTAATATAAACCTCGTTTTGATGTTTTTTTATTCTTGTTACATAAACATCAATGTATTCGAGTCCAGGAATCGTGGTTTTACCATCAAATGTAAACTTTGGATAAGATAGTGTGCCTGCACCTTTGCCTGCAGTTGCTTGCATTTGCATTTTGAAAGCGTGCTCTTTTGAAAACATGGAAGGAAGTACTCGATACGGAAACGTATACGGATTCTCGCCTTTAACAAATGAAACATAACCAATCGATGCTTCTTGAAGTCGCTGTTTACCAATTTCTTTGCCGTTTATTACCAAAAGGTTATTATCCGAGTCAAAAACATCTTTCGCATATATTTTAGGACGTCGATCGTTCACTCTCATTAAATTTAAAAGCCATATGATTTCTTTTGCATCATTGAACATGGGCGTTGCGGATAAAAATAAAAGTCGCATATTATATGCATACTTTACAAGTGCCAACAAATAAGCAGCATCTTTATTGTTTGATTTCAAATTATGCACTTCATCAATAATAATTAATCGATTATTGAAATATTTTTTTAACCTTTTTATCCCATTTACAGAAACTTTAATGTTAACTTTATCCTCTTCTGTGTTCAGGTCTTCTTCTTCAAGCACTTCTTCCACATATTCGTCTGAAACTTCTTTAAGAACTTTTTCTAAACCTTCTTCCAAATCTGCTTCTTCCCACTTTTCTTCGACTTCTTCTTCTTCTTTCTCTGCTTCTTCTTCCTCTGCTTCTTCTTCCTCGGCTTCTTCTTTCTCTGCTTCTTCTTCGGCTTCTTCTTCTTCGGCTTCTTCTTCCTCGACTTCTTCTTCTTCAGCTTCTTCTTCCTCTGCTTCTTTAGTACCTCTTCTCTTCATTTTTTCATGTTGTTTTCGAATGTTTGATTTATCACCGTCAAGTAACAATCGAATAATGGATGAAAACTTTTGATACCCCATAAATGAATACGATTTTTTTATAATCTTATCTATTTGTTTTTTAATTTTAACTTTCATTTTCTCATCATTTTCAGGAGTGTATTCATCGTTGTCGGGATCATTAAATAAATCTAAATTTATTTCTTTTAAGAATTTATTTCCTGTACACCCATTCATCGTCCAACTGCCTGATTCGTTTCGATGAAGTTTACTTATATCAAATAACTCCTTTTTGAAATTATTTTTTACATTCGCATTTGAAACTAATAAAATTTCTTGTTTTATTCCAACCTGATTCAAATAATCTCTCATATTTTCAGATACTCCAATAGCAGAACACGTTTTTCCGGAACCAAGACCATGAAATAAAAGTAAACTATTGTACGGGGTTTGAAAAGACATGAAATTTTTTACAAAATATTGATGCGACTGTAATTCATACGGCACATTGCAAAGCTTGTCTGCACGTTGAATAAATTCTTGGTTTCTCAAAACCTCTTCCGTATTACGCGTGTCGTAAAATTCCTTTTTTTCAGCAATTTTTAAATTAAAATTTTTATCATTCAAATCAGGATAAAGAAAATCAATGCCTGCTGTTTCTTCAGGCACAACACTTTCTGCCGGTACAACACTTTCTTCCACTTCTTGTAGACCTAATATTTTACTCGAAATTTTAGGTTTTATTTTAATGATTTTCTTTTTTTTTACGGCGCACCGACCTTTGTCCGTTTTATAACAGACGGGATCATCTTGAACTGCAGACGGATCCGGATTGAATGCACAGCGCTGCGTCGTGTCATTATATTTGCAATGCGACTCTGTTGAACCAGTTGACTCACTTGATGCATTCAGTTGCGTTGAAATCTGCTTTTTAGGTTTTATTTTAATGATTTTCTTTTTTTTTACGGCACACCGACCTTTGTCCGTTTTATAACAGACGGGATCATCTTGAACTGCAGACGGATCCGGATTAAATGCACAGCGCTGCGTCGTGTCATTATATTTGCAATGCGATTCTTGTGGTTGGTCCATGATGACAATGACAATAATAAATACAATAAAATGAAAGATAAAATAAAATACTTATTCAACTATATATTAAGAATAATTTATATTTATTTTTATATTACTAAATTACTATAATATAAAAATAAATATAAATTCTTAAATATATAAATATATTAGGTGTATAAACATTTGTTTTATAAATTATGATATTATGATGGATTTTTTGATTTATCATAATTTCATCATTTATAATATAAAGTTAACAAAACAAGCTAACAAAAACGACGCATATCTCCCAACTGTGATATCATTATTTTTTTATAAAATCAAAGAGTGACGCTGTATACTCTTCTTTATTTGTTAAATATAAGTTGGCATGACCCCCCTTACTAAATTCTGTATGCTTTGCACCCGATTTATCAATGTATTTCATTACAAAATCTCGATCAATCGTTTTATCTAATTTACTTGTTAATACTAATTTTTCATGTGATGTATAAAGAGTACTTTTATGCTCATCTATCAAAGTCACTGTTGCGTCTCCATTAACTGCATTAAGAATATTTTTTACTGGTAAACATTTTATAATCGGAAATGTCTGATGTATATAAATTTGCGTTTGTTTATGATCAAACGTATACGGACCAGAATCATATATGACTTTAGAATATGTAAATGTTTTTTTTGAAGTTAATAATAAATGTAGGTAAAGTGATCCTCCTGAAATGCAATGAACAATGTCATAATGATTTTTTTTAGGTTCAAATAACTCACGAGTTGTTTTATGATTTGAACTAGTCAAAATGTCTTTATAAGAACTGTATTTATAATAATTTGTTGATGCATTTAAATTATTCCACAAATCAATGTATTTATTTACATGTTGTTGCTTTATTCCAAAAAAACCAATAAAACAAACACTTGATTTTGACATTCGCCACGCCAATATTTTGGGGTCTCTATTTTATAAATATAAATGTATTTATTTATATATAAATACATTTATATAATTTCGTACGAAACCGTATCTTAAATATTACAAATGTAAAATTTATGAAGTGTGTTATTAATACTCGTCAACATATTTTTTTTTTCGGTATTATACGGTCGAATGATTTTCATACACTCGTCATATGAAAGCCACTTCATATTCTTTACTTCTGATGTTTGATAGCCGTGTGAGTGTGACAGTTCCGAATTGGAATTCATGTAACACAAGAAATATTTATTCTTATAACATTTCACATTTGAACCAATGAAAATTTCTTCATATGGAAGAACATTAAATATTTGCTTTAAACATTCTTTACTATATCCGGTTTCTTCTGTAAACTCTCTAAACGCGCAATCTAAATCCTTTTCTTGATGATTTCTTCGCCCCTTTGGAAACCCCCATTCCGCCGTTTCCCATTGTGTTGTTGATGACGCAATAAGAGATTCTAAATTATAGTTTTCACCATCAAAATTAATACCAGTTTTTAATTGCAAATATTTATGTTTTGATAATTGTTGTTCCCCCCTGTACTGTAATCCTGAATATTCGCCCCATAAAGAAACCCACAACTCGTCAAACGGTTTAGTCAAAATATTTTGTTTTTCTTGAATCGTCATTTCATCGATAATATTTCTCAAGTAACTGTAATTGTGAATGGAATACTTTCCACGCATAAATTCAATATAACCAAAGCTATCAATTCGCTGAATCATTAAATACTCAAACTGATTATTCGAAACTTGTTTTGCATTTACCGTCCCGTCAATAATATTTTCATCCAATTCCGAGACCATCACACTTGATTTCTTTCTGCACGCTATAATTCCTAAACTTGTAATTGGCACCACACAACTTGAAAATAAGTGTCCATATTTTCCACAATTATTGCAATACTGTTGTGCGTGATGGTATGCATGTTGTGTTGTATTTTCAACAAAGTATTTTTCTTTCACAACATCATCACCATGAAACACCCTATCATTCGTCGTTTCTTCGTCGAAATTCATCTTTTCACAATAATTCTCATTTGAGTTATATTTACATTTACTATGATGTCTATACGTTGTTGAATATTTACTACTAGTCGATTTTGAAGAATTATATTTTTTCCAAAAACCTTCACTCGTTTGCATATAAATAATTAATTCTATTTATTTAGTTCAAGTATTTAATTAGTTATATGTAAAAAGTATAATCTTTTTATATAGTTTGAATACAACATATAAACAATCAAACGATTTATTCACTTTTTACTTTATTTACACATTTTGAATTTATTTTATTTTTTTTTAATTTCATATTAGAGAAACAAAAATGACAGGACATTCGGCGGTACGACAAAATATGTCAACGACCACAAGTTTGAAAAATGCAATGAATGCAAACAATGTAAAAATTTCAATGGATGCAAAAGTATGGGGACCTCATTATTGGTTTGTATTATTCACTATGGCATCATGTTATCCAAAAAATCCAAATGATATAACAAAAAAAAAATACTACGAATTTATTCAAAACTTGCCATTGTTTATGCCAACAAGCGACTTTGGAAACAGTTTTAGTAAATTATTAGACACTTTTCCCGTTACTCCTTATCTCGACAGTCGAGATTCTTTTATTAAATGGGTGCATTTTATACATAACCGAGTAAACTTTTTACTCGGTAAAGAAGAAATCACACTACACGAAGCGTTAAATCGATACTACGAAAATTATAAAACACCACAAATGAAAATAAAAGAAAAATTTAAACATTGGCAAAAAATTGTTTTTTTGATTATAATAATCGGATTTTTTTTAGTCATTAAATATAGTAACAAGTAATTCGCCATTCTATTTTTAACAAACAAACGAATCGCCGCCGCCAATCACCCCACCCCACCCAAAAGCGCCATGTCTACGAAAAAAATAAAAAAAATGAAAGGAGGTGTGCCAATTTATCCCGGAGGATACAGCTGTGTTTTTAAACCTCGGCTAAAATGCAAAACAATAACTAGAAAAAGAAACATGAAAAATAGTATGAAAAATAGTAAAAACAAAAACGGTAATGAAAAGAACGGAATATCAAAATTGTTATTTAAAAAATACGCCGATATTGAAATGCACAATATTCAAAAATTTAATCACGCTTTAAGAAAAATACCCAAATCACACAAATACTTTCTCTTTGCGAAAACAACAAGCTGTCCTCCCGCAAAAATCTCGAGTCGCGACTTACGTGGATTCGACGAAATGTGTACAAATTTTACATCTCACGACATAAACGAATCCAATATTAACCAAGTAAAAAATATTCGCAATTTAAGGTTAATCAACATGCCGAATGCCGGACTATCTATTAACGAATGGCTATTTCTAGAAAATAAAAATGACGTCACCACACCTTTAACAATTTCTCGCATAAAAACATTCAATAAGTTGATTTCAAACCTCATTTTAGACGCAATCGTGCCAATGAATCGACAGGGTGTTATCCACAATGATATAAAGGAAGATAATATTTTAATAAAGGGGGGCGATACTTCCGATGCTGATAAAAAAAAATCAAACTCCTCTTGGTCAAATCCGGCGCCGACACCAACAATTATTGACTGGGGCATATCCGGCATATCAACGCATCGTGAACCAATACCAGAAATTATTATGAATCGCTACATTTCAGTATCGAACCCGTTTAGCAGCATTTTGTTTACAACCGAATTCGGCAAAAATTATAGCGATTTTTTAAAACAAAATTACGTAGTTACTGCAGACGATCTTGATAACATGCGCCGCGACCCACTGTTTCTAAAAAAGTTGCGCGACTTTTCAATAGCACAATACTTGAAAGACAAGGATTACGGCCATTATTCAACTATTCGAAGATTTTTTACAAATATTCAAACTTTTTTTAAAAATGCTTATGCTTATCCAAAAACTACATTTTCCGATATCTCTCTAGATATGTCATCGGATGCAAATGCAGACGAATTATATCACACTCTCGCATCAAAATACATTTCAGATATACTGCTTCATTTTACAGAATTTGACGAGAGAGATGGAATTATACGATTTCAATATGTTTCATATTTTACCAAAGTATATATTTTTAACTGCGACATATGGGGAACCATATTTTGCTATAACATATTTTTTTCTTTTTTAGATGACTATAAATATGATGAACACATCGATATTGAACCCGATGCATATTCGAATTTTTTACATTCTATACTGTCCATGTATATGAGTCAACTCATGATAAATGGGCATGAAAAAATTAATGTTTCTAAATTGGTAAAATCAATTCAAAATTCTGTATAATGTATAATATTTAAACTTTTAACTTCAAGTATTCAATTTTTTTAATGATTTAATTTAAATCAAACGCTTTTGCTGTTGCGACAGGTTTATTCCAAAATTTAGTAAATCGATATTCCTTCAAAGCATCGAACATGTATTGATGTTCTTCTGGCGAGCTCCAAAATTTCTCTGTATTTCTCGACAAAACATAACACCCAAAATTATTAGAAACGACAATATATTTTAACTTTCATTATTTGTATTTGTATTTATATCTAGTTTTTTGATAACCTCTTTTATCATATCGTCTACAATTTGTTGTACAATTACAGTATGAGTATTGTTAGTACAAACACTACTACTTGATTCGTTTTTATTTTTTTTGGATCTTCTCATTTTTATAATAACAAATCCGTCTTCATCAATATCGCTATCAGGATTGGCATTTATTCTTGTGACTTCACGATTGCGATTGTGAACGAGTTCATTCAATGCAACTTGTTTTGACGCAACTTGGTTGCGCAAATATTCTTTAATATTATCCGAATACGATGCAGAGTAGGTGAGTATTCCATTTACAACATTTATAACTTGGTAAGCCCCTGATATAAGATAATACTCAGTGTAAAATAAATATGGATTTTTTCTATTTGACATTCCTTTTTATATATTTATATTTATAATTTTTTAACTTAATTTTTTTAAATATTTAACATTTAAATATTAACATTTTTATCTACGTAAAATGTTGGTATGTTTAGATGAGTTTACTAGCAATATTGATAACGTTATTGAAGAAAAAATTTTTAAAGAATTCTTAAATCTACAAAAAAAACATGATTTTACAATATTTTACGTGTCTCATAATCTGTATAATATGAAATATTCACATTTTAATTATCAGTTTAATGTCAATGATTTTAGTATAACCAAAACAAAAACAATCCAAAATGAAGATGTAATGATTTAGCTAGCTTATAAAATAAAAAAATTATATTTATTTATTATATTTTATTTATTATAATACAGATCGCAGACATAAAATAAAAAAATAAAATATAATGGCTACATTATGGTCACATCCAACATGGAATATATTTCACACACTCACTGCAAATATCATCGAAGAATCGTTTGATGAGAAATTCAAAAATAAATGCATCGTATTATTTACAAAAATTTGTAATGCAATCCCTTGCATGTTTTGTCGAATTCATGCAGCAGAACACATGAAAACTATACATAAAGATGAAATTAAAACGGCGAGAGATTTAGAAATATTTTTTTGGAAATTTCATAATGAAGTGAATAGTAGCACAAAAAAAGAATTATTTCCAGAAGAAAAACTAGCCACTTATAAACAAAAAAATATAATTAGAATAAAAAATGATTTCAAAGATGTTTTACAAATGTATTATCGAAACGACGAACTTTCAAAAGAATTTAATACTTTCATGAAAGAAAACAAAGATAAGTTTTTACACTTTAATAAAGTAAAAGAAGAGAGAAAAGATGACAAGGTTAAAATGAAAAAAGATGACAAGGTTAAAATGAAAAAGGATGACAAGGTTAAAATGAAAAAGGATGACAAGGTTAAAATGAAAAAGGATGACAAGGTTAAAATGAAAAAAGATGACAAGGTTAAAATGAAAAAAGATGACAAGGTTAAAATGAAAAAAGATGACAAGGTAAAAATGAAAAAAGATGACAAGGTCAAAGTGAAAAAAGATGACAAAATCAAAATGAAAAAAGATGACAAGGTCAAAATGAAAAAAGATAAAAACGAGAGAAAAGATAAAAACGAGAGAAAAGATAAAAACGAGAGAAAAGATAAAAAATAAAATAATATAAAAACATAAAAGAAAATAGAATAAATGTAAAGAACATGTCAAATCAAATTATAGATAAATTATTTATATGCGTTTGTGTTTTATTTATAGGATTAAAAATGTATTGTATCTATACAATGTTAACGACTTGACGCAATCAACATTTCAATTTTTCACCAATTTCTTTGAAATAAAATCCATTGTAATCAATTTTTTTTAAGAGCGCCTTGGCGAGTGTTTTGTCGCTCATTTTAAGGGTTCTAATGCAATCATACTTACACGCGTGAACTTGAACCAAATTACCTTGTGCGTCATATTGTCCAACACCGTTTCTATACAGTAAAGGACATTCACCATTATTTCGCTCTAGTTCAAACGTTGTTCGCAACTCTTCATCACAATCATCATATAATTTATAATAAAATCCTCTTGATATAGTTGATTTTTTTACAGGAACATCCAATCCAGATGACTCGTACCCGTTGCAATGCGCGGCAGTTTTTCGGTCAATATACACATTCAATATTTTCGTCTTGTCGCCATTGAGTTGTGCAATGTATCCCACAACTTGTGGTCGTACTTTTTTTGTGGGTAGTACAGTGCCGTGAACCACACTTGCATCAAGATCTCTATCAACCAGCAACCACCTGTATCCATGATACACGGTATTTTCCCTAACCGCCTTGTTCATCGACGGTCTTTTGATATCTGGATTTTCCTTCATGGCTTCAGACACGCTCTCATATACTTTTACCAATTCAAGTGTATCGGGGTGAATTTTTTGCAACCTTGGACCCAACGTAACAAGAGTCGTATTAAATCCGGTTGTCGTTTTCACTTGAGACGCACTCATTTTTTCCATCATTTCTTTCATCATTTTTTCGTTGGCATCCACTTTTCCCGATAATTGTTTGACAGAGTTAACCAATTCGTGCAACAGTCCATTTTCATTCTTATCTTCCTTCATTTGAACAAGCAGTTTTAATTTTTCGATTTCAAGTTCCAAACTGCTGGTATTGACATCATTGAAATTCTTCATATTGCTCGTTATAATCTGGTGTAGTGTCTGGTAAGACAAGTTTCTGCCAATTAAAAACAATTCATGCTCCTTTTCATGATTCTTCAAATCGGTCACTCTATTCAATCGAACGCTTTCATGGTTGTGTATAAAATTTTCAAAATCTTTACTCCTGTGAACACAAAAACAATCCAACAGCACACACTCTTCATATTTGCTTTTATGTTCATTGTACCTGCCCGATATTCCGCGCCGGCTCTCGCCGATTTTTATAATATATTTTCCGACATGTTCAAGCGTCTTTACTCTAATAATGTAAACGATGGAACATGCTGTATCGTATTCCTTCAATAATATTTTTTCCCTTTCGAGCACCTTTTCTTTTTCCAATTTTGTTTCATACTCCTTCTTCTTGGTGTCTTCGAGGGATGCCATTTCATCCTTTGTTTTTTCTAATTCTTCTTGTTTTTCTTCCAGTTCTTCTTGTTTTTCTTCCAGTTCTTCTTGTTTTTTATCGATTTCTTTTTGCATATTGTAAATACCTGTAACTCGAATTTCCTTTATCACATCACAAACCCAATTTTGAAATTTTTGGGCAATCGGTTTCCTAGATCGAAACAGCACTTTATATAATCCTTTTTCAGTTAAAAATGTTATATCTTGCAATCTTCCCGTGCCGTCCATAGTATGTACAGCACGCTTTTCTGAATCATCAAAATCAGCAATTGATGTTCTTATATTACTTATGTCTAATATTACTCCCACATCACTCGCTCGAAAGAGTGGGTCGTCTAATGTTCCTTTTATAACAATTTCAGTATGAAGGTCGTTTGTATTGAATGCTTTTACTATATCCATTTTCTTTGGTGTTGTAATACTATAATATACGCCATCTCTTTAAGTTCATTTATTTATAATATTTAAGTTATTATGTCTTGATGTGTTGTATTTATTTCGAATATAATCATCTTGTAACACAAACATACCATCATTATTCATTATGATCTAACCTAATATTTTTACACGAAATATATGTGACTTTACTAGTGTATATTATAGCTACTTAACTTTTCTAATAAATCAATTTTTAATATAATTAAACGCAACACAATGCGTAATCATATTAAAATAACTGTAATAAAAAATAAAAATGTAACTGTGAAGCGCACACGCAATTTAATTGCTGTAAGCACTCTTGATCCTCTAAGTTTCCCTAGAGGGAGGACTGTATCTTAAGCCGTCTCAGGTTGCTTAAACCTTCATTAACGACCCACATCCGTTCAGTCTCTGACGCCCTACCATATACTAGCATATCGTATTTAGGTAGTAAGCATGCGGGTTGCCCAATCTTTTTCATTATTACCATACCCAAGTTCATTACTCTTGGCCACTTATTCCTTTCGGAGTTAAGCTTGGTAGAAAAAGCTGTAAGGGGTTTCCCGAACAACAAGATGTGTTGCAATTCCGACGCCATCGCGTTGGAATCACTAGCAGTTGGTCATATCATCAAAACACATGATGATTGTGAGGACACAAATGGTTTTCCATAGTAAGAGCTCATTTCACTATGGCATACTGCTTTTCGGCCCTTGTTCACAGCTAGTATGATCATCATCAATACTAAGCATGTAGCTTCAAGGCCACCCATACCACTCATGATACGGAGAACGTTGTAGTTGGTAGCATAGACACGAACTTTGGCGGTCTTGGTGCCTTCAACAGTAGCATTAGACAACACGAGCTGAAGAGTTGCGTTGTCAATGCGGGAGAAGTTGCAACTCCCCGATGGCTGATGCTCTTCGGGCCTCAACGCAAATGAGTAAACGTTGATACCGGTGTCGGGAGTGCGAGTGTGGTGCTGGTAGGGCTGAACGAGGTCAAAGTAGGTTCCTTCACGTTCAGAGAAGCGGTCCTGGCCGTTGAGCTGGAGCTTGGCGGTGACGACGGGGTTCTGGCCCCAGCAGTGCATGGGAAGGGAGGTCTCGGCGAGAACAAAGGTGCCGGCATCAGAAATAGTGGAGTTCATGTAGGTGTGAGGAGCATTGAAGGTTCCGCCTGATGCCATGTTGGACTCGTTGTAAAGGACACCATTGGCATTCCACCATTGTTCAGAAGCAGAGGGGGCATTGTCAGCAGCACCGGCATCATAGAAGAGACCAGAAGCATCAATGTATTCATCAACTGCTGCAGGGCCACCGAATGCGTGGATGGCGTTGGGAAGAGCATCGACGGCATCAGTGTAGTTGAAGGGCTGAGCGCCGAGCAAACGGTACAGGAGCTGATCGCAGTCGAGGGAAGAGCAGTAGTCAACGTTCTGATCCGGCTGGACGACCCAGATGAGTTCTTTGACGGGGTGGTTAAAGTTGAGCTTGATCTTGTTGGAAGAAGAACCGACGGACTCGTCTCCGGTGAACTGGAGCTGTTCAATGAGGTACTCGTGGGGATTCTGGGCCATGCGCCTGCGCTCGTCGGTGTCCAAGAAGATGTAGTCGACGTAAAGGGAAGCGGCAACGAGGGACTGGTTGTATGCGGCGGTAACACGGCCACCGGCAGTGGAGCAGGATCCTTGGTTCAGAGAACCGACAGCCCACAAGCATTCGTCGATGGGGCGGATATCAAGGTTGATCTTGACTTCGTGATACTGAAGGGCGATCAAGGGCAGAGCAAGACCGGGGTTGCGGCAGTACCAGAATTGGAAGGGAACATAGAGGGTGGTTTCAGGGAGGGCATTGCGGGGAGCGCAAACTTGGCGAGGAGCATTGCTCTGGCAAGGACCGTCGACATCATTGAAGGAGGGATCGGTAATAAAAGTGAGTTCGGTGGTGTTTCCGACCATACCGTAGTAACCGCGAACCTGGTCAACGGGCAGAGTGAGGTTGTTCCAGATGTGCATCCAGTCACCGTACTGGCGATCAATGCGCTGACCACCGATTTCAACTTCAACCTGAGAAATGAGCTGTTCACCGGGAAAATCGAGCCAGCGGGCATAAACACTGGAACCGGCGACATTGTTCCTCATACTCTGGTTGATTTCAGGAAGAGTAACCTGAAGGTAAGTGCGGTATGCAAGATCACCATTGCGGCTAATAGTGCAAGTCACGCGACGACCGAAATCGGCCTGTCCGTTAAAGGTCTGTTCAATGGACTCCATTGCAAAGTTAGTGTGACGTTTGTATGAAACTTTCCAGAAAGTGATCTGAGGGTTACCCGTGAGATAAACATCCTGGGCACCGTAAGCTACAAGTTGCATTAATCCTCCTGCCATTTTATATTATTGTTGTTATAATATTGCTAAAGAAAAAAAAATCAAAAAATTACACGTAATTCATTTTTTAATTAAATCATTTTCTTTATTTTAATTAAAAATTTTATGGTATCTCGAAAAAATCCATGCTATCTCGAAAAAATCCATGGTATCTCGAAAAAATTCCTAAATATTTAATGTCTATATTCATTTTTTCTTTTTGGTCGGCAAATAAAATATAAAATTTATTTATTTAAAATGTTAGAATATAAAGTTTTTTATTTATATATAGACATAATAAAGTTAACAGGTGTCAATTAAACCATCAGTAAACAGTGAAAAATTTTATTTATGATTTTAGATGCCAACATTTAAATATAAAACCAATAAAAAAATAATAGTTGATGATAAAAGCATTACAACACTAGATAATCGCCATAAAGAAATGCAGCTTCATTTTTCAAATGTTAAAAATATTATCATACCAAATCTTTTAAAAGAGAAGAAAGAGCTAACAAATATGTTGAATAATAATAATAATAGTAACAACAGTAACAATAATAATGATGAAAATCAAAATCAAAACGGCGACACCTCCCCCCCCCTTTCAATTGAAAAACAACTTGAAATAAAAGACCGAATAGCTGATATAAAATCTACACTTAAAGTCCATAAAAATAATATAAAACAATATTATTTAACCAACTCTAAATATATTTTTGACTATTTTGAAAATAAAAAAGAAATATCCAACGGAAACACGAGAACAAAATTATTAAATTCATTTTTTAAAATTGATGGAGAGAGCGATCGTGTAAATGAATTGACATGTTTAAATATCAACAATGTAAAAAAGTTTCTTTCCAATACGGATCAATCCTTTATAAACGTGAATGATTTCATGTTTCAAACAGATGTATGCAAACACTGCAACGTCGGCGAACTCATACCTGTTGAACATGAGGGCATCCTTGTATGCAATCACTGTTCAAAGTATGTCATGTACTTATTTGAAAGTGAAAAACCTTCTTATAAAGAACCGCCCAAAGAAGCGTGTTTTTACGCGTATAAAAGAATCAATCACTTTAAAGAAATTCTTGCGCAGTTTCAAGCCAAAGAAACCACGCAAATACCGACCGAAGTGATCGAAAATATAAAGTTGCAAATTAAAAAAGAGAGAATCAGTTTATCCAAATTTACAAACACAAAAGCAAAAGACATTTTAAAAAAACTGGGATATAATAAATTTTATGAACACATTCCATACATTAAAGACAAACTCGGAATAAAACCGCCGGTTATGACGCAGCAACTTGAAGAGCAACTTTGTAATTTATTCATGGAAATTCAAGGCCCTTACGCAAAATTTTGCCCCGACGATCGCGTCAATTTTTTAAATTATTATTACACGATTTATAAATTGTGCGAGCTGCTTGGACAAACGCAATTTCTGCCATACTTTCCGCTGCTTAAAGACAGAGAGAAACAAATCGAACAAGACGAAATATGGAAAAAAATTTGCGCGGACTTAAACTGGGAATTTATACCGACGCATTAACACATTAAAATGAAAATAAGTTTTTTCCACTCATAATAATATATTATTTATTATTTATTTATTATTATGAGTGGAAAAAACTTAAATATATTTAATTCATTTTTATTAGAAATACATTCATTTATTTTTTACTAAATGAAATTAAACTTTATCAAGCATTTGTTTGGATGGAGTGAACTTGATGTTACAAGTATACAAGAACCATGTATTGTTGTTTATGCACACACAAGTTACTGGGACGCATTTTTTTATTTTTTATATAGAATATCTTCTTATGGAGAAAATTTTTGTACGTTGACTCAACCATTATTTTCAAGATGGTATTTTCGCCCTATTTCATTATTATTTAATATGGTATTTGCACCTCCAAATGAAAATAAAAATAGTAATTCAATTAAAAGAATAACTGACATTATAAGAAATATGCCATCATCAAAAACCGCACCCAAATGTTTCATATTATCTCCAAAAGGAACATGTTCAAAAAAGGAATGGCGAACAGGATATTATTATATTGCAAAGGAATTAAATTATAAAATTTATCCATGTTGTATAGATTATACAGAAAGAAAATGTTTTTTTGGAAAACCTGTAAATCCAAATGAAATGAGTTTAGAAGAATGTTCCTCCAACTTACAAAAACAACTAGGACAATATAGAGGATTGTATATCGAATCATCAGAATTTGAAATAAATGATCCAAATGCATGTCCGTATGAGTGTTTACTTCCGTTTGATTTGTGTTTGGCAACAACATATACGATTATCCCATATTTAATTTCATTGATGTACTATCAGCATTATTATCGTTTTGGAGCAAGTTTGCCATTATTTTTTTATTGTTTATTTTATCATTATAAAAAAGAGGGCGCGCACTTAAATCAACAAAGTGCAAAACTATTTCAAGAAATAGAAGGAACTTATGCAAAGATTATGGTTATTTCTCAAATTGTCGAAAATCTATACACGTTTGGATATTTACCATCAACATTTTATCTAACGATTCTGGTTGGATTATTTTTTTATAGAAATGGAACACCGAGAGGATTTTCAAATCGAGGCAAGTATGTAATATTCCATTCAATTCATCATATACTTATTTCTGTGTCCATGTATGTTTTAGCTATTCAAAATAAATAATACAAAAATTATGTATTCATTTTTTATTTATTATTATATTATTTTCTATTTTTTAATATAATAGAAAATATAATACAAGTTAAGATATGGATGCAATGAATTTCGATTTGGATATTAATCCCCTTTTTATTTTTTATGTAACGCTCGGCGGAAACTTTGTCGCACAGCTGTTTCCGTGCCAAGTTCAAAAACTTTTCACCGAAAATATTTATTATAAACACTTTCTCGCATTTTTTATTTTATTTTTTGCAATTATTTTAACTTCAGATAAATCTGAAAAAATAAGCACGACTCTCTTTTCCAAAACTTTGGTTTTATATTCGTTGTTTATCGTACTGACGCGAATGGACAAAAATTTCTTTCTACTATTTTTTGTAACACTATGCATCAAATTTATCATTATTAATGAAATGTCACACACACACAATAAAGAACTCAAAAATAAATATGATAAAATAAATAAGGCGCTAAACTATGCGCTCGTTTTGATCGGAGTCATCGGATTTACACTTTACTATGGAGAGAAGCGATACGAATATGGGAAACGTTTTAATTTTTTGACATTTTTACTTGGAAAACCGGTGTGCAGAGAATTCGTAATTCCAACAAACTATCGACGTAATTTATCATACGCTTTTACTTAAAAATAATTATAACGAATAATAAAATATTTATAATTATTATACAACGCTTTCTTTATCCAAATAAAATTTAACATAAATGTTTTCTAAACTCATTCTATATTTTTTCATCGCATTGTTTATTTTCATGTTGTTTATCGAAATGTCTTCTCGGTCATCTTCATCTATGATAATTGAAGGATTAACCACCGATGCCAATGCCGATGCAAGTGGCGATTCCGGTGGCGCCGATTCTTCCGGCAGCGGTAACCTTGGAATAACCGTTGGAAGATACACCTCAAAAATCGACCAACTCGCAAAAACAATCGATTCCATGCAAGCAAGTATTTTAGGACTTTTGCCAACCGTGGCAAAAAACACACAAGACAATGCAAAAAATCAAAAAGCAATTCAGGCCATTATTGCAAACAAGAACAACACGTGATCACAAATGAAACCGAGTATGAAACCGAGTATGAAACCGAGTATGAAACCGAGTATGAAACCGAGTAAATACTATAACTCATTATAATTCTTCAGAAAACATGTCAATGTCTAAATCGCCGAGTGAAACCGGTTCTCCAATGCGAAGGGCGTCGTTTTCATCTTCGTCGTCATCGTAACCGCCTTGCTCGTCTTCTTCTTTACGCTTTGCAAAATTTTTCATACTTATTTCTTCCAACCGTTCCAGCGTTTTTGGAGCATTCACTAACTCGTCTTCCGAACCATCATTCATAATGCGCACCCGGTCGATGTCATCAAACGTAATCGTTTGTTTTTTTACACCATCATCATCGCCATCGTTCTTATTTTCTTCTTTTACTTCTTCCGGCTCTAGCTGCTCATGTTCCTCTTCTTCAATAACCGGATCTTGCGCAATAATTTCTTCGGTATCAACCACCTCAGTGTCTTCTTCAATAAACTGGTCTTCAATGTACACTTTCAGCAAATGTTCAATCGGAATGCTCTCTCGAATTGTGTTCAGTATACATTCTTTTATCAATCCCTCCAAATGATAATTGTTTTTTTGAATTTGCAAGTGTTGTTTATTTTTTTCAAATAAATACACGTTGGAATACACTTTTCTAGCGACATTAATGTAAACCTTGTGAATAAATTCAGACAGCTTCGGAATGGCAATGTCTATCTTCTTCTGTTTGCTCCCGGCGCGCACACATGTCAGCGTCTTGAGATGTATAATGTGAACACATGTGATTAACTCCTCAATATGACTGCATCCGCTTTGTTCGGATATGCGCTGCGTTTCCTTTTCAATGATGGATGTGTTCCATTTCGGAACACGCAATAAAAAATTCTGGAATGTCATCAAATACTTGGTTGTTTCGCCATTTTCTATACACAGTTTCCACGCTTCATCGAATATTGATTTCAATCCGGAGTGAATGTGCGGCGTCAAAAGATTAATAAGTCGCGAACAAAAATCATTGCGCGACGATTGTAAATTTTCAAGAACAAAATCATCCATTTTTATTTTATTTCCCTTCGAATAATTTTAAATATTTATTTTTGTATCGTTTATATAAATGAAATATTTTCTAAAGTTAATTCACTACGAAAAACTAAAAAATATAAAATAAATAACATTAATATTTTTTCATTTCTAAATTCTCTCTTAATTTTCTGAAACGTTATTAAGTATTCGTATTTTTTCAAATCTTCAATGTTTGCATTTTTTTCAACATAATGTATCAAATCAATGCTACTATACCCTTTATCATACAACTTTATAATAAATGACATGCATTCTTCCAGTGTTTGTTCGTTGCATCCGCATCCGATCTCTGTATCATTGTTATCGGTCACGGTCAGATTGTTTGCATTTAATTTTATATACTTGTTCAAAGCCGTTTTCAAATACGTATTGTGCTTATTATCATATTCTTTAAATGCAACGCCATAAACCGAATTCAAACTATGAGTGTGCAAATTGGTAACACACTTATCTATTGTTGGTTCAGAAACATATATTTCGCAAAATCTTGATAAAATTGGTTTTAATAATTTATACTTATCTTCAATAATAATAAAAAATCGAGTTGAACGGCTGAATAATTCAATGCATCTCCGAATTGCAGATTGGGCATCAATCGTCAGTTTATCCGCATTCAATAAAACAATGGTTTTAAATATCTCTCCGTCTTTCAGATCCACATTTGTTTTTGAAAAAAATTTTAAATCTTCGCGAACAAAACGTATCCCTTTCCCGTGCGCACAATTCACGTGCATAACATACGTTTGAATACATTGTTTGTCGCCATTGTATATTTTATGAATAAAGTCATTAACAATATGATTCTTTCCAGAACCAGACACGCCATGAAATATAATATTTGGAATCTTTTTTTGTTTTATAAAATAATCTAATTTTTCTTTTATATTTGTGTGAATATTCATTTCCGTTTCATTGATGGTCAAATCATTCGTCGCGCTACTCATATTAATTTTATAAATATTATAAATCAATATATTATCTAATAAGTATTAATCTAATAATCTAATAAATAATCTAATAGTTAATAATATCAAAAACCTTTTAATTCATTTTATTCTAGTTCATTTTTATAACTTTATAACTTTAGCAAATAAAAATAACATGAATAAAAAAAATAAATAAAAATAAATAAAAATAAATAAAAATAAATAAAAATAAATAAAAATAAATAAAAATTCGTTAAAATGTAAATTAATATTTGTTCACCAAGTATAGAAAATCATAAAAAACTAATTAAGAAACCCATATTATAAAATGGATAATATTTTTGTTATAGGATGTGTCATCTCTGTCGTATTTTTTTTAGTTAAATTTTTAGAAATGCGATTTTCTACCGAAGAACCAAGACCCTTGAAATACATTATGCGCGACTCGCTCGTGGTTTATGCAAGCTGCATTATCGGTTACTACTTGTTGTTGCAATTTCAACCCGAAGGAACGGCGAACCAACAAATTGAAGTTTTTACCGATGTTCCCGGATTTTAATGTCTCTTCTCTCTATTGTGTTAAACATTATTATATAAATAATTTTTTTTTATAATATTATTATATAAATAATATTATAAAAATAATATTATCATAATATTATGACCGACTTAAAAAATAAAGAAAATTTTGAAATAAAAGTTGATGGAGTTTCGATTCATGTAAAGAGGTTTAACATTGAATCGACTATAACTACCGGCCAATCACCATTTCCTCCTTGCGGGCCTGTTATTGCAGTTCTTAAAGATAAAACTGTTCTTTTAGGAGGTGGACAAAGCGGTGGGTCGATATATGCATGGAACGAGTATGACCAGAAGCTAAAACATCTTGGTGATGTCATATCCGCAAATAAAAGAGTCCAAGCTGATTCTCGATTTGGAATTACAGACATCGCTGTTCTTTGTGAGAATAAATGTAGCGCAAACCTTTTGATTTCATTTCCCATACTTTCAAAATCGAATTGTGTTAAAGTTGTTGTTATTCGATTCATTTATGACCGAACTAATAGTTCGCTAAAAAAAAAGGAAATGTGGTTTAAAAGTTCTCCTTGCGTCAAATATCCTTCAGAAATATCATCACGATCACCTTTTCAATCTCCGGTCCAACACGCAAGCGGTCGAATTGAAGTAATTAATAAACATTCAATTTTTTTAACCTTGGGAGATCTTGGTTTTGATAACCTTTTCGACCGTAAAAAAAGAGGGGATTTAGGTTCTGTTTTTCGCTTAACAAAAAAAAATGGAAATCGAATAATTCGAACTCGGATATCGCAAGGACACCGAAACATGCAAGGAATTTTATTAGTGAATGATAAACACCTTCTTGTATCAGAACATGGACCTAAAGGCGGCGATGAACTTAATCTTATTGATCTTACTAGACCTGGAGTTACTGATTTTGGTTGGCCTCATGTAACTTATGGAACTGAATATACACCGTATGACTATGTAATTCCTGGAAAACTTGGAACACATGAAGGATTCACAGAACCGTTAAAAGTATGGAAAAGTGCCATTGCTCCAACTGAATTGGTTCGGGTTCCATATGGAAAATTTGGAAAATATTCTGGAGGGATTGCCATGGGAACGTTGCTTGCAAGGTCTTTAGTATTCATGCGTTATAAAAATAAAACTATTACCAACTCAAAAATCGTTAATGTCGGAGAACGAATCCGTGATTTAGATGTCCTTTCCGATAAACGTTTAATTGCGTGCACCGATAGTGGTCAATTACTAATCTTTACTAGTCCGACAAACAAAACAAAAAATTTATAGATGAGTGAGTGTTTTTTATATCATACATAAATCAATTTTATTTACACAACAACAACGCATGAAACAATTTCATTTTTAGTTTTGACACATTTTCGTTAAAACTTAAAATTCTTGCATAATTTGAATGATACAATGTCGAAAAGTGTTCACTTGACAGAATTTTATTATAATTTTCATTTTTCCAAGCGGTGAATGCTGCAAGCAGTTTTTTAAACATCTTGTTCATAATTGTTGACGCAAATTCTTGGTCTGTCATTTTTTTCCATGCATCTTTATCATACATTAACAATTCGTTTCTCGAACCCTTGATTGCGCATAAAGGATAAGGATGACCACTTCGTTGTTTCAAATCTGCGACAATAAACTTGGATGCCCAGTCAACTATCTCTTTTGACTCAAACATCGTTTCCAAATCATGCGACGTTACTTCCAACCCATTGACCCAGTCGCCAAAATCACTCGCAGAATTCTCATGGGTATGGGCGTGGGCGTGGGCCTGGGCATAACCCGGTTTAACGTTTATATCCTCGCAACCGCTTTGTAACTGCAGTCGCATTTCGTTCATATGTTGTCTCATTTCATCCATTGCCGTCTTCATCATTTCTAATTCGCACCTCAAATTTCGAATTTCGTCACAGCATTCTTGTTGTCTTTCTCTTTGTATCATTTCTAATGATGACGCATCTACTATTTTTGGTTTTATTCTTATCTTAACCATTTTTCATACAAAGGCGGGAATGACATAAATGAAAGATACAAATGATAAATTCAATTTTAATATTTTTTTAAAATATATTTTTTTGAATTTAGATTTTTTGATTTTTATATTTTATAATAGTAGTATTAATTATTATAAAAACAACATATTTTACATTAACACATTAATAATAAATAAAATGAATAAAATGACAATAGTAAGTGTATTTTTTATAATATTTATTCTCTTTGAAACACTCTTCTACTATCTTTACAAAAATAAAAATGCAATAAAGGAATCGTTTTTAATACAACAACCAACACAACCAACACAACCAACACAACCTAAAAAAAATTCCATAAAAGAACCGTTTTTAGAAGGATACCAGGGGTCTGAAACAAATTACGAAAGCTGCAAAAAAAGCGGATATCCACACCAATGGTGTCTCCATATTCAAGAACCATACGGCATTCCCAACCCCGACTCCTTGATAGAATGTGCACACAATTATAGTCGTAAATAAGTTTTAATTTTCGCTATAAAATGAATCTTCTCCGCAATCCTCGTCGTCCGGTTTCTGATTCTCAGATAGACGCGACAACCCATGATCCGTATTCTTATCAATCACAACATTCTCCGTTTCAAACATTTGCTTTCGAATGTCATCCAACGTAACAGAATCATTGCACTCTTCATCCCCGTCGCCATCATCACCATCTTCGCTCGACAAGTTTTTAACACTGACAAGCTCACCCTTTGAATTCAATGTTTGAGTCAATTTGCTTCCCGACTTTTCGGCATTCTTCTTGTTTTCTTCAATTGCCTTCTCTTTTGCCTCTTTCACGCGCTTGTCAAACTCCTTCTTCGCACTGTCTTCATTCTTCTTCTTCTCTGCCATCAACTGATTCAACGTCTCTTCCATATACTCGACGCGACCGGTTTTATACGCATCCGGGTGAAACGGCACCCACATGCCCACCGGACCAACATACACATCATGATTCGGATCAACCTCGCGAAGCAACTTGCACCGCAGTTCCGCCTCCTTTTGCGACGCAAACACACCCCGAACCTTGATTCCTCTCACCGATGTCTGAAACTCGTGCTGTTCTCCGAATTCAGCGTCCAGCCGCTCTTCACTGTTATCAACAAACGTCTTGAAATCATCATTCACGTTATACTTCATTAGCTCGCCGTGCTCATTCTTTACAAAATCTTGGAAATCTTCATTCACTTTATCAAACGTCAAATTGTATTTGTAAGAAACAAAACTGATAAAATGAAGCATGACATCCATCGATTTCTTATAATTCCACTGCTTCAAAAACTCCTCGAAAAAAAAGTGTTCGCGCTGTTTAATAATGTGTTCTGGACTCACAAATGACAAACAAGCAAACTTTTGTCCCGAAATCGGTTTATCCTCCTCCAACAAGTCCACATAGTTCACATTTTCACTTCCATCGTCATTCAGTTTCATTTCAACTCCTCGCGGTTTACTATCTTTAGGCATTTATTAAGAATTCGATTTTATCTTTTTGTATATTTATCTATGAAATCATATTTAAGTATTTTAAATTTATAATATTTATTTTATTTGATATTTTTTAATATTTTATATATATTTATTTTTTATATTTTGAAACAATTTTATTATTTTTTTTTCTATTCTTTTAGTATAATAAAAATTAAATAAAAAATGTACAACAACGTTCTAGATTTAGGAGAGCTTGTAAAGCGCGCAATAAAGTATTTGGTGGAGGGTATCATGGTTGCCATCGTTGCATTTTCCATTCCCAAACAACGTCTCCGCCTTGAAGAAGTCGGTTTGATTGCATTGTCTGCCGCTGCAACCTTTGCCATTCTGGACGTTTACGTCCCTAGTTTAGCAGTTTCCGCTCGCTCTGGTGCCGGGTTCGGTATCGGCGCCAACCTGGTCGGTTTCCCAAGGTAAATTAAAATAATTAAAATAACATAAACTCTCTCATAGATATCAATCATTAGGACAGGTAAAAAAATAGCGGAACACGAATGCATATTCAAAATAAATACATTCAAATAATAAATATAATATATTCGTTATATTATACGACATCATAACGATGGTGTATAATGTATTAATTATAGGTGGAGGTATATCTGGAATAATGTCATTAAAACACTTATTAGAAGAAGGTGAAACCAATGTGGTTGTATTAAATAAAAATAAGGAACCATTTGGTGTGTGGAATATAAATAATCATCCAAGTGTATTAGATTTTACATACTCAGTAAGTTCAAAACTATATTTAACTATATCAGATTTTCCAATTGGCAAGGATGTCGTTGAATTTCCTCATCATTCCGTTGTATTAGATTATTATAAAAAATATGCAGATCATTTTGGATTGATGCCTTATATCAAAAACAATACAGAAATTGTAAAGGTTAAGAAAATCAACAACATCTGGCATTCGTACACACGAGATGCCGTTTATAAAAGTTACAATATTATAGTCGCAACTGGTGCAGTGAACAAATGTTTAAATTATCCGTCCGACTCTTTTTTTAATGAATTCACGGGAGAAAAATATCACGCAGATCATTTTAAAAGTTATTACACCGGATTAGTGAATAAAAAAATACTCATTGTTGGTGGGAGTGATACCGCCTGTGACATAGCCGTGTTTTTGTCGGATAAAAATAATCAAGTAACTGTTTCTATGAAAAATGGACGCTGGTTTCAGCCCAGAAATGTCGGTGCTCGTAATTCGGCAGATATGTTTTATTCTCGTTCTTTGGATTTTTTGGTGAAGAATGTAGTTGGCAAAAGGGTAATACATAATATATTCGGTATGGTCTATATAAAAATATTTTATGGTTCATATGGTAGTGAAATAAAAGAATGGGAACCGAAAGGCGATTACCTGAATGATTATTATGTGAAAAGCAGAGATATTGTGGATGCCGTCGCAAAAGGTAAAATAGAACCTAGAAAGTATGTTGAGAGTATTACCGGAAATAAAATCAAATTCATAGACAATGATGCTGTTAGTGAATTTGATGTCATTATTTTTGCGACAGGATACAATACAAGGGGGTGTTTTGACTTTCTTGAGAAAACATATGATAAAAAATACAAACATATCTTTGTCCCAGAAGATGACTCTATCTTTTTTGTAGGGTATATTCGTCCATATTTAACATCTATTCCAATGTTAGTTGAACTTCAAACAAGATGGGTGAGCAAGGTCATTGCAAACCGAGTGAAATTGCCGTCGTCAGTAAAAATGTTAGAAGAAATAGAATATGACTACGAAAAATCCAAGAAGGAATTTCCATGTTCCTATGAAAGAATTCCGATTGTTGACCCATATGATTATTGTAACATGATTGGTAAAAATATAGATGCTTTACCGAACTTATTTAAATTATTCTTTACAAACAATGAATTATGGCTAAATATTGTTTATGATAGCTGGAATCATCATATTTTTCGTTTGAATGACACCGACTTGAACAATGTTAAAATTGCGACGAATAATATAATGGAAAATACAGAAAATGCAACTAGCAAAAATATAAGACAAATATTAAAAATTATTTATATATTCATATTTATTATTGTTATCATTTTTATTGTTATGATTATTAAAGCGTTGAATCCAGCACAAAAACTATTTCCATTTCACTCTGGTATCACACATTTTAAATGGTTATGTAGTTAGCACAGAATCCAATCGCGCTTCATACAAGGGTTTAATTCCCTGATGGGTCGGTAAATGCTTTATAAGCAAATCATAATGCATTTTAAAAAATAAGTATTTTAATTCATTCTACTAATGAAAGCGTAACTGCATCCTTACAATGTTCTTTTACATCCTCTTCTTCTTCTTTTGTTATCGCATTCGAATTCGTCAATGATGATTCAAAGTTTGCAGGAACAGGTTGCGAATCAACATTGATGTCGAGACCATTCTGTTTTTCTTCATTTGAAGTTTGCGTCGTTATTATTGCAGCGGACCCTTTTTCTTTTTCAACCACTTTTTTTGCCACAACTTCATTTTTTTGAAAACGCACCTTTTTCACAATTTCTCTCTTGGTGTTCTGACGCTGCAGCGTTTTCATGCACAGCTTTGGAAGTATGGCAACCGTGTTCATATACGTGCGATATTTAAACACGCACACCGACGAGAGCGGCTCCATAAATTTAATACTGTACCACCAATACGCCGGAATGTATATGATTTTTCCAGGCACAAGCTCGATTTCCAACGTCTTTATTTTATCATAGTCCGCTTTGTATTGGCGTTGTATGGCCCACGGATTCAGCGGCGATCGAAACTCGAAATTCTCATAATCTTCCACCGGGTACAAGTATCGCGCCGACTTTGGTGGAATGAGTTTAATCTTGATAACACCGTGCGTCACCAAATAAAAGTTCCTATAATTCACACTGTATTGCAAGGGCATTTCCGTATATTGTGATGCAGTCAAAAGATCATAAAAGCAATTCGAAACCATTGGCGGTCTTAGAAACGCGTCATTGTACTTGTAGTTTTTTATAATTCCCGTCTCTTCTAAAAAGTCGCCATTTTTTTCACTCACGTATTTCGCATCCTTGTCGCCAGTTAAAAGTGCAAGCGCCGCATTCAGCGTTACCGGAATATGCAGATCCGTATTGTCATCGGCATCTTTCACATTTCTAACCTTGACATCAAATGCGCTATAGTGTTCTGTAATATGAGAAAGCTTGCACGTGTCTAAAAGCGACTCATTTTGATAATCGAATATCACCGGCTGTCGCAAGTCGCATATCTCCTCCAACTTTTCTTTCGACGGCTGCTCTATTTCATACACTTCTAAATCATTCGACGTTTTGAGCTGAAAGTAAATGTGCAGATACAAAAAAAGAACAATACAGAATATAAGTATCGCAAAAAATTGTTGCATTTCCAAATATTTAATTTATTTATTTCGAATAATTTAAATATAAAAAATTATATTTAAATCTTTGTTTATCTTATTTATCTATTTATATAAAATTTTACTCATTTTTTTTTAGTAATCAAATTAAAAAAATATCATCATTAATTATAGGTAATATTTTTTTATAAAAATGGAAACTCCTATTTTATTTGATGAAGTTATGTTTAAAAGTATGTTTAAACTAGAAAAAACCAACGCAGGAGAAAGTGACAAAATTGATACATTAATTAAGAAAACACATACTGAAAATGTAAATAAAGATATTATGTGCCTCCTGACGACCAAGAAATTAATAGTTATATTGAAAGTTTAAATAAATTCACTGCTGCGGATGTATATAGATATGCATTAAACATATACTTCAACAATAAAAGTAGATCTATATTTTTATGCGGAATTGATAGAACCAAAACGACTATTTGCGATAACTCCCCACTAATAATTTCAAAGGAAACACCAGAAGGTGAAAGGGAAATATATGTTAAAAATAAGTTATTTCCAATATTTTATACCTGTTTAAAAAAAATTAACTTTAACGACGACAACATTTATCGATTTTTTATAAGATGATTATGTCTATGTGACGGTATTGTAGTAATTACAGACATTTTAATACGTAGATTTACTGATGTTTTACGCATAACTTCACCATCATCATCTCCGTCGTCATCTCCGGCAGCTCCGACAGTGCAGCAAACTTCGCAGTATGAAAATCAGTATATACTTCAAGTATCACCATCACCAGACCCCAAACCACCATCACTATCATTGACAAGTATATATTTTTATCGATTTACCGATCCAAAGGGGGATTTAAGTAATTCAGAACCTTTCAAAATAGAATTAAAATATGATTTACAATATTTATCAAATTGTCCATTTTATATGTTATTCCCAACTTTATTAAAACTGAATACTATGTATCTGCGTCCCGAATCTTTCTTTACAACTACGTTCAAGGGTTTTCAATATATTGGAGGTAGAAAAATATCAAAAAAAAAGCATCGAAAGTCAAAATCAAAAAAATCAAAGAAGTCAAAAAAGTCAAAGTCGCGACGAGCTAATAAGAATAAAAAATAATAACAAGATAAAATAATAACAAGATAAAATAATAACAAGATAAACAAGATAAAATAATAATATAAACAAGATAAAATAATAATATAAACAAGATAAATATTATAAAGAATTTTATATTATTTAAAATGAATCAGTCCATACATGTTTATAATGAAACTGGCGAAAACAAAAATGAAAACAAAAATGAAAATAAAAAATATTACGTTTACATTCTTGAATCCAGCGACTGTAAATCAACCTACGTCGGTGCAACCGTGGACCTAAACCATCGCCTTCGGCAGCACAACAAAGAGCTGGTGGGCGGAGCTCACGCAACCAGTGTTAAAGTGGCACAAGGGTGCACATGGAACCGTGTTTGTTACATTCAAGGTTTTCCCGACTGGTCGTCCGCTCTCCAATTTGAATGGCGCTTGAAACAGCTCTCTCGAATTCTTTTAAAAACGAATAGGGTCGGGGTCGATACGCCAATACAACGAAGAATTTCAGCCCTGCATCAACTACTATCCTTAGAAAAACCAACCACAAAAGCAATTCCGTATTCAAGCTGGCCGTGTCCCCCTGAAATTGTATGGGAAACATGCGAAAAAAATAAATAAACTAATAAATAAAAATAAATTATTTAATTCATACAATATTCATTTAAAAACTATTTTATTAATTAATTTATAAGTAAATAATAATAAAATTTATAACTCAATACTATTATTAACTATTACATTTAATATTTACTAGATCCGATTCCATAATAAAAAACATCTCGTTTCATGACGTCGTCGGCAACAATTTCATGGTCCGCTGCTCCAAATAATCCGACTTATTATCAACTGCAACAAACAAGTTGTAATTACATTATATGTTCAAACATATGGGAAGATTGTTCGGGTAATACGAATCCACCTCCACCACACACTCCTCCAATATCGCCCGCTACTCAAATTCCTTCGAGTTATACAAGTTATACAGTAACTGGACTCGCGCCCACAACGCAATACTTTTTTCGTATTCGAGCAATATATGATAGTTCGACAAATGGACCATGGTCTGCTATTAAATCTTCGACAATTTGGGGTCCAACTGGACCTACAGGTCATCAAGGTATCCAAGGTCCGACCGGTAAAACGGGAGCATCTGGTTCCGGACCAACTGGTCCAACAGGTTCTGGTAGTACAGGCGCAACGGGGTCGACTGGTGCAACTGGAGCAACTGGTCCAACAGGTTTTACAGGTCCAACTGGTTTTACAGGTCCAACTGGTGCAACGGGGTCGACTGGTGCAACTGGTGCAACTGGTTTTACAGGTCCAACTGGTTTTACAGGTCCAACTGGTGACACTGGTCCAACTGGTTTTACAGGTCCAACTGGTTTTACAGGTCCGACTGGTTTTACAGGTCCAACTGGTGACACTGGTCCAACTGGTTTTACAGGTCCAACTGGTTTTACAGGTCCAACCGGAGCAACTGGTTTAGGGGAAACCGGCGCAACCGGAGCAACGGGTCCAGCGGGTATCGGTCCAACCGGTCCAACCGGTGCGGTAACAATAGGTGATACAGGTGCAGATGCCGTTTTTTATCCAACATTTGTAAGTTCAACCACTGGCACTTTAAATATCAGTACATCGTCTCCATTTTCTATAAATCCGACCACCGGTGAGTTTAAATTGGATTCAACGATCAAAATCGATGGCGGCAATTCCGGCTCTATTGCCATTGGTTATAATGCCGGTACTGGTCAAGGGACAAATTCTATCGCAATTGGCAATGCTGCAGGTCAAAATACCCAACTAAGAGAAGCAGTTGCAATTGGTTATGGTGCAGGTCAAAATAACCAACATTATGGTGCGATAGCAATTGGAATTAATGCAGGAAATGGGTCTTTGGGTGGATATCAGGATGATAATGGAATTGCTATTGGAAATAATGCTGCCAGCATTCGTCAAAGTGTCGGCGGAATCGCAATTGGTTATCAAGCAAGTAAGGTAGGACAGGGTAATTATTCAATTAATATTGGTTACCAAGACCCAGATTTACTTGCTCAACCTTCAAATAGTATCATTTTAAATGCAACTGGCGGTTCTAATGTCGGTGGTGTGAACATGCAGGGTATAGGAGGCGGCTTTCAAGTAGCACCGGTAAGAAGTGGTATTACCGGTCCAAATGTACTTTATTATGACTCGAGTACTCATGAAATTACTTATGGCGCAAAAACATTCGTTATTGACCACCCGCTTGATGCCGCCAATAAATATCTGGTTCACACTTGTTTAGAAGGGCCGGAAGTCGGCGTTTATTATCGAGGAAAGGGTGAAATTGTAAACGGAACGTCTGTTGTAATACGCCTTCCCGATTACTTTGGCACATTGTGTAAGGACGCTCATGATGCAACCGTTCAAATTACTCATATTTATCACGGTAAAGTCAAAGTATTCAGTGCGAGCGAAGTGGATATCGAAAACAATACATTCACAGTTTATGGTGAAAATGGCCGTTTCAACTGGTTGGTCCATGGCAAACGCGGAAATATTCGCGTCGAATGTGATAAAAGCACCACAAATGTTAAAGGAGATGGGCCGTATAAATACATTGTATAAGACATTACAGTCACTCATCGATTGAAATTTATTTATATAAATGTCAATAAAATTTAGATCTACATTTATATAAATAAAATTATATAAGTAAATAATAAAATTAGTAATAAATTATATTAAAATATATTTATGTATATTATTAATAATATTTTTATAATAACATATTAATATCATGTCAACAAACACCACTGTAACAGTAAAATGGCTGCCTGCATTCTCTCCACAAAATAATCCAGTAACTAGTTATAACTTGCAGTATAGCACGAGTTTTAACATGTCAAATTCTACGACAGTAAACGTTGGTCCAGTAACACAGTATCCAATACAAAATTTAACACCTACGACACAATTTTTTTTTAGAGTTCAAGCGATATATCCAAATAATTTATTCGGACCATGGTCTGCTATAAGGTCTTCAACTATTGCGGGTCCAACAGGCGCCACTGGACCTGCAAGTACGGTTCCAGGTCCGACTGGCCCGACTGGTTATACAGGTCCAACTGGTTTTACAGGTCCAACTGGTTTTACAGGTCCAACTGGTTTTACAGGTCCAACTGGTTTTACAGGTCCGACTGGTTTTACTGGTCCGACTGGTCCGACGGGTGACACTGGTCCAACTGGTTTTACAGGCCCGACAGGTAATACAGGTCCTTCAGGTCCGACTGGTTATACAGGTCCAACAGGTTATACAGGCCCGACTGGTTTTACAGGTCCGACGGGTTTTACAGGTCCGACTGGTTTTACAGGTCCGACGGGTTTTACAGGTCCGACTGGCAGAACAGGTCCGACTGGCAAAACAGGTCCGACTGGCAGAACAGGCGCGACAGGTTTTACAGGCCCGACGGGTGACACTGGTCCGACTGGTTTTACAGGTCCGACTGGCACAGGTCCGACGGGTTTTACAGGCCCGACGGGTTACACTGGTCCGACGGGTAATACAGGCCCGACTGGCACAGGTCTGACTGGCCCGACCGGCGACACTGGTCCGACAGGACCAATAGGTCCAACTGGTTCTAGTATAGTTCAAAATATATCTGGATATGCAAGATGGACTTTGAATCAGGCGTTGATTGCGTTGGAAGCAGACGGAACCGGTATTGCTAACGAGGTTGCGTTTTCTTTTTTTGCTCCTCCAACGTATGCAACAGGTATTGGAAGCAATTTTGTTCTTGGAAATAACGGACGTATTAGATGGAATGGCGCTAATTCTATTTCTGTAAACGGGCAAATTGCATTTCAGGTCACGCTAGAACAATTCGTAGGTGGTTCGTGGAATTTTAATAATATATTAAACTTGAGTCAATTGCCGGATAATTTGCAGTATCAAGTAGGATTTGGTTGCAGCATGCGCGTAACAGATCAAAACGGGGGTGCTACCCCAAATGCTATGAACGCATACGATTTTTGTATTAGTCAGGCAAGTAGCTTCACTACCAGCACTGTCTCTCCATCTTTGTATGGAATTTTCACTTTCAATACAAATATGCGTTCGGGTGATGAAATGGGACTTTTTTTTACGGCGAACGCGTGGTTTAACACTCTCACATCCTACCGCGTATTTATTGAGAATTCTCTCGCCGGGGGGTCAGGTTCCGGAATTCAACTTCAGGTTGTGGAAATGCCTTTTTAAAATAATTATCCATTTACTTCGATATATAGTTCAACAGTTACTATTACTTTCATGAAAAATTTATAAATGCATAAACATTACATATCATTTTTCGTTTAAAAATTACATTTTATTTTATATAATAAATTTTATTATAATTATATAAAAAAATCTACTACAAGCCACTATAAATTTAAACAGATTTCGTCGGTCGAAACAAAAACCCGTCATCCGTGCCATCTTTTAAAACGTTCAAATACGATTTGAATGTCTTTATCGACACGCGGCAATCATCATATCCAAATAATTCCGTGCGAAACTTGGTTCGACAATTGTGAATACTGTGAAAACTCGGCATCGCGCCACAAGTCGTCAAATGAATGACGTTGCGATACATGGAATACATGGTTACACTCAAATTGTGTTCTAATGAACACATCGATTTTCGCAAATAAAACGCCAGCGAGCTTCTCGACTTGAACGTCATGCAAATATCCGGAAATCTCCTTTCTATTCCGGATCCCTGCTCGTCATCGCGTCGACGCGTCGCGTTTAAAACATAAACGCACCTAAACGAGTCATAATAAATGTATGCACGCCAATCTGTAACTGCAACACTATCCGAATTTTTATAACCAAAATCATTCAACTCTGGAACAAACTCTTCGATAAAAAGAACCGGTATTGTAGGCATAACTTCTGTATGCATCCCTTTGTAATGACTGTTACTTTCATTCTTGTCATTATCATTCGTAACAGCTCGAGTAAATCGCATTTTTAAATGACATTCACTCGCCTTTTCAAACATTTCAGTCCCATTTTCAGTATTGCAACTCGATTCAACAACCGTTTTAACCTGTTGTTCTTCTTGTTTTTGTTCTTGTTCTTCTTCTCCAGAATTAACACAACCATTGGTCTTGGTCACCGCTTCTTTTTCGCTAATAGAAAGCACGACTTCTTCGCTGTTGTCATTATGCACTCCTTCTCTCTCTCTTTCATCCTTTACACCAACACCTCTTGAAAATAGAGACCAACGACTGCTCAAACTCATATTAAAAATGTAATTTAAATAAATAATATATTTATATTTTTATATGTTCAATGCTTTTAAGTTTATTTTTATAAAAAATATTTATTATTTTTGCTGATTTTTATTGTTTTTATTATTTTTTGATGTTCTTTTGTTTTCAATATAACAAACTCAATTACTCAATTAATAAAAAAATTGATTATGAAATATACTTAAACACATTATTACATCTTCATTTATTGCTTAAAAATACCAAACCAAAACCACCGATACCCTCTATGAAACCTATCGACATTCGTGATAATGAAACCAATATTGATAATGAATGGAGTGATTTTCTCATGGGTTGTTGCAATCGCGACGAAGAAACGTCATCATCATCATCATCATCATCATCATCATCATCATCATCATCATCATCATCATCATCATCATCGACGACTTACACTAAAAAGAATCAAAATCAAAATGGCGGTTTGAAAAACAAAACAACAAAACTATCAACGACAACGACCTCTCAGGATGTTGATCCTTACAGTAACACGGATCAAATGAAAATACTGTTCGATAAAAACGATAACGATAGTAGCGACGAAAGTCACGACGATGCACGCACCGATCGCCGCGATAACATTTGCGAAAATCGAGACGATGAAATAATCACACACGCAATTGAAGTCCCGTCATGTTCGCCCATTTACATTTCAACGAAAACTAAAATATTATTTCTCAATACACCCATCGATATAAAAAAAGTGTTTTGGGAAATTCCAATTATGCCATATGCGTCACAGTGTTCTGGAATTATAAAAAAACAAATTAAATTTTCGTGCACAACAAAAGAAGAGCTCGAAGAAATTGAAGGACACACTCAAAAAGAAATCGATAAAAATGACGGGTTTATCGAAACCCAAATCATCGAACACATCGATAATCCAGACGGGAGAATTAAATTCAAAGATCATCGGAAAATAAATATTGGCCTTTCAAAAAAAGATATATTGAATTGCAGATGTAAAAAAAAACGCGCATTTTTCAACTGTTTTGTTCTCATTGTTCGCGTCGAAGACGAAAATTCACCACCGGATGCACGCACGTTTAAAGAAATGCACATCAAAGTGTTCAACACCGGAAAACTTGAAGTCCCAGGAATTCAACACGACGACTCGCTCCAAAACGTCATCCGTATTCTTATTCGCACACTCAAACTCATTATTGGTGAACAAGTTGACTGTAAAAAAGATAACTGCGAAACAGTTTTGATTAATTCAAATTTCAACTGCGGATTTTACATTGACAGAGACAAACTCTACAATATACTCAAATATAAATACAGAATCAACAGCAACTATGATTCTTGTTCTTATCCGGGAATTCAATGCAAGTTCTTCTATTACATAAAAGGAGGAGTATGCATTGAAAAAAAGGACGATACTTGCGTTCACATCCAAAATGGACAACAACCCGTCACGAATTTAAACGATTACATTGAAATATCATTCATGATTTTTCGAACGGGCAGTGTTCTCATTGTCGGAAAATGCGAAGATTATGTGCTACACGATATTTATGATTTTATCAAAGAGTTATTTCGTGTCGAGTTTTTAAATATTTATTCTCGTATCATTCAACCCGAAGACGATGTTGCAAAAAAACACACTCCCAAACTTAGAACACGAACCATTGTAAATGACATTTGATTCGAGCAAAATTTATGGAAACATAAATACCCAATTTATAAACTTCGATGTATATAACTTTATTTTTTCTTCAAATTGTTGAGAGAAACTCTTACTTACTAAATGTAAATCAAATTCAAGAGGTAAATCATTTATTTTCCTTATTTTTTTAATAAAATATTCGATCATTTTTACATAATCTTTGTAGTTGTTGTTATCAGCAATAGCAACATCTTGATTAGACATTTTTTTTAAAATAAGTATGTCGCAAAATTTCTTAACGTGCATCATTTTTTTATAAAATACATTCATTTTATACGCCGCCGCATCATTCTCTCCACCTCCACCATCTTCACTTGTCGTTTTTTTATTTTCTTCTAATTTCTCTTCCGAACAACAATAGTACAGCTTAAATAGTTTATTATTTACACGCCCAATGCTCGAATATATTTCATTTATAAATTCTGCATTTTTTATCTGTTCCGAATCTAGTTGCGTTATTTCAGTTTCAATTAACTTGTTATAAATATCCATCATGACTGAAACATTTTTAATTTTTCTCTCGTTCATTTCATTTTCCGTGTATTTTCTTTTCACTTCATCTAGAATTTCGAAAATTGATTTTTTGTATACAAATAATGCAGCATCTTTTGAATTCAGCTGTAAGTACGTAACGGCATCATCGCCAATTTGTCCAATAAACTCAATATAATAAGAATACGACTTTTGACAGTGATGATATGTCAACTGTAAATTACAGGTATACATTAATAAAATCTTAAACACATATGAGATGGTAAATATTCCTTTTATTAGAATGTATTTTACATATTCTGCATTCTGATTTTTTATTTTTTCTATTCCGAGTAACAAGTACTGAATAATAACATTCGCATATTTCGAATAAATTTCGTCTTCACCATCCACTATTGTTTTATTGTAATTTTCAATATTTTTAATATCAAATTCATTCATTTTCATATTTTATTATAAAATATAAAATATTGTTAAATATATATCTCTATCATTATTTTATATTTTATTTACAGTATTTTATTTGTCGGAAACCTACTATCAAAAATATTAGGATATGCTGCTTGAGGATCCTAAAGCATTTCTAGTGCCCGGCATACTATGTCTTAGACCCACACCACCAGAACTCGACTGATTCTTCTGGAAAATACCCTTCTGTTTCATGTAGAGAATACCGGCGGTAAACTCATAAGGAACGCATCCACAATAAGCAGCATTCTGTTGAATCGCAAGGTTTGCAAACTGGCCTTTACCGACAAGCGGGGTGAGACCACCCATCTTTAATCCGTAACTCTTTGCATTATTGTTCGTTATACTCTGTTGATACCTTGCGGCTCGTCCTGCATTCATTAGCACCATTTTATTATTTTTCTTGTTATATTCTATCTAAATATTTTATTTTATTTATTTTCATTTTTTTTATCTTTTAATTCTTTTTATTTATTTTCGTTGAAATTTCACTTTATTTTGATTCATTTTCCTTATATTCGCCCCATTTATTCGCCCCATTTGTTCGCCCCATTTATTCGCCCCATTTGTTCGCATATAAAATTCCCTTTCCCTGTAATCGTGTATTGTTTATAAAATTGAAATTTTGCTTAATATAATACAATTGTGAAACAATTTAAATACAGAATACAATTATCTCTATATACCCGCCCCGCAGTCAACTCTATGAACTCGAAAATAGAAACACGCCAAGATGACAACGGAAGCACCGGTTCCGGTTCAAGCAGATGTGGTGACGTTGTAAATTTCCTAAAGCACGCAGCAGAAGACATCGTATACACGGAAAATGGATCCATGATGTTTAATCCTTATAATGATCAGAATGTGGAGATTACATTGAGCGAAGTTCAATCTATTCTTCAAACATATGGCATTCCAACTCCCACAGTATTCAACATGCAACTCTACAGGCGTGCATTCATTCACAAATCATACACAAAACGCCCACTAGCAGATAACCTCCGCGAAAATATCACCATTGCTGAGAAACCAGAAAATTGCATGTCCCTAAAAACCAAATCGAATGAACGTCTCGAATTCCTTGGAGACGGCGTCCTCGAATGCGTAACAAAATACATCCTTTATCGCCGCTTCCCTAAAGAAAATGAAGGGTTCATGACCGAAAAAAAAATAGCCATCGTAAAAAATGAAACCATCGGCCGAGTTGCATATGAAATGGGTCTTCATAAATGGCTCGTCATTTCAAAACACGCCGAAGAAAAACACACGCGAACCAATCTCAAGAAACTCGGTTGCCTGTTTGAAGCATTCATCGGCGCCCTCTTTCTCGATTTCAACAAAATTAGCATCAAAGATCAAGACGAATGGTTTAAAAATATATTTATCACTGGACCTGGATTTCAAATGGCGCAACTCTTTATCGAAAACGTGTTCAATACACACATCGACTGGGTCAACCTCATCAAGAATGATGACAATTATAAAAATATTCTACAAGTCAAAATTCAAAAAGAATTCAAAACTACACCCGACTATTTTCAAATTTCACATACTCTGGATGCAGGTTATACAATGGGCGTTTACTTGTGTCTCGGTCAGCAATTTTATGAAGCCGATTATCATAATGCGTACAAATACTCCGACTTGAAATCATTTTCAAGAATTCGCGCCATCGTGCAAAACGAATCTAAAATTGTCGTGTTTTTCGCACAGGGTACACATAAAATCAAGAAAAAGGCCGAACAAATTGCTTGCGAGATGGCTCTAAATCTACTTTTACAATATAATTAAAAAATGTAACTCCATAACACCGTTGTTGCAAGTTTAGCATGTTGGTTTAATTATTTAATTGTTTTTTTTATTCATTTTTATTTAATTTATGTAAATATTATTATTTTATTTATGAATTTGAATAAATAGAATTAGCATTGCTTATCAAAATTATATGCAAACTAGAATCCCGTCTACACCGCCGATACCGCAACCGCAAGCGCAACCGCAACCGCAACAATCAGAATCTTTAATTGGTAAAGTCAAAGGTTTATTTGGATTTTCTGGAGGTAGAAAAACCATGAAAAAAATGCATAAAAAATTAAAGCACTATAAAAGATCAAAATCACGATCAAAGAAAATGCATTCTAAAAGATCAAAATCACGATCAAAATCTAAAAAATAATTTAGCAGTTTATTTTATTCGATTATTCTTTTTAAAATAAACTATTTTTAAACTATTTTTAAACTAATTTTATTTAATACCTTAAAAATAAGAATACTTATCATAATAAATATCATTATATAATATATTAAAAATACTTTCACATCTTTCAATAAATAAATAAAGTATTCATAAACATGGATGAAGATGTATTCAATATCGACGCTTTTATTGAAAATGGAACATTAAACCTACCCGAAAACGTCTATCGAAAGTATAAAAAAGAACTCATTACCAATAGCATCATTGACAAAATCCAAAGTGGCGAAATTAGTTTTCCGGATCCCCCCCTCTTTTGTTCCCAGAAATTTAAGGAGGATGCTTTTCAAAAACTTAAAACGTATGAACCTGAAGTTGTAAAACGCCGTCACTCCAATTACCAACAAAAGCTGTCCCGCGAAATATGGCAAAAAATGAACCTCACCGTCGACGGCTATAAGTCCGACTACCTTTATATTAATACCCAGTCCAGCGATTACGACATTGATAAACTCGTCGATTGTTTCACCGGTCTTCAGCGCATGAAATGCAAACGCGAAGGGCGCGATCTATCCCCGTTTGCCGCATGGAACAACAAGGAATACATGAAATTCGTAGTCGAACGATACATGGATGACAAGGAAAAACTCACAAGCTTTAATCTGAGAGAATCGTTTTATAAATTGAATAGCGTGCTTCCAGAAAAATACAGAAATATGGAATGCAATTTTTTTAAAGCCACTCTTGCCGCTTCCGTATACCGCATGTTCTTGCGAAACAAACCGCACAAACGCGTCCTCGACATCAGCGCCGGATGGGGTGACCGCTTGCTCGCCGCTCTCTCCGCAAATCTCGAAACCTACCTCGCTTACGATCCAAATACCGCTCTCCAGGCCGGATACAAGGAAATGATTGACGAATTTATTGTAGATGACGCAGATAAAGAACACTACCAAGTGGTTGCCGCACCATTTGAAACCGCCGAAACCAATTTGCGCGGTAAAACATTCGACCTCATTTTTACAAGCCCGCCTTATTTTGATCTCGAAATTTTCACAACTGAAGGCGAGCAATCCGTTGTTACTCATTCCACATTCGATAAGTGGATGGTTCATTTTCTTTTTCAATCTCTCTATCTGGCATGGGACACTCTTGCCGCCGATGGAAACATGGTCATCCATATCGACGATTTCAATAAAGGTGATAAAAAACTTAAAATTATCGAACCAATGGTCCTGTTCGTATGCGGATGGTGCAGTAATGCCCGCTTTGACGGCGTGGTCGGCGCCAGCGGTTACAATAAAAAAAAAGAGTACAAGTCGCCCATGTGGGTTTTCAAACACAAGTCGCCGTCCGTAAAAGATGAACAAGATTTTTGCAGAGAGATGATGAGAGAAAAATATTCTGAGCTTTATGATTTAATTATTAAAAATAAACTCAAATTTGGCGATAAAGAATTGGTCGAATCTGTCGCGACGTTGTCTCGAAATATTGAAATTGGACAAGATAAATACGATTTTAAAGGGAAGCTGTGCGTTATTCAAGGAAACAAGTACAATATTCACACGAAAAATGGATTCACAGATTTTTATATTCAACTAGAACACATTTTAAAGCGCGTTGGATTTACCGTGAAACTTTTGGATGACGATTTTATTTCCAGTATTGAGAAAATTCAACTTGATCAGTTGGATATGCATGGTGGCGCTAAAAAGGGCTCCGGCTCCGATCCCTCAGAAAAAAAGGAGTCCAGGCAAAAGCGAATGGAACGCGTGCGCTCGAAAATTTCATCACCGATTGAACGCGATAAACCAAAAAATCTGGAAGAGGAACAAGAAGAGTTGGAAGAACTTGAGTTGCCACCCGTTTCTTTTCAAGAAGCACAACAACAACAGCGAGAAAGAGAACTCGCAGCAAGCGAAGGAGAAGAAGAACCCGTTAGCGAAGGAGAACAAGAGCAAGAGCAACAGATGCAAGAAGAACCGCCACCTCTTATAGAACAAACATCAACGGTTACACCGCCACCCTCACCTTTGTCTTCACAAGAAATTTCTAGAGAGAAACCCGAAAAAAATAAAAAAAAACAAATTGACCTCTTGCTCAACTTTGAAGATCTTTTTATTGACAGATCGGTTCCTCGATTCTTTTCCGGAATGAATCTCGCCGAAGCATTTGCATTCTATAAGAATCTCGAATCCAAAGGCACCGTCATGTATCCGCCCGCCGATTTCGTGTATTATACAAACTCGAAAATGTATTCCGCCGATTTGCACTCTTCTCCTGAATACGCCGAATTTGTTTTACCAAAAAGTAGCGCATTTGTATTTCCTTATCATGATAACAGCGCACTCAATAAAACGTGGAGAGAACTAACAACATATTTCAGGCGCATGCAAGATGAAACCGACTACATTATTGTGAAAAGCGGATTCTCGGCCGATATGAAGGACGTCTATCTGGTTATTACGCCTAAAGCGGAAAGCGAACAACAGTTTCCAAAAGAACTCGAACGCGCGTTCCCAGAAGATAAACGCTTTATCCTCGATGAAAACATATCCGAACTGCGAGATTTTATTTTCGATTTCATTCGAGAGAATAATGTCGACCTCGTTGTTATCGCTGAACCCTTCAATAAAATATTGACGCAACGCAAAAATGAATACCGCATGTGGTATCTCGGCGGAAAATTCGTGGACTATTTTTGCTTTGGAATCGAGAGAGATGAACAGCAGAAAATAAAACTCATCGATAATCAAGCGTTTCAACAAAAAAATGAAATTCATGTGAATTTAAAAGCGCTCGCGGATAAACTATATCAGGTCATCCTGCAAAAAATTAGAAGTTTACTAAAAAATGATGACTTTATTCCCGTCGCCATGCGTTTCGACATGTCGTATGCCGTCGATCCCCTGTTTTTAGATAAACACGCCGTCACTATCAAACAAAAAGGAAACCTTCGTTTTTATTGCAACGAAATCGAAAACATCGATGGAACTTTTTATACCAACATTCCCGTTTTGGATGTAAACGGACATAAAACATCTCTCGGAAAAACGTTTGAAAAGAATTTGATTTCTATTCTCACTTCCACAGTGTTTCAACGCATGTCTCTGTCTAAACGCGCTCAAAATGATAACGAACTCCTGGCAATCCTTGGCGTCATTCGAAAATACACGCTCAAACCACCGCCATCGGCGTGCAACGGCATTCAGTTAAAGAAGATTAATTTTACTTTTGGAACTTCAAAATCTAGAGAGATTGAGAGAAAAATCGATATTCCTCAAGAAGAAAAAGAAAAAGAAAAAGAAAAAGAAAAAGAAGAACAAGTTCCTTCTGAAGAAGAACAAGTTCCATCATTACTCGTTTCTTCTGTCGTTGAAATTCAAGAAGGAGAAAAAGAAGGAGAGGAAGGAGAAAAAGAAGAAAAAGAAGAAAAAGAAGAAAAAGAAGAAAAAGAAGAAAAAGAACCAAAAGAACCCGCTAAAAAAGATAAACCCGCAGCACCCACAGCAAAAAAAATTCGCGTAAAAATTATTAAAACCGATTCCGCTAAAAAAGGAAAAAAAGGCGAAAAAGGTCCAACTCCAGCTGATAAAACCGACGTCGATCCGAATACCATGTTTGGCTCCTTGGCGCTAAAAGAACGTGTCAGTCCACCTGCCGAAAAAATCGTTGCATCCCCCTATTTCATGAATAACCGCAAAATCTTTGTGGATTTTATAAATAAATTTTTTCTATCAAAATTCAAAGACACTTCTGAAAAAGGCGCACCCATTACATGCGAAGAAATAAAAAAAGCAAAAACCGATAGCGCTCGTCTCTCTTTATTCCCCCATCAACAAATCGTAAAAGATTACTTGAACATGTATACGCCGTATCGCGGCCTACTCCTATTCCACGGTCTCGGCAGTGGAAAAACATGCTCTTCTATTGCCATCGCCGAAGGCCTTAAAACCGAAAAACAAATTATTATTATGACACCCGCATCTCTCCAAGTCAACTACCGCAACGATCTTAAAAAATGTGGCGACGAATTTTACAAACGCAATCAACACTGGGAATTCATTTCTGTTCGAGAAGTGCCAGAAGGAGAAAGAGGTGCAAAAATCGCTCAACTTTCCGCTCTACTAAATATAAGCACTGATATGATTAAAGAAAACGGCGGCGCATGGATGATTAATGTAAAAAATACAAGAAACAATTTCCCGGATCTCTCCACTGAAGAACGCCAACAACTCGAAGCCCAACTCGACGTGATGATTGAAGCCAAATACAAATTTATTAATTACAATGGTCTCAATCGCAATAAAATCGCCGAACTCACAAACAACGGGAAAACCAATCCGTTTGATAACGCCGTCGTCATTATTGATGAAGCACACCGCATTGTCAACTCTATCAGCAACCAACTAAAAAATCTGAAACCCACAAAGAGTGACGAGAAAAAAGCAAAGGCGCTTATTTCAATTCAGCTATATAAATACCTTCAAAATGCCGATAATGCCAGAATTATTTTGTTGACAGGCACCCCCATCATCAATTATCCAAACGAACTTGCAATCCTTTTCAACATTTTGCGCGGTTACATTAAAACCTGGTCTTTCAAATTGACCGTCGATAAAGACCAAAGGTTTGATGAATCTTCTATTGTTGCCATGCTCAAAAAACACAATATTGCCAATTACGATTACGTGAAATACACGCCGTCTACGCAAACCATGACCATTACGCGCAACCCGTTTGGATTTACAGATGCGTCCAAGGGATCTGGATCTTATGCCGGCGTCATTCGCTCTTCTAGTAGCGGTGATGAATCCAACGAACAATTCCTCCAAAATATTAAAAAAATGTTTGCATCCGAACAAATTCGGTCGGAAGATCCCGTCATTACGAATTTTACCGCGCTTCCCGACAATTTCGAAGATTTCAAAAATAAGTTTCTCAAAATAAATCCCGACACGTTTGAAATTGTTGGCGTAAAAGAGCTGCCGCTATTTCAGCGCCGCATTCTCGGCCTGGTGTCTTATTTTAAAAGCGCGCAAGAACAACTCATGCCTCGACTGCTCGACATTAAAATCGAACTCGTTCCAATGAGCAACATGCAGTACAGCGAATACGTCGATGTTCGAACCGATGAAATTACAAAAACAAAACGCGCCCAAAAAAATAAAAACATGTACGAAGTTTCATCCAATTCGTATCGCATTTTCTCTCGACTTTGCTGCAACTTTGTTTTTCCTCCTGCGAATGAAACGGATGGCCGACCCGGTCGACCAAAAAAAGAAAAACTGAATGAACAAAACGTCGACGTTGTCACACAAGACGATGTGCGCCAGCGACAAGCCACATTCGTTGAAGGCGTCGAAGAAGATGCACCGATTGAAGTCATTTCTGGCGACAGCTCTTACAATGAAAAAATTCGCGAACTGTTCCAGTATTATGAAACACACGACGAGGATTTGAAATCCGGCGATGAAGGAGGCCGTTTGAATGATTACAGCCCCAAATTCCTAAAAATGTTGCAAAATATTAGCAACCCAGAAAATAAAGGACTGCATCTTGTTTACAGCCAATTTCGTTCTCTCGAAGGCATCGGAATGTTTTCACTGGTTCTGAATGCCAACGGATTTGCACAATTCAAGATTAAAAAGGAAGGCGATAGCTGGACTATGGATATCGCGCCCGAAGATGAAGACAAGCCCACGTACGCGCTGTATACCGGCACTGAAGATGCCGACGAAAAAGAAATCGTTCGAAATATTTTTAATAGCGACTTTTCTTCCACGCCTGAAAACATTAAACAATATTTAGAGAAAAAGGGAAAAAAGAAATCTCTCAGCAACATGTACGGCGAATTCGTGCGCGTATTTATGATTACCGCGTCTGGATCAGAAGGCATCAATTTGCGAAATGTGCGATTTGTTCACATTATGGAACCTTACTGGAACGGCGTTCGCGTGGAACAAGTTATTGGGCGCGCACAGCGCATTTGCAGCCACGAAGATTTACCAGAAGATGAAAAAACCGTTCAAGTTTTCGAATACTTGTCTGTTTTTTCTACAGCGCAAAAAGAAAAGTTGAACAAGGAATTGAAATCGACGGACGCTGGAAAAACTACGGATCAAGCGCTGTTTGATATTTCCAAAAAGAAAGAGCAAATCAGTCGCGAGCTGTTGAATGCCGTAAAAACCACGTCCATTGATTGTAAAGTACACAAGGGCACGAAATGTTTTGAATTTTTGGGAACACCGGATTCGTCTGCATTTTCCTACGTTCCAAACATCGAACTCGATGAAACTGAAAAGGAAATGGTGGCAAATGTAGCAGTCGAAGAAGAAGTGTTTAAACTGCTGCCGGCAACATACAAGGGCGAAGCTGGCGAGCGTCTCGTTCGGTCCATGAAAACAAATAAAGTGTATTACAAAAACGATAAATTTGATGCGCTCACTTCCAGCGGCAACCCATTTGACGTAAAAGAACTGGATCAATATGGACGCATTGAACAAGTCGGAGACAAACTGAAACTTTTTCGAGCTTAGTAACTATTATCTTCATATATGCATTTGGATGCATTTATTTCAAGCAGTGATTGCAAAAGCGGCGCTTGGCCGAGTTGGTAATCAGCAGTTCGAACAAACAACAAACATCACAACCTGATGTTCGAATCCTGCGAAGGTCATTCAGGGGAACCCAAGGTTCACCTTCAACCCCTCCTTTACATCCTACTTTACATGATAGGCAAGGGGTCAGGGGGACAGCATGTCCCCCACATCGCACAGGTGCATCAAGGCACTAGAGCAACTAAACCGACATGGCGCAGCGGCTAGCGCGCGTGGCTCATAACCACGAGGTCACTCGATCGAAACGGGTTGTCGGTATAACCGGGATGGCGCAGGGGGAGCGCGCGGGACTCATAATCCCGAGGACGTTGGTTCGATCCCAACTCCCGGTATCTCATTCTTTCACCAACTTTACAGAAGTCGGTCGGTCGTCGTTAAAGGCGATGTTAAACTTTAACCCGGTATAGCTCAGCGGCAGAGCGTCTAAACACCGTCCTCTATCAACAAGACACGCAAATGTCCGAATTTGAAGATGGTTATCGCCTTATAAGCGGAAGGTCACAGGATCGAAACCTGTTGCCGGGATAACTCCAATTTGCCTGATTTACAGAAACAGGATACCTGCTGGATAAACAGCACCAAGCCGGTGTAGCTCAGCGGCAGAGCGCCTAAACACCCGTCTCTTGCACCATGACTCAAAAAGTCCGAATTAGAGATGGTTATCCGATCATAACGGGGAGGACGTAGGATCGAAACCTACCGCCGGCATTTACCTTTTAGCACAAAGGACATTTTTGTTGGCCGTATAATAACCATGAAATAAATAATATATTGTATTGATTTAAATAGTTTTTTTTACAATATATTAACATTCCTTACAACAGTATATATCATATTGATTACAATGCAACAAGCAAACAATGATAAAGAGAAAGAAAAAAACATTTATAGTCAGACAATTATGCAAGGCCGTTTAACAAAATCAGAATGGAACAACATGGAAATTCCTGTATCCCCGGATGAGCTTACTGTAATTCAACTCATTCGAGACAGTTACCATAATGTTCAATTAAAAATGAACCATCATTCTTCTATAATAGGCATTTTGAAAATAACACCCTCTCCCGAAATGCACGCGTATTTGTATCAGAAACATTTCGAACAGCTCATTCGTGAAATGGTGAAAACGTTTCAATTGGTTCCGGTATTTTCATGTGACGCCGATTTAAAACAGGGGGGTGACAAGTGTGACGGTGGCAGCGGCAGCAGTAAAAAAAGCGGCAAAAATAAACCTGTTGAATTAAAAAAAATTGATGCCATTCGAATTAAAAATAACGAGAGCGCAATTCAATCAAAAAATATTTTTGAACATACGATTTTAAAAATATGCAAACTCTTGCTCACAAAAAAAACAAAATGGAATGCATTGCAAAAAAAACAACAACAACAACAACAACAACAACAGCAACAACAACAGCAACAACAACAAGATAAAAGTGAAGAATCTGATTCTAATTCTGATGATGACGAAGATGAAGACGAAGATGATGATCTAGACGAATGCAGTTGGATGTCGTATTATTATGCCCTGAAAATGAATCTAAAAAATAGCATCGAAAACGTGAATATACACGTCGTTGCATTTGTAAATTATTTACTCGACATGTTTGAGTCCGACATCAACATTGTAAGTTTCATCCAATACGCCGAATACTTTGTTGAAAAAAACCACCTCTGCACCAAATTCAAAGACATGGAACTCTATGACCACCAAAAACAAATATTCACTCACGCAAAATCGCCCAACCCGAAACTTGTGCTCTATATTGCACCCACCGGAACAGGAAAAACACTCACACCAATCGGACTCTCTGAAAAACATAAAATTATTTTCGTTTGCGCCGCACGCCACGTCGGGCTCGCGCTGGCAAAATCCGCAATCTCCGTTCAAAAACGCATCGCATTCGCGTTCGGGTGCAAAAGCGTCGACGACATACGCCTCCATTATTTCGCAGCAAAAGAAGCCACGCGTGACTGGAGAACGGGCGGCATTCGTAAAGTCGACAACAGCGTCGGAGACAATGTCGACATTATGATTTGCGATATTCAGTCCTACTTGCACGCCATGTTTTACATGAAGGCGTTTCACCCCGTTGAAAATACCATTCTGTTTTGGGATGAGCCGACTATTACAATGGATAGCGACGCACACGAATACCACGACATTATTCATAGAAACTGGAATCAAAATATCATTCCGAATGTGGTTTTATCCTCGGCCACACTTCCGCACGAACAAGAACTTCAGAATACAATTGCCGATTTTAAATCCCGATTTTCAAATGCCGAAGTGGTAAGTATTGTCAGTCACGATTGCAGCAAATCTATCCCCATTGTTAGCAAGGGTGGGTGCGTCCGACTCCCGCATACGCTATTTTCGAGCTATGACGACGTTTTAATCAGCGCTGCACATTGCGAGAAACATAAAACGTTGCTGCGTTATTTCGGCATCGGGCAAATATGCAAATTCATTTCGTTTGTAAATCGGAAACAGTATTACTCGAGCCAGCGATACAGCGTCGAGCGCTACTTTTCATCCCTCGACGAAATCACACACATTTCCATTAAATTGTACTATTTGACCCTGTTGAAAAATATAACACAAAAACCGGAACTCAATGCTTGGACTCACATTTACAACCATTTTAAAGATTGCGACGACAACGGGTTATACGAATCCACCGGATACATGACCACTTCCGACGCACACACGCTGACAGACGGGCCCACAATTTTCTTAACCAATGATGTTGAAAAGATCGCGAGTTTCTGCTTGCAAACAGCGCAAATTCCGGCGCAGCTCATTGACGATATTATGGACTCCATTGGTCACAATAATAAACTATCCGAGCAAATTGAAACCATTGAAAAACGAATTGAGGATTTGCTCGCTGAAGCGGAAAAGGGGTCATCTGTCGCAGGAGACGGAGAAGGCAAAGACAAGAAAAATAAATTCCTCGATAAAAAAATGGACAGCGGCGAAATCAAGCAACTCAACCAAAAATTACAACAATTAAATGAGCAAGTCAAACGAACCGCGCTGCATGACTTGTTTATTCCGAACCGTCCTGCACACCTCGAAAAATGGTGCAAGGACAAGGTTGTGGCGACTCAAAATAAAAAACCGTGGTCGTGCGACATTCAAGACAGTTATGTGGAGAAAATTATGCTGCTTCACATTGAATCGCACTGGAAAATACTGCTTTTAATGGGTATTGGCGCAATTACCGATCATAAAAATGCCGCATATAACGAAATTATGAAGGAACTCGCCCAAGACCAGAAACTGTTTTTAATTATTGCTTCATCGGATTACATTTACGGCACGAATTATCAATTTTGTCATGGATACATTGGTCGCGACTTGCACGACATGACCCAAGAAAAAACAATACAAGCAATGGGGCGCGTTGGCAGAAACAGCATTCAGCAAGATTACACGATTCGATTTCGCGACGACGGTTTAATTCAAAAACTTTTTTTACCGTCGACAAATAAACTTGAAGCCGATAACATGAACCGACTTTTTTCTTCTTTTTAGGAATATTTAGGAAATTATTTTAAATTGTTAAGGAAATATATAATATATACTATATACATAAATTTATATATATATATATATATAATATAATTTATAGTCATAAAAAATGAGTACTTCAAAAAGGAATACTTCCGCAATAACTACAGTATCTGAACTAGCAGATTTTATAAATGAAGATAAAAAAATTCCCAGTAATGCGTGGAAGTACACACGTTCCTTGACATATATAGCGTCAAGAATTGAGGCGAATGAAAGAAATTTTGTACACATACAAAGAAGTCCAATTGAAATAGAGATGCGTATCCAACAATTAATTGCTCTGTTGAGACAGATACCATTTTTTCTCGGTCGCGCTTTAAATGAAGTTCCATCAGGTCTATCACAATCGGCGACGCGAGACCAAAGACCATTAGAACTTGCACCTGCTCGACCACGATCGGAGTCGCCCTCCACGGCGACGCCCCCCAGAATAAATACTTGGATTCAGGAAGGTCATCAACCTTCGGCGCTTATGAGTCGTCATCGTGCCTCCACTGGTACATTTTTTCAACAACCACTATCTATTCCCAGGCGGCCCAGAGTATCACGAGCAGAACAAAGAATATATACTAAACCAGAACGAATCATGAATTTGCCTGCCATGTACATGGATTTGCATAGACTAGAGAATGAATTAACACGCCTGAAAAATGGAACGACTGAATTCCAGCAAAAAAAGTTGGATATTGACAGAAAATTAGATGAGATTAATAATGGTACTGGTCATTGTTCTATATGCCATCAACCTATGACTTTGGAACAAGTATTGATTGGGCAAACAACATACTGTGCAGGATGTGGACAATCGCTACATTATGAATGCGCACAAGGTGTAATAAAAGATGCAGAAGAAACAGCTAGGGATCGACGAGTGTCGTTCGCGGAGCCTGATTACACGATAATTCCAAAATGTCCGATGTGCAATAAAGAACAAAATGAACAAGTTAATCCGTTTATTCATTATACTGAAAGAATTGCTGTTCGTGATGTTCATGATGCTGTTCGTGCTGCTACTGCTGCTTCTGCTGCTACTGCTGCTTCTGCTGCTACTGCTGCTTCTGCTGCTTCTGCTGCTTCTGAAGGTGAAGATGAAAGTGAAGATGAAGGTGAAGATGAAGGTGAAGATGCTGATAATGGTGGTGGAAAATTAATACACAAAAAAAAACGCTCTAAAACCAATAAACGCTCTAAAACCAATAAACGCTCTAAATCCAATAAACGATCCAAATCAAATAAACGATCCAAATCAAATAAACGATCCAAATCAATGAAAAGAAAATAGGCAGTCACTACTTTATAAATTTTTATTTACAAACAAATAAATTTAAATAAAAATTGAATTTTACGCATGTTTTACAAGATGACAATACAGAATCGAATCAGAACGAATAAAAAAATGCCCCTTTCTAAACAAACCGTCTCCGACAAATTTTCCGATTTAAAAAACAAATATTATGTGCCACGAGGATACATGATTTCCACCGTGAATGACGATGTCGCAAAAAAGTTTGTTCAAGATCATAATGAAATTAACTGGACAATTGAATATAACACGTATGCTCGGGCCAACATTCAAACCACAAAAGTTCACGTCACTATTTTCGGAAACCCGTTTACCGTTTTACTTGAACGTCCACTAACCCCCGTTCACTGTTGTGAATTTGAAGAATACTTTAGATTAGGCGGACACTGTGAGGGTTTTACGCTGTATCGAATGATTGTCCGTTTCGCAACCACAATTGAAGAACACGGATTCGATTACCGAACGCTTTTAGAAGGAAATAGTAAGGAAAATTCTGATAACACGGTCGTTGATATTCCATACATTCAAGATGTTTTCAAATTGCTCGTCATCGGCGGATACGTGAAATACTGGAAGGCGTGGGACGAGCTGACTCAATGGTTTCTTGAACACACCGACGATGAAAGCATTCGAACTTGGCTTCGAACCGAATTCCAAGGAGAAACATCAGGAAAGAATGGGTTTTCCAGAATTAACAAGTATGTTTTGGTTCGATATAATTTATAATATAATTTAGAATAATTTATATTAATTTATATATACAGTATATATAGTAAGTAGTCATAGGAATAGTATTTTTTTACTAAAAATAAAAAAAAGATTATTATGGAAGCAAAAGGAGGAAGAAGAAAAATACCGCCGCTGCAGGTGCCTCCACTGATGCGACAGATGCCGTCGTATCAACTGCATCAACCGTTGCTGCCGCTGCAGCAACCGATGCGGCCACCCACACCCCAAGAAATTCAAAACAATCCGACAATATATATTCATTATGAGTACAAACTATTTTTACAAGCAGGAACAGAAGCAGATTTACACGATCCAAATCCACCATGCACCCGCAACAACTTTTACTCATCGTTACACAAATATTCACCTGCACCTTCATCACCAGAACAACACGAGTGGATAAGGTGGATAAGAATAGTGATTGAAAAGTGTTCGGATACTGATATGGAAACAGCTATAAATATAGATGATATAGTCGATGATGCAATTCGTGCTTACTCTACACTCATAGGTTATTATATTACTAGAGGTAGTCCGGAAAAAGCAAACCAAATAGTTGAATTTTTGAAAACAGATTATTCTCATGATATGGATACGGATCCTAGATACATAAAAAATAGATATCCTATAATTTTATTATTTATGGAATATTTTTTATCTATAGTTGTAATTCGTTTTGTTTCTTCGGACCCAATATATATGGAGGTAATCGAATCATTAGTAAGAAAATTTAGTAGCGCTTCTATTTTTCATTCTCAATCTGAAGAATCTCGAATAATAATACCGTTAATAATTAATCTACTTTTACAGGGAAAATCAGATATAGTCAAAGTATATAATAGACCAGATATGCCAAAAGCTCATTTTTTGGCTTATATATTAAATACATTAAATCCGCAAGAAATCGATCTGAGTACGCAGGATCCCACAATTCCCGTCATAAATGAACAAATAGAGCGGCTTCCCGATTACATGCGCGATATAGCCAATAAAATGTATCAAAAAATTCTAGCAGAAATTCGAACACAACTGGTAGACCGTGTTTCTTTATTGAATGCGATATTTATCCATCAACCGACGTACTATCCTAATGCTTCACAAAATGCCGAGCAATTTAAAGCTTCTTTACAAACTGCCCAGCAATTTAAAGCTTCTTTACAAACTGCCCAGCAAATTGGCGATGATTCAGATTCAGATTCAAGCGGTGGTAAAAAACGAACGTTAAGAAACAATAATTCAAAGTCATACTCAAAAAAAATAAAGAAAAAAAATAAAAACAATAAAAATAATAAAAAAACTCGTCGTAGTCGTTTAGCAAAAAGTAAAATAAAATAATTCATTCATTATTATGTAATTAAATTATTATCATGTATTGATGTTAAATATTAAAAGATTTTATTTTACACCCTTGAAATACTATAATTTATTATAATATTTAAAATAATTTATCTACGATTATATATAAGTGAATTAGAATCTACAATAGTAATAAAAAAATATGGCAGCACCACTACCGCCAGCACCTCCAGACATAACAAAAAGAATTCAAGATGAATATCAAGTTTTTTTTAGACGGTATAGAGATGGTTTAAGAAGCGATTCATTGACGCCGGGAACACCTTTTTATATAAGTATGAATCCAAACGATAATTTTGTATGTACACGCGAGAGCTTTTATTTATCATTGTTACATCTTTCCAACGTAGATAGAAAAGGTTCAATTAATCGATTTCATAAATGTGCACAACAAGGTATTCCTCTAGCTGCCGGAGCTGCAGCAGTAGATCCAGTTGATGCAGCAATTCATGCTTATTCTATACTTATAAGTCACCTTATTACACAAGAAAGAAGATCTGAAGCAAAAAATGTAATTGATTTTTTAAAAATAAATTATATAGACAATAAAATTAAACATCAAATTCTGTTATTGGTGGGTGAGAACATTCATGCTTTATGCGCTTCTCCTATGGAAATAGTTAATGATGTTTTACATTTAGTAGATCATTTATTTATAAACGAACAACGTTACATTGCATCATCTCCACTTGAAAAAAAAGTTATATCTAACCTTGTATTAACACAAAGACACCCATATATGATCCAAGTTTATGGAAACCTCACCCCTTTGGCAAAAGCTCATTTTTTTGTTTATATATTAGAGAATAATTTAACTATTTCTCAACATACTCCTCAAATAAAGCAAGATCTTGAAGTAGCGTTAATGACTGTGAATAGTCCATTAAATCTACAATTGGAACAATTGGAACCAAATTCAAACGCTTTACGAGTTGCTAAACAAATAATAAAAGAGATAAAAATGATCCGAAATTATGGAACCCTTACTCTTGTGGAAAAAGCTCGTTTGTATTTTTATATATTAAATGTTGATTTAACTCTTTCTCAACATACTCCTAATATAACACAAGAAATAAAGGTAGATCTTGACGTAGCGTTAATGACTGAGAATAGTCCATTAAATCAACTACTAGAGCTGCACAGACAGCTGCGTCCAAATTCAACTGCTTTTCGAGTTGCAGAAGAGATAAGAGAAGAAATAAGAGAAGAATTAGAAGAATCGGCCCAACGAAGAAGAGAAGAGTTGAGAACAGGCAGATTTGAAGGTTCTGGTGGTTCTAAAAAAGGAAAATTTAATAAAGTAAAATCAAAATCAAAAAAAACATATAAAAATAAAATTAAAATAAAAAATAAAAAAAGTTACCGTCGTCGTCACCATCGTCATGGTAAGTAATCTTTGTGGGTAATAAAAATAAAAAAAAATAAAAAAATCACACATTTATTTTTTTAAATTGAAAAAATAAATGTTACAATATACATCCAAACAGTGTTCTTCATTCCTTCGGACCTACTTTCAACTTTCGCAGCCCATCATCCATGATCAACGACCGATACAAGTTGATGAAACGCATCGGTTCAGGCGCATTCGGACTCATTTTCAGCGCAAAAAACGTAAACACTGACGAAATCGTTGCCGTTAAACTCGAGCCAACCGCACAAACTGACACACTAACCCACGAAGCCGCCGTTTTACAGCATCTTTCGAACATACCCGGCATTCCAACCCTTCGTTACTACGGCATTCCCGACCACAATCGTTACATGGTCATCGACTTGTACGACAAAACTCTGCAAACTGTTTCATACGAATACAAAAAAACCGTTCCTGTCGCGATCGTTCGCGCATATGCACTGCAAATGATGCAAATTCTTTCCGCCGTTCATGAAAAAGGGTTCGTTCATCGCGACATCAAACCCGAAAATTTCATGATCAAAACTGATGCCGCCGCAACTGTTTATTTGATCGATTTTGGCCTTGCACGAACATACATTGACAGCGAAACCAAAATGCATCGTGCTAATAGAGTGCGCGCTGCTAATGCCGACGGAAAAATCAGTGTCACCGGCACTTCGCGTTACATTAGCACCAATGTTCATGAAGGAAACGAGCCCAGCAGAAGAGACGACCTCATTTCAGCCATGTATGTCATTTCATACTTGTTGAAAAGTTCGCTCCCATGGAAAACATCCGGGTCAAATGAAGCCCTTGCCGAAATGAAAAAAATGATTCGACCAGAAGAGTTATTCCTCGGTTTGCCTGCCTCGTATGTCGAGATTTTCAACTACTTGTCTTCACTACCTTATGACCAAAAACCCGACTACGCTTTCATTTTACGCAACCTGTAAACCCTAATCATGCCATACAAAAAATACACAAAAAAACACAAAAAATAACAATAACACTTTTTTATTATTTTTTTATATATCCTCTCGAATAACAAAAATAAAGGTAACTTGTTGAATTTCACGAAAAAAACGAGAGAAAAACACCGATAAATTATCAAAAGATCCTCGAAAAGTCCAATTCTTGTTTTAAAACGATCGAAAACTCATTTCGCATTTTTCGAGGATCTTTTGGTAATTTATCGGCATTTTTCAAGCATATTTCCGACACTATTCGGTCCCATTTCACCAAAAAGAACTGATAAAAATTATCAAAAGATCCTCCAAAATCGCAAATTTCATATTTTTTTACAAGATTCGCGAATTCGGAGGATCTTTTGGTAATTTTTATAAAAAAATATCCGATTTTTATAATAAATTTATAAAATCATCCTCGAAAATCCCATTTTGTGTTTTCAATATCGCCATTTTTCACTTTACAGAGGATCATTTTATATTTTTACGGGATTTTTTATTTCGCATTTTCCCGAAAAAAACGAGCATTTTCACTGCATTCTTCGTAAGGCGGTTTAAAAAAAACGAGTGGTGTGAGCATAAGCGAGCTATTCAAAAAAAACGAGTATTTTGACACGCTAGTCAGTGTCCTCAATAAAAAAAAACGAGTGGTTGAGAGCATAAGGCGATTTTATGGTGCGGTCCTTGGCGCTACTTTTTTCATGAAAAAAAATCATTTTTTTTTTGAAAAAAGATTTTCGTGATTGAAAATGCATTGATATCGAAAAAAATGTCGAAAATTTCTGTGATGCTCGTTTTTTTGGGGACAAAGTGACCCTGAGAATTTTTTTGAGATTTCAAAAAAAAGTCGAAAAAATCGGAAAAAATGCGTTTTTTTCGAAAAAAAGCTTATGGTCTCACCCCCCTTTTCGTCAAAAGTCGTGTTATCATTTATCATGCAAAAATGCAAAAAAAGATGCTCAAAAAAAAACGTAAAAAAAAACGATTTTCATTTTTTGAAACTTTTTTTTTAAAATGAAAATTGGACATTTATTTTTGTCCATTTTTGATTTAAAAAAAAAACTTTAAAAACTTTCAAAACTTTCCATTTTCTCCATCTCTCCAAAATATTTTATTGACGAGAATCGGCGAGATGAGCGAAGATATTCATCATTTCTTATTTTTTTTTCATCGTATTTGGCTCACAAATACACGTGTTAATTATAGTTAGTTAGTTATAAATTCACAGAAAAAAAACGAGAGAAAAAACGCCGATAAATTACCAAAAGATCCTCGAAAAGTCCAATTCTTGTTTTTAAACGATCGAAAACTCATTTCGCATTTTTCGAGGATCTTTTGGTAATTTTTCGGCATTTTTCGACCATATTTCCTAAACTATTCTGCCCCATTTCACCAAAAAGAACTGATAAAAAAGCCGATAAATTACCAAAAGATCCTCGAAAATCGCAAATTTCATATTTTTTTACAAGATTCGCAAATTCGGAGGATCTTTTGGTAATTTTTCTAGAAAAATATCCGATTTTTATAATAAATTTATAAAATCATCCTCGAAAATCCAATTTTGTGTTTTCAATATCGCCACTTTTCACTTTACGGAGGATCATTTTATAAATTCTCGACGATTTTAAATCTGCATTTTATCGAAAAAAACGAGCATTTTCACTGCATTCTTCGTAAGGCGGTTTAAAAAAAACGAGTGGTGTGAGCATAAGCGAGCTATTCAAAAAAAACGAGTATTTTGACACGCTAGTCAGTGTCCTCATTAAAAAAAAACGAGTGGTTGAGAGCATAATGCGATTTTATGGTGCGGTCCTTGGCGCTACTTTTTTCATAAAAAAAAATCACTTTTTTGAAAATGATTTTTTTTCGTTACCATAAATGTATTGATATCGAAAAAAATGACGAAAATTTCTGTGATGCTCGTTTTTTTGGGGACAAAGTGACCCTGAGAATTTTTTTGAGGTTTCAGAAAAAAGTCAAAAAAATCGGAAAAAATGCGTTTTTTTCGAAAAAAAGCTTATGGTCTCACCCCCCTTTTCGTCAAAAGTCGTGTTATCATTTAACGTAAGAAATTTTCATTTTTTGGTCCCAAAAAAAATGTCAAAAAAAAACGATTTTCATTTTTTGAAACTTTTTTTTTAAAATGAAAATTGGACATTTATTTTTGTCCATTTTTGATTTTAAAAAAAAACTTTAAAAAACTTTAAAAACTTTCCATTTTCTCCATCTCTCCAAAATATTCGGTGAAATGGAGAGTAATATACGGTATTTTTTGCCGATTTTGGCCGATTTTTTGCCGATTTTGGCCGATTTTCGTATAAAAATGAAAAATTACTAAAAGATCCTCCAAAATCGTAAAATTCATATTTTTTTACAAGAATCGCAAATTCGGAGGATCTTTTGATAATTTTTGGATTTTTCTATTTTTTACAATATATTGAATTTTATATGATTTAATGAATATTCTCTCAATCTCTCAAAAAACGAAAGTAGAAACATTTTATTTATTAGGGAATCATATTTTTATCGCATCAATATATAATAGAATACTTTACAATTTAGTTGTTAGAGAGATTAGAGAGAAAATCATTTAACTATAAAATAAAAAAAAAATAAAAAAAAAGACGACGAAATGAATGTTGGATTTGCAGAACATTTTTATTATATTTTACTGTATGTATTTTACATCATGTATATACTAGTTGTATTAAATTTAACATACTTTAAAACCGTAACGGTGTATTTACCACTCGTACAGTCAGCATTAAAATATTTTGTCATTCTATTTTTGATGATTCGTTTTAATCCTTATTCTCGTGAGAAGTTTACTGAATTTGATAAAAAAATCGTGTTTTCTTCGTCGTTTTTTTTGTTGTCGACAACCGCAGTCACAGATTTTTTGGTTTCGTACTTTAATAAAACTATCGCACATAAAGTCGGAATCAATATTAAAAAAATGTGAAAAATGTGAAAAGCATGACAATGTTGAAAAATGTTGAAATATAGAAAAAATTTGAAATATAGAAAAAAAAGAGTTATAAAAATACATGAAAAATATATTTTTATAATTTAAATTTTATTATTAGTAAACCGTGATATAATGACAATAATGACAAATACAAGCGGTTCTAAGTGGATTTTGTAGTTGCTTCAATTTGAACGCCAACTCCAGAAGTTCCGACACCTTTACCATCATAATCGGCGGGATTCAACTTTGACATGGCGCCACCTTTATAATGTTTTTTAGATCTGCTGCCCTTGCGCATTCCCTTTCTGTTTTTACTGCTTCGACCACGTCCGCGTCCGCGCTTGTGCGATTTCTTCATACTGTGCGGCGCAGCCGATGCGTGATGAGACGAAAAATGACCCTTTTTATAGGTAAGTTTTGCCTTTTTAATTGCAGCTTTCAAACGATTGGGAGTACCCTTGGGAATTGTTTCGAGCGCTTTATTTATCTCCATCCTCCATTCTGTCATAACCATTTTAATAAAGCGTTTATATATTACCTAAATATTAAAATTTTTTATAATATTTTTTTAATAAATAATAAATAATAACAATTAATAATAATAATAATTTTTAATAAATAATATAATTATTATTTATTAAAATTATTAAAAAAATAAAATTCTAAAACGTTGGTATAATGAAATAAAAAAATACTCTAAAGTATCTAAATTATCCAAACGTGTTTTCTTCCGAACAGCACACGTACAAGAAACCATCATCGTCTTTATTTGATTCGTAAACAGTTGAAACAATGGTTGTTACCGGAATTAAACGATTATTAATAAACATAAACAATGCACATGCAGGATTTAGATTCATTTTCATTCGAATGGCCGCTAGTAATTGCCCCATCGTGAACCCATTCGGAATAACAAATTTCGACTTTTCAATCGGTTTGGAAAGGTTTGTAAAATCAATATAAACCGGAACAGAGTCCTTATATTTGTTTAAAATATTTGAAGATTGTTTTTTTCTCTCTTCAATTGTGTATTGACTCTTGAATTGATTTGTCATTGACATATTGGTGGTAGTTGATGATCTTGAAAACATTATACTGTGTTATACTGCTGCTAATATTTTTTTATGAAATGGCGACTAGAGATAATTGAATTTCTGAATATATATTATTAGATATAAAAATCTTTAATATTATTTATAATATTATTTATATCTATAATTTATAATAATCTATATATAATATAATTTAAAAATATAAAATAAATATACCTAAATTCTCATTATATTCCAATACAGAATATGTTTCAAAATGGAAATCGATGCATGGAAGCCGATTTAGATTTGGATATTCGAAACTACAAGCTTGAAGACATTACCAGGTTATTTAAAATTCCGCTCGTGTTTAACGAATCCGATTTGCGAACTGCGAAACTTGCAGTTCTTCAAACTCATCCTGATAAGTCGCAGCTTCCGAAGGAATATTTTCTTTTTTTTTCTAGCGCGTATAAAATGTTGTACCAAGTATTCTCGTTTCGAAGTGGAAAAAATCGAAACAATAAAGAATCATACAAGGAAATCGTGGAAGAAGAGGCGGTTGACGCCAGCGAGGATTCCATGAAGTTGTGTGTTGATAAGGTAAAATGGTTGAGCGCCGCGGAATTTAATAAGCTTTTTAACGAACATTATGAAAAATGTAAAATTGAAATGGAAGAAGACGCCGGATATGAAGATTGGTTTCGTTCAAACAACCACGATGGCGATGAATACGGCGGCGATGATCTTATAAATGCATCCTGGGACCAACGCGTGTCGCGCATCGATAAAAAAAAACAGACGCTAAGAGAAAGTTTGGCACTTGTGCAAAAAAACGATCTCGAATGCGTAAATATTTATGGTGGCGGATCCATGCACGGATGCGCGTTAGGTCAAGGCGTGCCAGCAGAACATTCCAGCGGATTATTTAGTTCTCTCCAATACGAAGACCTAAAAAAAGCGCATACTGAAACTGTAATACCGGTTACACACGAGGATTACGCGAATTCCAAAAAATTTAACAACACGCAAGATCTTAAAGCGTTTCGTGATTTGAATCTAAAATCGTTCAACTACGATAAAGAAGAAGCAATTAAGAAAAAGAACGCGCAAGCGTATCGAGAAGAAGAAGATAATACACATCGCGCATTTATAATGGCAAAGCAGGATGAAATTGCACAGGAAATGAACAAAAAATTTAACGGTTCCTTTTTGAATTTTTTACAATAGTTTTATTTTATTCATTTTTTTATTGTTACAAAATAACAACAACGCAAGAGAAGAGAGCCGTCGTTAAAATATGCGAAAAATCAATAGAAGTAAACCAATGGTTACTAAAAACATTGCAAAAATACCGCATATTTTTTTTCTACAAAATTCTAATCGTTGTCGTCTTCTGAATCTCCTTTGAATTCTGTTTTGCATTGCTTCTTCGATTCTATTGCGCACGACTTCTTCTTGTGCATGGCTTTGTTGTTGTTGTTGTTGTTCATTTGCACCTGGTTGTATTTTCACAATATTTATATCGCCATTGCTTAAAACGTGAACCTTTTCGACTTCTTTCGCACACATTAAACATTTCATTCCAAATATACCAGTAATATTTGGCGACTGAAGGTACCCGCGTTGGTAACCGATTCTCAAGATGTCGGTAATTTTGCTTAACCTGTATTCGTCGATGCACCTGTGATGAACATTGTATATACAGGTTTGGCAATAATCGGTAATTTTTTGTTTTCCTTCAATTTCTTCAAGTTCTTCTGAACTATAGTTTCGACCGCGAACCAGTTCGACCGGTGTTTCAAACGTTTCGTAGCATATCACACACACACACTCTTCTTCTTCTTTTTGTTGTTTTTGTTGCATTTGACAAGTATTTTTATTTTCATTTTCAACAACAACAACACGTTCAGATTCATCATCGGAAAGTGGTGGCGCCGAGGCATACACTCCTGCTGCTACATTTTTTACTGGGGGTGTCGGTACTCTCGGTGCTAGTGCTACTGCTGCTGTTGCGGGTATTCTCGATTTTGGTAGCGGTCTTAGTTGTGGTTTTTGTCTCTGTGCATGCACTACTATTTTTTCGGGACTTGGTTGAATGATATCGATTCGCACGTCAAATTCTCCGTCGACTGAAAATGTTGCCGATGCTGACGAAACGTTGATAGCATCTTCATCTTCATTTTCATATTCATCGTTATCACTCGAAATAGAATGCAGTTCTAAATTATTTTGCTGTTCTCGTCTCCTATTTTCTTCGGCATCATCTTCTTGATCATAGGAACTTATCGAGGATAATGATGATGACGAAGGCGATGAAGGCGACGAAAACGGCTGGTTTGGATGTCGCAAATAAGATGGATAATGATATTCTGGCAACTGATATCTTCTTACTAAACAATTTGATTGATTTGATGGATTGTAAAGTTGCGCATTGCGTCCAATCAATGATGGAATATCAACTGCAACCGCTTCACTCATTCTTGATTTATAAGTTTTCGTTGGTTTACGTTTGATTGTATGTATGTATCTCTCTCTTCTGTCTTCTGTCTTCTGTCTTTCTGTCTTCTGTCTTTCTGTCTTTCTGTCTTCTAAAATATTGTTATTGTCTTTATATCGATCAAATTTGACAATAACAATTTAATATTTTTTTTTTCAATTTTAAAAATTAAATGGAATTGTTTTCATGAAAAGGGGCTGAGACCAAAAGTTACATTTCCATGGTTTATTACCCACCTATTATATTCTTCTTCTGAAAGAGGGGGATTAAAGTTAACTGAATTTGTTAAAATATTTCTCAATTCTGACGTTCTAAACTGAATGAAGTTTGAACGATCCGATCTATACATAAAATATGTATTATCAGATTCAATATTACATCGACCGTCAACGTCCACGGCAACAATCGCCCTATCAATTGCTTGTCTTCCAAGTAAAAACCAGCGTTGTCCTCGATTTTCAACACCAGGAAAATCAAAATAATCTATTCCAAAACAAAAATTTAGTGTAGCGCCTAATCTCGCTGTTGATAATTTTGCTTCTATAAATCTATCAATCAAATTTAAATTTAACGGTTTCAATTCTGAAAGAATAGCAGTTGTTTCTCCTTCAATAATATTGTTTAAATTTATACTATCTTGCGCAAATTTTCCTGATGAATCGAATTTATTTGCTGAAGCAGTCATTCTTAACATATCTTTACCGTCTTTTCTAACAACTTTAAGCTTTGATAAGTGTGCTAAACATACTTGTTTATTGTCAGATTCTTGCGATGAAATTACAGCAAGAAATCGAAGATCTTCATTATCATTTTTAATTTTCTGAATGACTAATTTAGGGTCAGATTCTACACTTGATACTTCGTTTTTTTGAATACAAGTAACTCTAGAATCAATATTGAAATATAGAATAATATCTTTTTTATTATCTTTTGACAATCGTTTTTTTAATTTTCCAGAAATGATATAAGTAGAATTAGTACTACGAAACATATCAAGATATAGAGGATTAGGATTAATATTTTGATTAATTTTTATCTTTTATATATGTTCTTTATATTTTATTTTTTTATAAATTTTTAATTATCTTTTTTTTCAATTTTAAAAATTATATATACATTGTTTTCATGAATGACGCCATCGGGTCAGCACCGCTCGAATTCTTCATAAACAATGCAAATCCGTCCTTTACATCCACGTCGGAAATGCATCGTTTTATTTTACTCTTTCCTGCCAGCAAATTTTTCGAATGCGTGATTTTACATTTTACAAAAAGCAGTTCCATGTCACCACCAAAGTATTTGAAATGTGCATATTGTTCCTTCATAAACTCTTCTGTCAGCGCACCGCGTTCTATTCCCCAGCCGCTTTCCAGCACTTTTTTAATGAAAATTTCCACCAACGCTTTTGCGTCATACGGTTCCATTGTAAAATGTATGCTGAAGCGCCGTTCCAGTCCGTCATTCATTCCGAAAAAGTTGCGTTTTAGCTCATCCTTGTACCCCGCAATCATTAAGATGAAATACTTGTCATCGCCTTCGCGCATTTCCGTCAAGCTTTGATTAATCAAGTCCAAACACTCTTTGCTATACGAGTCCTGTGTATCTTTTCCGCTACTGTTTCCAATAGAATACGCTTCGTCGATAAAAAGCACACCGCCGCGAACCGAATTCAACACTTCCGCCGTTTTTAACGCAGTTTGTCCTAGGAACCCGGCAATCAAATCGCTTCGACGAACTTTACGGAAAATATTATTTCGCAATACGCCCAGCTTCAAATAAATTTTTGCCAACTTTTGCGCGAATTCGGTCTTGCCGATGCCCGGTTCACCGTAAATCGCGGTGTGCAACAAGTCGTCGTTTTTACGATTTAAACGCATACTGTAATATAAAATGAGTGTGACAACCTGCTTTTTAAATTCTTCTTGTCCGATCATGGCATTTAAATCCTGCATTTCTGGCAACAAGTCGTGAATCATTGCTAAATCGATATTATACTCAATGTATGGTTCCAACTTGAATTCCGTTCCGACTTTTTTGCCGAGGTGGATTAAATCATCCAGTGTTTCCACGTCCATTTCAATATTGATTCGGGTTGTTATTTTTTGAACCGGTTGGCTTACAGCAGGTTTTGATAAAATACTTGAATAGTAAGGATAGGACGACGATGAATCTTGAGAATATCTCGGATAAAAACTACGTTCACTTGAGTTCAATGTTAGGAGCGGCCTTACCAATCTTGAACTTTTATATCCACCACCCTCATGCGCTTTCTTATGTTTTTTAATAACGGTTTTTGTATGATTGTTATTATTATTTTTATCCATTGTATCTTATATTTATTTATATTATTATACCAATAAAATAAATATAAAAATGATTAAATAAATCAAATTCGTCGCAGTTTTAAATTAATCAATCTGCACTTCTTTCCCAATGTTTTTAATAATGCGTTTTTCACTTGTTTCCGGAATTGGCGTGCAAACGTGATTGAATGTTAATAAAAAATTGTCATTTTTTACAGATGTTGTTTTTGTAACTTCGGGGTCGGAATCCTTCCACTCTTTTAGTTTTTTTATTTGCTTTCGAGAGATGGCACCAATGGTATCCTTCAACTTGATGTTGCCTTCATCTTTTTCCCATTTTTCTTCGTCTTTGATATACATGACATCTCGCTTGTGATCCGTGCAATGAATCGGGCGTTTATAAATATCCAGCTCTTTGAGACCCCGGAGAAAAATATTCTCTACACTGTCTTCCAGCGTCTTTTCTCTCGTCACGCTAAGATCATCGAGCGTAATTTGGAGAGAATTGATAAAATCGCCAATATTGAGGGCATCTTTGCACTGCTCGTTTAAAAACACATTTAGGTTGAATTTCTGTTTGATGCTCATGTGGTTGTGATTATTTGTAATCAAGTTGGTGTTGTTGGTTGCACACACCATGGGGATCATTTCAACAAGCTGTTTGTGATACTGCTCTTGCTGTTCGCGCATGAATTTTTGCTGCTCGCGCATGAGCTCCTTCATTTCCGCATTGTCTTTGATGAGTTTCATAATTATATTGTCCTTTGTACAACACAAGTGGCGTTTGTGTTTTCTTAAACCGCTGGATGATTTAAATGATTTACCACATTCACATTCATGAACCCCGCTATCGAATTCTTTTGCTAATGGTTCGCTTATTATACCACAAAGTGTATGAGGATTTGTGACAACTTCATATTGATCATCATTGTTGTCGTCATCATGGGTTAAAAAAATGTTTTCCGTTCTTGATCTTTCGTGAATGCTATTATCATTTTTGTCAATGCATTTTTTATGGATACTATGGATACTATTTTTATTTGTTTTACTTGTATTGTTATTTTTGCTATTTTTGCTATTTTTGCTATTGTTTGCATTGTTGTTATTTGCATTTTCTGTATTTTTTACATGTTTTTTTGTATTTATATGTCGCTTATAGTCACTTTCATAATTGCATAAAAATACACACTCTTTACAAATAAATACTGTCATTTTAGTTATTTAACTATTAAATTATAGGTTTAAAATTTTTTTAAACACATATACTAAAGAGATATATATTTACATTTCTAAATATTTTTATTTATTTTATTAATTTCTTCTGTAAACCATACAAATAATAACAAATAATAATACAATGATTAAAAAAATAAAGTTGGTTCTTCTAGGAAATTCTGCAGCCGGCAAGTCGTGCATTGTCCAAAGAATGATTTACAACACATTTAATGTAAACAACACTTCCACCATTGGCGCGGCATTTACGTGTTTCAGTATTGACAAAAATATCAGAATTGAAATGTGGGATACTGCCGGTCAAGAACGTTACAATTCGTTGATTCCAATGTATGCTCGATCTGCAGAAATTGTGGCTTTCGTTATTGACATTGAAAAAAATATCGACGAACAAATGTTGAAATGGAACAAGTATATTCAGGAAAATGAAAAGATGTTTGCGCCTCACTATAAAATTATTTATCTATTTAATAAACACGACTTGAATACCGGGTTTGAAATTTCTAAAACAATATCATTAATGAGTAACTCGCAGATTGCTTTTATTACGATAGTTTCCGCTAAAACTGGACATAATATAGATAAATTCAAATTTCATCTGGAACAAACAGCGAAAAAAATCGTTGATGAGTGTGCGCGTCGCGTGACAAACGATGGAACCGTTCATTGTGGCAGTAATAATGATAATAATAGTCATAGTAACAATAATAATAGTAATAGTAACATTGAAAATGAGGCGAATGGTACTATATTTGGTTCCGCGTTTTCAAATATGAAAATAAATGTTGATTTGCAAGAGTATAGAGAGAGTGTGAAAAAATATTACGAAAATTCACGGTGTTGAAATATGAATTATAAACTCATTCTATTCCTGATTCATAACTATCACACATGCCGCCAGGTTCTCTGCCGGATCCTCATTTTGACGGATCAATATTTAATTGAGCATTATGAAATGACCCGACAGGAATTGACTTGATAAAATTTAGCTTTTTACTAGGATTGGGTGGTAGAACAATGTTTTCAGAAGAAACATAGAAAACGACTTGGCCGCATTTATTTACAATGGCGCGCTTAATTACAAATACGTGTGCGCATTCGGCATGTTTATTTTTTTTATGATGATTAGGACATTCGCCATCATTGAGTTTCATGACGGCGGTTGGGGTAAAAGGGGTAAAAGGAATAATATATGTATCACATTTTGTTTGACCTGCACATGAAGCAATCCCTTTATTATTGTATATCTTACCATCTAAACAAATTACAGGCGCATATTCTTGTGTAGAAATGCAATCAGGTGGAACAGCGCCCATCACAACTTTTCGGAAAGCTTCTTTTACCCATCTGTCTGCATTGACTTCATTTACGACGCGTTTATTGTTTAACTCCGCCGAACTATTCGACCACGTTTGATACATTAAAACTTTGCTAATATTCTTTTTGCTAAATGTTAATTTATGAGTGTAATTAACGCTAGATACTTTTTTAATTGTTACATCTCCAGATAAAATTTGGTCAAATTCGCGAAGGGATTTACAATTAGAACCATTTTGGTCAACTTTTGCTGTATTGCCGTCTGGACAGCATCCATACCGTGTTCCTGCACAACCACCAAGTTTGAGGGGCATTTTATAATTTATAATTAACCATTATAAATTAATTTTTATAAAAAAATATTATTTACAAAATGTTTCGATTCACGCTTTTTGGGAGCGAGTGTCCAAACAACAGCATATAAACGAATGCTAAGGAGGCGATCAACATGCTTCGGTCTTGCGCCACGCGATAACTCTGGTTAAGAACGAATACCATGACAAAGTAGAGCAAAACTCCTAAAATCACGGAATGAAGCAAATGGTTGAAACTAGAATTCATTTTTATATTCGATTGTTTATAGTATATAAAAATATAAAAATAAAAAAAATTATTGTAGTTTAAAAAAAGCTTCCTCCCAAATGCTCATTTGCAGCAGCCGGCTCAAATTCGGCCACCATTCCAGGCGGCATTCCGGGCGTCGATGCTCCGATCAACGGATTGGGCTGGTGCGCATACATGGCATTAAAATCGGGCGACCGTTGTTGAATTTGTGGAGGCGGCGGGGGACCATTCAACATGTAACTGCTGGAAGGTGCGCCGGCACTTTGTCCGGAAAGCGGCTGCGTGACTCGAACTTGGCCGCCGCCGTTACCGTCCTTTTTATTCTTGTACCCTTCTTTCATGCTCGTATTTCCATCGACCACGTCTTCGAATCTCTCGATCAATACCAGCGTTTTAGCACCGAGTTTGTGTTTTGACATGGAAATAAAAATAAACAAGAGAATCAAAATAAGTTGAATTACGCTAAAGTCGCCGTACTTTAATCCGCTGTACGTTGGAAAATAGCAAATGATTCGATGGATAAAATAAAAAGAAAAGAGAATGAAGAACAATTGTCCAAACATTTCTGCTAAAATAACCAGCGATCCCTTTTCTTCATCCACATCCGGAATGTAATAATGATTCACATAAAGGACAATAATCACGGGTATAATCGCCATGACCGTGTATTGCGCAATGTTCATAAGCACCGACTGCTCATAGTCGCCCATTTTAAATACATATTTGAAAAATCCTTCTGTTCTTTTCGTAGAATCGGAAATAGCATCTTCGACATCTTCCATTTTTTAATATATAATAATAATAAAAAAATACTTGTATGTTTTATAAACAGAAATAAAATTTTAAAAAATGAATTAATTTGATTGTTTTATTTTTGATTTTAATGCGATATACTAAATAATTATGTTTTTGTAAAACATGTATTTGTAAAACATGTATTTGTAAAACATATGAAATAAATGTAAACTTAAATGTTAAAACATAATAAAAAGATAAATGTATGTAAATATATTCAAAAAAAACAAATATGCTGCGAAATTTGTGTAAACCATCAAAAGATGAATTTCATACAACTACTGTAACAAATGTTGAAGAAGAGCAATACTTGAACTTGATCCGCGATATTTTATCGGAAGGAACGTTGGAACAAGGGCGAAACGGAAATACCAAGTGTGTATTTGGAGCAGCCATGCATTTTTCTTTAGACCACGGCACAATTCCCATTCTAACGACCAAGCGCGTTGCGTGGAAAACGTGTTTGAAAGAGCTGCTGTGGTTCATTCGGGGTGACACGAATAATGAGCACCTTCAGGACCAAGGTGTAACCATTTGGAATGGAAATGCGTCGCGCGAATTTTTGGACAGCAGAGGACTCACACATTTGCGCGAAAACGATTTGGGTCCGGTTTACGGCCACCAGTGGCGCCACTTTAATGCCAAGTATACGAATTGCGACGAAGGTTATGACGGCCAAGGTGTCGATCAGTTGGATTATATTATTAAATGTTTGAAAGACCCGGCGCAGCGCACATCCAGGAGGATGGTCATGTCGGCATGGAATCCGTGCCAGCTCGACGAAATGGCGCTTCCGCCGTGTCACATTTTAGTGCAGTTTAATGTGACATCGGGAAACAAGCTGTCTTGTTGCATGTTTCAGCGCAGCGCAGATGTGGCTTTGGGCATGCCTTTTAACATTGCCTCCTATAGTTTTTTAACACACCTTTTAGCAAAACATTGCGATCTTTTAGCGCACGAATTCATATACTATTTAGGAAATTGTCACATTTATGAATCTCATTTGGACGCGATGAATGAACAAGTAACGAGAACGCCTAATTCATTCCCGAAAATCACGGTGAAAACCAAAAAGGAAAATATTAACGACTATACAATTGACGATTTTGAATTACACGACTATAAATGTCACGAAGTCATTAAAATGAAAATGGTGGCTTAAAAGAGGAAATAAGAATTTGAAAAGAAAACAATAGAAAAACAATAGAAAAACAATAGAAAAACAATAGAAAAACAATAGAAAACAATAGAAAAACAATAGAAAAACAATAGAAAAACAATAGAAAAACAATAGAAAACAATAGAAAAACAATAGAAAACAATAGAAAACAATAGAAAGAAAAAATACAAATAAAAATATAAAATAATTAATAAAGTGCGGAAACAATATAAAAATAAACTATAATAAGATTTATATTAATAATTATTCATATAAATTTTACATTTTTACATTACACTGTTAGAATATGAGTAGCAACGCGGCATTATCAGCAGCAAGGCGTCGTCGGTCAAATCCTACACCGCCGCCAACAAACATGCAACCTCCTCCAGTGAATCGCATTATTCAAAGACCAGGTGTTCAACAGCAACAGCAACAACAACAACCACATTTTAATCAACAGCGTATGCCGCCTCCGCCACAGTCACAAGCACAGATGCGCCCTCCGGCACATATGCAGCAGCAGCAGCAGCAGCAGCAGTCGAAAGGGAGGCAGACGCAGCAACCCATGACTCGACCCCAGTCGCCTGGACTTCCACCTCTTCCGCCGCCTGTAAAAACGGCTGGTCCGCTTTACGGCATTCCTATTCACCCACTTATGATGTTTAAAACTCACGATAATAAGTTGAGTGAACATGAACTCAGTATTGGTGACTGTTTTGAACAGCTAAAAGAGATTGATGAACGATTGGCGGCATTTGAAGCTTCAAACGGTAGCAATAGTGGTGGTGTACCAGGCGATGTACCAGGCGGCGACTTGAACGAACTAATGAATGACGGTGCTTTTATCAACGGAATTGTTGACAACATCATGAACACCACCAACTTTGCATCCATTGTTGAAAATGTTATACCGCTCAAAGAAGAGAATGAAGTCCTTACACAACAAGTACAAGGGCTGCATGAACAAGTGCGAGGGTTAAATGAACAAGTCCATGGACTAAATGAAGAGCTTCAAGAGTGGAAGGATAAAATGCAAGAGTTAGAGGACCGTATTCATTCGATTTGTTCAAGCGCACCTGCACCTGCAGCTGAATTGCATGAAACCGACGATGCAGTTTGTGAAAATGTTCAAGCGGTTTCGGAAAGCGATGGAGAAAAAAACGAAGAAGAATAAAAAGCGAATATAAAAAAATAAATATAAAAAATAAATATAAAAATATAGTAAATATTCATTATACGGACGCCCGCACATATAATGAATGACGACGCAATTGATAATATCAACGTTGATGAGCTTTTAAAAAGCATCGAGAGCGATAAATTATTATCTGTATCCAAGCTATCCTATGATAAAATAAATACCACCAAATATAATGTTTTAACGCGAATTGGTCTTGAAGACGATGAATTGGAATATATACTTTTAAAGCTGTCGGATTATCGTTATGTCGAAGAACTTCAAGATATTCATCATGGCGCGTTCGTGCGATATATTTCGCTAAGTAAAAATAAAGACAATGAGATCGTATTGCAACCGGGAGGTTTTATTTGTGACATAAAAATCCTTGGAACAGGCGTGCAGCTTTTATGTAGAAACCACTCTAGAAAAATATTCCAGCTTCGCCTGGATGAAGTGCTACTTTTTCAGAAACTCACCAGACAAGAAGAAATTATACTTTCTGTTTTTGACCACTTGACTAAGAATAATAACAAAATGATAAAACAATAATGTAAAAATATAAATTGATTTTTTATTTTGTAAACTATTATTCATTAGATCGACAAAAAATCAATCCCAAATCAGTGTTATGTCCTACCCAAAATACCGTGTGAAATTGAGTCCGAGCGATGACGCACATGTTCAATATTTAAACTTGGTAAAAATGCTAACACCGGATGAGGCAAAAGCGTTGAGGAAAATGATCAAAGACCAAGTTGGGAAAACGGTTTGTATAGTTGGAACGTATGAAGAATACGAAATATTTGAATCTTTTCCAAATATAGATGGTATAGGCATATTTTTCCAGGGGATGAAGAGCAATTGGATATCGTATCAAACTTACTATCATGCAAAATACGGTGGTGAAAAGAAGACAGAGGCAAAACCAACAACCTCTTCGACGACCACCACAACGACCAAGTACAACTGTTCTCCGGCAATGGCGACATGTGACGGATTGTATTATCCACCACTTTAAAAAGATAAAAATAATTTGAAAAGATAAAAATAATTTGAAAAGATAAAAATAATATGGAGAAATAAAATAAAATATTATAAAATGTGAAAAAAAATAAACGATGGAAAATGTAAATTGATTTTTTTATTATTTATTATACTTTTCGTAGAGTTCCGTATCCAATCAACTATTTCGAGTATCAAATGTCATCATCCAGCACGTGCGACGTCTGTTGCGAAAAAATCACAGAAAAAAAAAGAAAATGCATTGGTTGTGTGGCATGCGACTACACGGCGTGCAGTGTTTGCTACAAGACATTCATTACAAGCGACGGAGTAAGTAGACCAAAATGTATGCAGTGTAACACAAAAGAACAAAATGTTGATACTGATGATGTTCAGTTGAATGAATCGGTTCCATGCTATGTGTGTAATAAGTGTGGCAATACCATCTCATCTAATTTGGGTGGCTTCACAGTGCACTACATGGACTCAACCAACCAAGAAAATTGCACAATTGAGTGTGATGATTGCTGTCCGCTGTCTCCAAATACGCTGAAGTGGATTGCTCGGTATCAAGAAGAAGAAGCAGCATCAGCTGCAGCAGCAGCAGCAGAAGAAGCTAGGCGGAAGGAAGAAGATGGCTACTCGTCTGACGATTACTACACGGAATACGACCACTCTGAAGAAGCCAGTTAGGTGACAATGTAAGTTAGGTAAGTATTTTTTTTATATAACTTTCATTGTTTTCCTATAAGTTACCATAAATTATCATTCATTTTTAATATGGAAAAATAAAATGAAAAAAAAAGTAAAATGTGAAAAATGTGAAAAAATAAACGATGGAAAATATAAATTGATTTTTTTATTGTGTATTATATTTGTCGTAGAGTTTCATATTCACCATCTATTTCGAGTTTCGACTTTGAATGTCGTTATTACCACGATCAAAAGAATCCAGTGGCACATGCGGCGTGTGTTGCGAAAAATTTACAGAAAAAAGAAGAAAACGCATTGGTTGCGCGGCATGTGAATACGAAGCATGCAACGTTTGTTACAGGACGTTTATTACAAGCGAGGGAGTAAGTAGACCAAAATGTATGCAGTGTAACACCGAATGGACAGGACAATTTCTCAAACAAAACTTCTCGGATGCATTCATCAAGGGGGACCTTCGCAAACACGCATCCACTATTTTGTTGCAGCAACAAGTTGCAATGCTTCCTGCTACTCAGTCAGCCGTTGAAAGAATCATCCTTTGCGAACAATATGCGAATGAAGTCAAAGATATTAATCGACAAATTCGCGAGCTGGTGGCAAGAAAAGAAATTGTGTATAGCGAACTTAAAAGGATGAAAAGAAGAATTCAAACGCACAATTTCGATGATGATGACGACGACAACCCCGGCGGTCAGTCGGCATTTCAACACAAATGTTGCGATCCTGAATGTCGCGGATTTGTGTCGTCGGCGTGGAAATGCGGAACCTGTGGCAAATTTTCATGCGCTCAGTGTCACGAAGTCAAGGGTGCAAGTTCCGCAGAAGTCGGACAACACGTTTGCAATCCCGACAATGTTGAAACCGTGCGCCTTATCCGCACCGATACCAAACCATGTCCGTCATGTGGCACATACATTCACAAAACAGAAGGGTGTGATCAAATGTTTTGCATTTCCTGCAAGCAATTATGGTCATGGAGAACGGGCAAAATCGAAGAGCGCGGACACAACCCACATTACCTGGAATGGATGCGAAGCAGGGGTGGCGCAGGCGGCGGAATGGCTCGTGACCCTCTCGATATTCAATGCGGTCGCGAAGTCACGTGGCAAACGACAAGATATATAGAGCGACAATGTACTGTGTATAAAGTATCTCCCATTTTAATTCATTCGGTTTTGAATTGGTCAAATTCGATAATCCACATTCGTCATGACGAAATTCCGCAAATGCGACAGCATATGGAAGTTGCAAACGATTTGCAATTTTTGCGCGTTCAATATATGCGCAAAAAAATAACAGAAAACCATTTCAGGAATCGTATATTTCAAATTCAGCGCGACGCCAATGTTGCGCGCCAGATTGTCGACCTCTTGGTCGCTGTTCAAAATGCAGCCACTGACATTGTTTTCAGAATTATAGACACGCTTCAAAATGAACAAAATACATCTACAGCTTCTATTCAAGAGAGCATTCAGTCCAATTTGAACGAATTCGCCGAATTGAAAAATTGGGCAAATTCGTCAATCGCGGACATTTACTCTGAAAACTCAAAAAAAAATCAAAAAGGATTCAATCGTCTTGAAAGTTTTGTATTACTTCATGGTTTTGCACACTAAATAGTAGGCATCATCATGAGAATGATCTGATCGGATGATATGATCGGGGTGATTGGTTTATCCTTCTCTAAACAATAACCTTGTTTGGAGTTTTTTTTAGATGAACTTTTCCGGGAACTTCGGTGCTTTCAACATGTTTGATTGGTATGTATTCTACGGTAACTGTATGCAGCATCTTGACGGCTTCCTTTGAATACTGCTTTACAAGCGTCGCTGTTCTTAGAATCGCATCCTTGTCATACTTGGTTGCCGTATTCTTCAACTTGTCAATCAATATGCCGTGAGGGCTTGAAAAACCGTTGCCGACGTGAAACCAGAGCGCATTCTGATTTGTTTTTTTGGTTTTTGAAACGAGGGCTTGATTTTCTTCTTGCGACCTTCCGATGCAAATAGTATATTTATCATTATATGTTTCGGTATACATTGATGATGAAATGCAAATGCAAATACTATATATATATATATATATATTATGCGATTATTATATATAGTGTTGTTATTTTTTTATATTTATTCGTTATCTAATAAAATGTAACTGTCTTAAGATCGGTTGATGTTAATTTATATTTTAATTTATTTACTTCACCTTCGGTGGCACCTTCAATTCCTGTATTATTTGGAGGAATTGTATTACTTTTATTTGCGTCCCATATTTCAACAACATCCCATGTCATTTTCCAAGTATTTTCAATTTTATTATCGAAAACTTCATTCAACTCTTTAATAAATTGGTCAGACGTGAATTTGGTTTTCGGAATGTCGTAATCTTTTTTTTCAGTAGGTGTGAGTGTTGACCACGCTTTCTTAAACGCCTTTTGTAATTCAATATTTTCGTTTAATAATCGAATCATATTTTTAACAATCATAAAGTCATTATAAACAAAACATTTATAAGCCAACTGTTTATCTTTTCCAACCTTTACATACTTTTCTTTTTTATATGTAGTGTGTGTTAAAAATTTCGAGGTTCGAATAAGTTCTTCAGGAAATAAAGAACGATGATCCGGGTTTAAAAATTTACTGCAAATGTATAATGCATAAAAAAGACAGTTTCCGTGAGAATGAGGAATTTGGAATAAGTTGTAGGGGTCATATATTTTTTTAGTTTTTGCATAGTAAAATTTATAGTGTGTCTCTCCATACGAATCATTGAAAATAATATTTTCATTTGGTTCGGTATCTAGAATTTCTTGTTCGGCATTTGGATGAGAAACATATTTATCAGCTTTTACCATTTTTGCCAACAACTGATAAACATTTGCGTCACCCATAATATAAGATAAAACGGATTGATATGATTCAAATACCGATTCGCCAGAATTTTGTTGAATGGTGTGTGTTGTCATGTTCTTCTATCATGTATATAATAAATATAATATTTTTATATGTTATTTTAATATATTATTCTAATATATTTTTTCTCGTTGTTTTATGAAGTGGATTAAGTCGGTTTGATTTGGGAATGAAGTGGGCCGGCTTCTTACAAGTGAAACGGTGATACATGAGATTCTTTTTTTTAAGAACGCTTTCTGCGCACACTCCGATGGCCTTTGTCTCTCTAAATTTACTCTTTAATTTTTTGGTACAATTGCATATTTTTTTGATGAGCGCGTCTTCTGCTTTTTTTTTCAATGCAGCAAATGAAGTCCCTTGTGGAATATTGATTTTATAATATTCTAATATTTTCTTGTAATCTGTGTGTGTAAGACGTATTTTTCGTTTCATTTTATTAAAAAAATATATTTATTAATAATAAATAAATAATATATTATAATATATTTATAAAATTTTAAAAAATAATATAATTATTTAATAAAGGTTATTTTATTTATAAATATATTTATAGTATGTCAACTTATTCAAGTTATAATTCGTATTTAGGTAATAAATTGTGTTGTAAGACCGTATGTGAAGAAAAGTGTAACAGTTCTTCCGGATCAACAGGTATAACAGGACCGACGGGTCCGCAAGGTATTCAAGGTCCAAGAGGTGCAACGGGCCCAACGGGTCCGCAAGGCGTTCAAGGTGCAACGGGTCACACGGGACAGCAAGGCGTTCAAGGTGCAACGGGTCACACGGGACAGCAAGGCGTTCAAGGTGCAACGGGACCAACGGGACAGCAAGGCGTTCAAGGCGAAACGGGTCCAACGGGACAGCAAGGCGTTCAAGGCGCAACGGGTAATACAGGACCGACGGGTCCGCAAGGTATTCAAGGCGCAACGGGTCCAACGGGTCATACGGGTCCAACAGGTCATACGGGTCCAACAGGTCATACGGGTCCAACGGGTCATACGGGTCCAGCAGGCACAACAGCTACTCTAACTGCTGGAACGAATATAGGAATAACCGGTTCACCGACAAACCCTATAATTTCATTCGAAACACCTACAACGAGCGACATTCAGGTTGGCGTAGGGACTCAGATAGTAGCGAAGGACAACTATACTACTCCTACATTTTCTATGTCTATTGACGCTACTGGTTTTAATGATACTTACTTGTCGGGTGGCGTGGAGAATAAAGAAGATATTGCGATTACTGCTACAAGCGTTCAAGACACAATATCCACCACGAATACAACTGACAATATCAACTCGTCAGTCCTAACCTGTGATACGAACTTTGTAAATGAAGTGAAGACATCCCAAGTAATAACATCTGGTCTTGAAAAATCAGCAGTTGCTTCTATCACTTGTAATACTTCTGGTTCTAATCCTATCGCACAAATAGGTTGCGGTGTATCTGCCCCTACAACTTCTCCCTTCCCTGATATAAATGCGAATATTAGTATGGGTTGTAGTGATACTTCAACTCCTCAAATCTTAATCTCACAATCCGCCCCTTTCGCAACTACATACTCAACAATTATAGACAAAGATGGTATAAATCAAAATAATAGTGCTGGTTCTGGTCTTACTATCACCTCAAATGCTTTAAATTGTAGTATCACATCTACGGCAACAACAAGCATAACTGGTGGAACTGGTGGTAATTCTTCTGTATCGTGTTCTACTGGTGCTGTAATTGTGAGTGGTGATACACAAGTTTTCGCCTCTGGACTTGCTGGGGCAGTCGCAACACCTAATTTCACTTTGAGAAATCAAAATGTCGCTCCCACATCTTATACAGCATTAAAATTAGAGAAATCTGGTGTTGTTGCTACTGCTGGTAATGCTATATCTGCTGTTTCTTCGTGGGCGGTAGATGCTGGTGGAACAAGTAGGGAATGGAGCAGAATCCAAACAGTCGCTACAAATGTAAGCACATCTCCCGCTAATCAAGACGGCACTATATCCATATTCGGTAGTGTGAATGGAACTATGGCGGAAGTTTTTAATTTCAACGGCAGTCAAAATGAGAACAACTGCTTTAAACCCCTTGATATGAATAATCAGCAAATTAGGAGCAATTCTGGTGATTTGGTTTTAACAACTACCGCTTCAACTGGAACTGGACTAATTACTTTATCCGCAAAAGCAGATGTGAGTATAAGTGGGACTTCTTGTGCTGTATTGTCTGTGAGCGGTGCGAATACTGGTGCTTTATACACCAATCCTGGAATTGTTGAATTAGAAGCAACTAATACACTCCAATTTACAGGAGTAGGACTTCAAGCACCGACCGCTAGTGGAAGTGCTGGAACGCATCTTGTAATCACTCTCAACGGCACTCAATATAAAATTGCCCTTTTGAATCCATAATCAAAAATAACATTAAAACATATCAAAATATAATCTTGGTATACTTTAAACACAAAGGTTTAGAATGTCTGTAGCAAGTATTATAGACCAATCAACAGGTCAAATCTACGATAATGGACGCAGTTTAAATCTATCAAATGATAGTGCAAGTGGCGGTGTTCTCAACTACACAAATCAAATAGGATTACAACCTTTTACGATTGATAGTTCTACTGGTGAGTTAATTCTAAAAACAACTGCAACACACGCACTCACGCTTGATAGTGATATATTAAATCTCGCAAACACGAATACAACGACTACTACACCAAACCACAACGCAGACATAAAAACAACCAGTAATGGTGTTTCAACTACTACATTCTTGAAACTACAATTGAACGGGGCGGATATATGGATTCCCTATTTTACAACCGACCCGAGTTTATAAATTAAGTTGGAGGACGATTAAACCCATAATTTTAGTGGGGTAGATCATGTGGTAGTGGGTCAATTTGCCAAACTTTGTATATATTAATATATTCATAGTAAATGTAAATCGTATAAAATTTTTTATATTTTTTTTTCTGAATGTATAATAAGAATAATCATATTATATATGAAATGCCAAAAGAATATGAGAATACGTTATATTCAAACATAAATAATTCGTTGAATAAAAAAAAAGGAAAATACATTGTTTTCGATGTAGATGAAACGCTGGGATACTTCTCGCAACTCGGATCGTTCATCGACGCGCTTTCATTTTACAATAAAGATTTCTCGGGATCAGTGTTCGAGAGATTTAATGAAATTCTCGACTTGTTCCCCGAATTTGTCCGCCCGAAAATGATTGAAACGCTGAAATACATTTATAAAAAAAAGGTAAGCAGAACATGTAGCGGATTATTCATTTACACAAACAATCAGGGACCGAGATCGTGGGTGCAACATATTGCAAAATATTTCGACTACAAAGTTGTTAATGTCGAGAGAAATGAAACCAGTCAATTATTCGACAAAATTATCGCGGCGTATATGATCAACGGAAAGGTTGTCGAACCGGGGCGTACAAGCCAAAATAAAACCTATGCCGATTTATTGCGCATTACCGGAATCTCTCCACAAGCAGAAGTTTGTTTTGTCGACGACTTGAACCATCCCGAAATGCGACACGAAAATGTTTTATATTTAAATGTGAAACCGTATGTGAAGACGCTGTCAACTGATGAGATGATTCGGCGTTATTTAAAAAGCCCGCTTGCAGCAACCATTGTTTCTGTAAAAGAGTTTACGGCCACAATTAGCGAGAGAATGGGTTCCATAAAACATGCACATCATGGTCATCGCTTGAATCTGCATAACGCAAATTATATTTCTTTAAATACACCTTTTGACGACGCATCGTCGAGAGAAGATGCCGAATTCAAAGCTTCCGGAGATAAACTTTATAACTATATTAAAATGTTTCTTAAAATGAAAGTACATAGCAAACGAGGAACCAAAATACATCATTCAGTTCGCAATAATTCGCAAACACGACGCCATCATCGACCACAGTCAACCGGCGTATCGTTAACGATACACAAAACAAGAAAACATGCCATGAAACATCGTAAACGTTTGCATTCAAAGACGCGAAGAACTGGAAAGTTTATGCGGGTATAATATAAAATATATTTTTTATATTTTATTTATTTGTTTGTTTAATTATTTTATTTTATGCTACATTCTAAACCGAGAATAATAAGAATCATTGATATGTAGCTAAAGCCATAATTTATGATTGCGCCTTTGGCTTTTCCAAAGAAATGAATCATGAACGGCAGCATTATAAAAAACAAAAACCAAGATAAAGCCCATCCCGTAAATGCATACTCGGAATATTCGATCAAATTATGATATTTGGAATATATATTCGAGAGAAATTCCATTCAATCGTTTGTTTATAATATATTCATTTATATATTTTATATAATTTATATAATTTATATTAAAAAAATGCAAATGCTAAAAAATAAGAAAAAATAATTTTTATTTTTATTTTTTTATTAATTTATAATTCATCATTACTACATCACCGTATTATCACCTTATCACCGTATCACCACATCATGCATATTTATTTTAGTTGAACATTTTGGGGACGCCATTTGTCAATCTTCCGACAAGATCGCCATCTTGTGAGTAAATGTCTCCGTTGGGCGCAAGTCCATACGTTTCACCTTCATATTCGTATTCTTCACATTCGAGCTCATCTTCTTCTTCTTCATTTTCTTCCTCATCTTCTGTTTCTTCTTCTTCTTCTTCTGCCTTTTTCTTAGCGGCGGCTTCTTCTTCTGCCTTCTTCTTAGCAGCGGCTTCTTCTGCCTTCTTCTTAGCGGCGGCTTCTTCTGCCTTCTTCTTAGCAGCGGCTTCTTCCTTCTTTGTAATTTTCTTTTCCTTTTTCTTTTCTGTATTTTCGTCAGAAGCATCAGCAGGAGTAGTAGATTTCTGTGCCTTTTTTGTCTTTTCCTTCTTTTCACTTGTTGTTGTTGTTGTTGTTGCGACTACAGCTGGCTCAACAACCGTGTTGACTTCTTTCTGTTGCTGTTGTTGCTGCTGTTGCTGCTGTTGCTGCTGTTGCTGCTCTTTGTTCTTCTCGTCTTCTTCGCACATTTTGTCAAACATTTCGAAGATTTCATCATCTTCTTCTTCAATTTCATTTTCAAACGCCAGACAAGTTTCAACGTTACCATTTTCTTCTTGTGATAATAGACAGATTTCAGAAGGATCGATGGACAAACGCTTCTTTTTTTCAGTCGTGGCCTGAACAATCAATCTTTGCATTTCAGATTCGTCGACATTGTTTTGCGCGCTGGACTTGGTGGGACGACCGCGTTTCTTCTTTTCCTTTTCTTGACCAGCAGGCGCAGCAGCAGGAGGCGCCGAGTCATCATCAGCCCTGGGTGTAATGCAATTATCGTGACAATTCGGTTCAATGGAAACTGAACTTTGAATCGAATTTGGTTTCTGAGGAGTGTCATTGGTTGCAGCACTTGCGGGTTTCGCCTTGGTAGCACGAGGTTGTCTGGGTTTTTTCTCTTTTAGTTTGTTGGTTACTTCTGACTCAGATGCGACAGTAACAGATGCAGCGACAGTAGTAGGGCGCCCGCGTTTCTTTTCGGTTTTTTCAAGCATCCAATCTGGGATTTGGAATCCGCGTTTAGCAGCCGACTCAAGCGCTTGTTCTTTGGTGATGCTCATTTTTTCAAGGACTTCAATGTATGGGGTTTCCTTCTTACCTGTCTTGGCATTCACATACTTACCGACTCCAGCTTCAATGCGCTCTTCAATTGTTCCAACTGGATGTTTTCCATTTTCATCGCACTTCTTGGAACAGTCGTTGCAAAACCTGCATGCATGGTTGTCAATTTGAAATGAAGCGGATGACATGTCGCACGCCTTTGCGCATTGGATGAAGAGACCGTATTGCGCTTTCAGACCAACACATGTCGTGAAATCTACGAGTCCGGTCCACGGCATTGGAATTTTGTATTTTTCTTCAACGGCGGCTTTGGGTTGTTTGGTTTTGGCGGGTTGTTTGGTTTTGGCGGGTTGTTTGGTTTGTTTGGTTTCTTTTTCTTCTTGTTGTTCTTCAGAACGAGTGAAGACGAGTTGTTGTCTCAAAGATTTAAGCGTTTCTTCAAGAGTTTGTATTTTCTTTATAATTGTTCCAGCTGACATTTTTCTTTGAGATCTGAATCCAGGAGAACCCGAACCTGTTCCGACGGAACGAATGGTAACGGGAGACGACATAGTGGAGGCGGACATATAATGGAAGCGAAGCACTGTTGAATAAAAATGAAAAAAGAAAAAAATCAATTTGTAAAAAAGTGAATGGAAAAATGAATAAAAAAGGAATAAAAAATGAATAAAAAATGATTAAATATTTATGTGTAAAAAAGTGAATAAAAAATTTAAGAAAAAAAAATAATATAAATATATGTTATAAAAAGGATATAAAGAATTATAAAGGGTAGAATGCAACTACTTTCAGAGAATTTTAAATCGGATATTAGCTTATCACGCGCATATGCAGGTAGTGCATGGGAAGTGAATGTATGGAATGGTGCTCAACTGTGGTTGATTGAACTAACCGAAATTAAAGGAGCAGTTGTCGATTTGGTTTTTGATGCTGCTAGTAATAAAATTGTTGAAAAAAAAAATGAAAAATTTGATGTTGTAATGTTAAGATATGCAATGGCGATGGGTTCAATAGTCGTATTACGTGCGGAAATGGGAGAACGTGTATTTGCGAACTTTCAAGTAATGGGAGTAAGAACAAATCAGGATGATAACCTGGAGTTTTTTCTAAAGGCAGTTAATGGAGGAGAATATCGTGGTATGCAGATGCAATTTTTTGAAAATGTGAGTATGACTATTGATATAGTTGTGCCGCCTGGTTATAGTTTTTTTGATTATATTGCGGGGTTTTCCTCTGTAAACCCATTAACAGTGAAATATGATGAAGGAAGTGGAGGGTTAGGTGCGTTAACTTTTTCGAATAATAATGATGATGGTTATTGGGATACGATAATATCAGCCGCTATAGGAGGCGGAAAGATTTTAGAGTTTTGTTTATTTAGAAATAGTGGTTCAAAAAAAAGATTGACACCGCTGGTTGCTAAGATTGAGTCGGTGAAAAAGGAGGGTAAAAGAGTTCAAGTTCAATTCAATAATAAAGGTTTAAATGTGAATGGTGCAAATGCGAGAAAGGCGGTATATGGTGTTGAGAGTGGAACGTATAAATTGAAGAGTATACGTGCGCTTAATGGTCTTCCTGTTGAAACAGTGGCGATGTTGCCTTTTCAAAATTCCAACAGACAGGATTGGGGCACACTATCCTTAATACCCCAAGTATATAATATAGAATTTAAATATGGAAAAATAAATAAGAAGAGAATTCGTGGAAAAACTGAATATGTATTACAGTTTATATTAAAGGAAAAATCGAGGGTAATATATTATAATAAAAGTAATAAAATGATAAAGAGTAAATCAACTGATGGATTTATTTCAGATGTAAGAGCTACGTTGTTGCAAAGTGCAGATAATAGTCAGGACTGGAATCCAGCGACAGCGGCATTGGTAGTATTTGGAACAGCTTCTGGAAAAGCAATGTTGGCAGAAATAACCGAATTGAAACGGGATAATAAAATTGTTGTATGGTCAGCAAAGGTAGAATTAAGGCAAGATGATATTGAAGAATTTAGAGAAGAGGTGAAGGTGGAAGAGATGAGTTTATTAATGTTGTGTCCTGATAATATTTTGTGATGGGAAAGAATGATAAAAACGGTAAGAAAAGAGGATGGAATAAAAAATTTAGGGAAAAAAATAATATAAATATAAAGTATAAAATGTCAAAAAAAGGAGGACTAATGCAACTTGTAGCTTATGGATACATACCATATACACAAAGTTTTAAAGGAGATGTTACCATACAATCCGCAAATGAAATTGGTGATGGTATTGCTATGCTGACGTTAGAAAAGTTGATAGGAGAAGTTAAAGTTGTACTATTGGATCTTGCTAGTAACAATTTTGAAACGAAAGAGTATCAAGGATTGGATGTTGCAGGGTTAGCAATAGGACTAGCGACGGGTAGTAAAGCCGTATTAAAAGTAGAAACGAGTGGTGATGTTTGGTCGATGTATGAAGTATTGGGAGTAAAAGAAGAGAATGGAAAGGGAAAGGTGAAGATGGCTGTAAAGCCAATTGGCGATGGTGATGTCATTTCACAAAAAAAAGTTTTGAGAAAAGCAAAGATGGAATTGCTTCATATACCATATTGGACTTTGAATGATCAGATACTACATTGGGCTGATCCGAGTCGAGATGCATTGTTGGCGGAATATCAGTGGGATTTTAGCCGGTTGAGAGAAGCGACATATGATTCTAAAAAAAAGACATTAATTTTTGCGAATGATCGATCATGGAGATGTAGGAATGGTGACTGTTTTTATTCGTCGTTGATGTTTTATTCGGCGGCAGCATCAGGAGCGGGTCCTCTAGCATTTAGATTTGGTTCAAGTGGAGAAGGAATGATAGAATTAGTTGCAAATGTTGAGTGGGTGAAAGTAGATGGTAAAGAATTAAAAGTAAAATTAAGTAATAAAGGATTAAATGGTGAAGGTAAAACTGCGAAGAAGGCGATAGCTGGCATCGATAAATTGAAGAGCGGAAGATATTCGATGAGAATACGTCCACTTGCTGATGCTTCTGATATGCTTCATGCTTTTGCTGGTGATTGGTTTACTCAAGCTTGGGCTTCTGATAGACAAAGCGCAAGCAGATATGGTAGTTTGTTGATACTAGATGTAAAAGGGGTGTTAAAGAAGACGAAAAAGATGGGATTATTTGAATTAGAATTTAAAACTAAAGAGGGTGACAGGTTATTGTATAAAGATGATAAAGATACGGTAAAGAGTAAACCAGTTAAAAGTTATTTGGAAGGACTTGCAGGAAAATATGATAAACCTTTTCCTGATGATTCTTGTGAAAATAGATGGTGGGAACCTGCACCTAGGATTGTAAGAATGAAGACAGCGAGTGGTAAAGAAGTGATAGGACAATTAACTGAATTGAAATGGGATACAAATATGAAAGTGTGGATGGCAAAAGTCGGTGTTGAATTAGCGGATGTTGAAAGGTTGCAAAAGAAATCTAAAATAATTGAAGTAGGGTTTGGGTATTGGTAACGAAGTATAAAATAGATGAATGTATAGGTGGTAGTGTAGTGTAGTGTAGTGTAGTGTAGTGTAGTGTGAAGATGTAAAGAATAATAAGAGATGGAATTATTTTTTATTATTTATGATGTTGTGGAATTATTGTAATAATCTCTCAATCTCTCTATAAATCGAGATATGGAAAGTAAAATAAAGATGGATTCCATATTTATAAGAGAGATGC